CAAACTGCGATCGCCATTCGGCTTTTTGCCAAATCCTTTGCCACTACCCATTTTGCCGGATCTCGCTAGACTCTCTCAGTAGTCTAGCGAGGTCGTTGAGCGATAACTCATTTACTTTATTAACTTCCTTCAACAGTCGCATCGCAAACTGTTGTGATTCAAGAGTCTTAGAACAAATTACCAGTCGCGAGCTGAGCGATTTCAGTGTCTCAAACTCTTGAGGATGGTGGGCCACAATCGAATACACATTCAGCCAAAGGTCACAGATTTCTGACTGTGGCAGCACAAATGTCAACCATGCACCCAGCCGATCTAATGCTTCTGGCGTCGCGTCTTTGGGCTGCCCAGCCCACTCAATGAGCCGGTGTGTGACTCTCATTTGGCTCGATCGCTGCATTGAATTCATCCGAATCCAGCGCAGTGACTTCACGGCAAACACCAAAGTGATGAGGGCAAACAGCCCCATCCAAACGAGCGACCACTGGGGCCAAATATTCATTGCTCCCGCTAGCAAAAAGGCAATGCCGACAATCACAGCATCGCCCCACAGCTCTGATTTATCCGCGTTCATGTTGGCTCATCTTTTCTTCGATCATCTTAAATTCAGTCGGGGTCATCAGATTATTTCGCCGTTCCTTCATCGACCGCTGAACTGCTTCAGCCAGCCGCCGATCGTATTCAACTGGGGAATAGCTAAGCTGCCACAAAACCTGACGCAGCTCTGCCATAACCTCTGGCATCACCAAACTTTTCTGCAACGTATTGAAGCGCGATCGCGCTGCGTCAATCTCTTCAGGCGTCGGCTCTGAAGGCACAACCGGATCGTAAGTGAACAGCTCTACAAAAATGATGAACTGGCCTGCTTCAAGATCGACTGCCGAGTGCATTGAGCATTTAGCAATCGTGCCTTTGTACAGCAGGCGATCGTTATCAGGCTTTCTCAACCCGTGGCGATCGCAGAATGCAGTCATTCTGCGATCGCCTTGAATGCTAATCTCAACATCCTTAGCGGGCAGCCTGCCAAGCACTGCTGTGACAACATCATCCCGTTGCGGCCCAAACGCAAAATCGTGGTGCGGAATGATGATCGAGAGACTATTATCGTCGGCCTGCTGGATTGGCACGTCCTCACCGTTTAGCCGCGCATCAAGGATGCCATAGCTGCCGCTATCCATCACGCCTTTAAGTAGCCATTTTCGCTGTCGTAAGGGCGCATCTCCACAGATGAGAACGATCGCAGAATGACCACACCTTTGCAGCCCCTCTAGCCCAATTATCGGACTGGGATGGCCTTGCAGAGACATCATGTGGTGATCGCACAGGACGATGAAATCTTGTGATTCCTCATTCAGTTCCAGCGCTGCCATCGCCAGAACCGTTACATCAAGCACCTCACTTATTGCCTCCAAAGTCGATCGCGCCACACCAAACGCCGGATCACACCTTTGGTTGTTCAGCCGATAATAAAGTCTTGGCGACATCAGCACTCTGCTGATCTCATATGAGGCTACATAAACTTGCCGCGCCGCTGCAATTAACAGGTTGACGATTTCTCTGGGTTCCATCTCAGTCACTCTTTGGGGGTGATGCTGCTGGAGAATGCCGTCAAAAAACTCCTGCGGGTTGCGGTAGGAAGTTTGCATAAAGCTCCTTTTCTAGGGGGTGACACCTTGGGCCTTGCGGTTATGATCGATGGCTTTTTGAACATCTTTCGCCTCATCACACAGCCGGTCGTAGTCTTTAACCAAAATATCTTTAGAGCTGGCATAGCCAGCCGCTTCTACCAAGCTGCGAAAGCCCTGATCACTGTATTTGCCCTCCTGTGTGGCGATCGCAAACAGGCGTTTGCGCTGGGCCTCTGTAATGACGCGAACGACTGCCGCTGTGGTTTTCTGACCAAACGGGCGGCTCTGCTTTGGGGGAGGGCCAGGGCTGCGGCCTTTGCCCGTGGTATCGCCTTCGCTCATCTGATCCTTCAGCAGTACGGCTGCCTCACCATTGCCGTTCTTCTGCATGTACTGGATGAATTTGCGCTTGGTGCGATCGTCCTTCTGTTCGTCTAAATATTCTCCAATTCCAAACATTTCAGCACTATCGACAAATGCCTTGCGAAAGGCTCGCTGCGCGGCTGTGCCATAGAGGGATGGCTCATTACTTTTGTCGCCAATGCCCGTGCGGGTAATGCCGCAAATGGTCAATCGGCAGTGGTAGATGGGGTCTCCCGTTTCTGTCAGATGAGGGCCATCATATTCGGTTGACCATTCGCCCGGACAGACCTGGTTGAGGCGATCGCGAATCGCTTGATGGGGAATAAAGTACCAGGAACCGCCGCCCTTAAGCTGCCGTTTCTTGTGGTCTTCGACTGGAAACCAATCGGTCAGTTGCGGCAAAATGTCAGCCAGTTCCATAATTTGAATCCTCTTCTTTTTTGCCCTCGATCAGAATCAGACCGGCATCGGTGAGCTGGTAGAGCGCCTGTGAAAGTTCTGCAACCAGTTCCGCATGGCTCGGAATCGAACCAATTGCCAAATCACCATCCTCCAGCGTCGGCTGACTAGAATGGCGTAACAAATCACCCTGAACCTGGACAGGCTTCCCTTCCACTAGGCGAAACGATGGGCTGAACTGAACGCATCGGCAAGGCGTCGGCAACGCATGACCTAGCGGGATATCTTGCACCGCTTCAGGGTCGAACGGCTGCATCTGCTGCATGATTTCGTTTGCCCGTCGCAACTGCTCAGGGTCGATCGCAAACTCGATCTCTATCCCTGCATTGACCTGTTGCGCGTCAGGGTTTTGGTCATTTTGCATAATTCAGCACTCGATCGGTATTTCCCTAAAGCCTACCCCATATAGCTTTCAGCGCTTCAGGATCTGATCACTATCTGGGAATCGCCTGATGACTGCTCAAATGATCTGAAAATCGCCTGATCAGACCTGAAAATCCGATGTTTCAGGCTGCCATCAGGTGTATTTCGCTTCTCCAGTCGGATTCGGGAATCCTGAAAGCATTGCCGTATCAGCGTTACCGCAGCGTCCGAAATAGTGTGAGCGATCAGATCTGGGAGCAACAAACTGAAGAACCGGATGAGTGGTTCATCCGCTTTGCACAGTTCAAACTGCTTGGTGGCAGTCGATCGCTGCTGCGAGCCTACAACGATGAGCGGTTGCAGAAAAGTCAGAAAAAGTCCAACTCAGCGCCCCCACCGTGGCGAGCTGCTTCAAAGAAGTGGAACTGGGTCGATCGCGCCGTCGCATGGGACAAATACCAGCAGACTCGTAGCGAGAAGCGCTGGGAAAAAGCCAAGATCAATTGGGAGAAGCGACGGGAAGACCAGCGTGAGAAGGAATGGGAGCTATCCCAAAAGCTGATCGCCCGTGCAGAGCTGATGCTCGCTCATCCACTGACTGAAACGGAAACCACCGTAGACAAGGATGGTGAGACGCTGACCGCTGTGATCGTGCCTGCTAAGTGGCAATTCCGCGACATCACGACTTGCATGGAGTCGGCTTCAGCCCTGGCGCGATCGGCAGCCGGAGCCAGCGAACAAAACGAGATTCAGGCGTTGAATGTGCTGAGGGAAGCCGGTTGGATTCCTGAAGAAATGATTGAAACCGTGGGTGAGCGCATGGATGAGGCTCGCGAGCGCATCAAAGCTGCCTTTGTCGAAATGATGACCGGCGAAGCGGCATAAGGAGAACCTGATGGGCTGGAGTTTTGGCGCAATTCATAAAGGGTTCTCTCGATCGCGAACTGAGGCCGGTGGCCGCAAGACGATCAGCCACTATCCGCCTGGAGTGCAGCAGGCGATCGACGCGATTCCCCAGCTTGACAATGCTGAGCCAGAACTGGTAGCCGCAATCCAAACACGGGTTGCCATGTTCGATCGCGCCCGAACGGACATGGCCTATCGCGGCGAGGAGTGGGAGAAGTGCCGAAAATCTCCGGCCTATTTCATCTCAAACTGGTGCTGGACATATGATCCGCGCCGCACCCCCTCAAATATTCCATTCAACCTGTTTCGCCGCCAGGAAGAGTATCTGGAATGGCTGATCGATCGCATCCGAGGTAAGGAAGATGGCGTAGTCGAGAAAAGCCGTGACATGGGCCTGTCGTGGCTCTGTGTTGGCTTCGCCGTGCATCAGTTCATCTTTGTACCAGGGGCCAAGATCACCTTCGGGTCGCGCAAAGAAATCCTGGTCGATCGAATTGGCGACCCTGACTCGCTGTTTGAAAAAGCGCGGATGATTCTGGCCCAGCTTCCGCTGTGGATGAAGCCGAAACGCTTCAGCGATGGCTTCCTCAAATTCAACAATGGAGATAACGGCTCAACCATCACCGGCGAGAGTGGTGACAACATGGGCCGCGGTGGGCGATCGCGCTTGTATTTTCTGGATGAGTTTGCCTTCGTCGCTCGCGCCCAAAAAGTTGACGCTGCTGTTAGCAATAACTCTGACGTAAAAATCTACGTCTCCACCCCGAACGGCACGGGTAATGCTTTTGCTAAGAAGCGATTCAGCAAAAAGTTTTCAATTTTCACCTTCAATTGGCGCGATGACCCTCGCAAGGGGCCAGCTTGGTACGCCAAGATGAAGGACACGCTCGATCCGATCGTGTTAGCTCAAGAGATCGACATCGATTACGCTGCAAGTCAAGAAGGCGTAACGATTCCGGCTGCTTGGGTAATGGCTGCGGTTGAGCTATCGCTGCCAGCGGTGGGCGATCGCGTCGTCGGTCTAGACATCGCTGATGAGGGCGGAGACCTGAACGTGATTATCATGCGACGTGGCCCTGTCGTGCGGATGGAAGATATCGAAAGCTGGAGTCTGGGCAACACGACTCAGACCGCTTATCGCGCTCGCGACTGGTGTACACTGCGCCGCACCAAACGGCTTAACTATGATGCCAACGGTGTCGGCTCTGGCGTCAGCGGCACACTCAAGAGTGCTGAGAACATACCGTTCCAACTCCAGCCGATCTACGGTTCAGGTACAGTGAGTCGCGATCGATTCCTGCCTGAATTCGATCGCGAAGCCAAAGACACTTTCAAGAATCCGCGAGCTGAAATCTGGTGGACATTGCGACGGCGATTTGAGAAAACGTATGAGCATGTCAATCGCATCAAAGAGCATCCGTTTGACGAACTGATTTCAATTCCGAACCACGCTCAACTAATTGCCGAATTGTCGCAGCCGCTCTACAAATTTACGGACACGGGCCTCATTCTGATCGAAGGCAAAAAGGAAATGGATAAGCGCGGCGTCTCCAGCCCTGACTTTGCAGATGCTCTGGTCTATGCGTTCGCTAGTGGCAATGCCGATTTAGATTTCACCTGGCTGGAAAATGCTTGATTCTCAAATTCGTGTCGTTTTCTCAAATTAATGTCGCTCAAGGGCGATCGTCAGTGACAAATTAGATGTCGCAAAGTCAAATTTAGCGGTTAGATTTCACCACTCCAAAAGCTGTGCAACTCCTGATACTGCGATGTTTTAGCGGTTCGAGTCGGGAAAGCGACATCGAATGTGCGATCGATTGACTAATTGAGGAATTTTGGCGTTTTTGATGGGCTGAGCCATGCGAGCACACCAAAATTTCGCGGTTCTGGAAGCCTTGCAGAATGGGCGATCGAGAGATTCTAGGGGCAAGATTTCCCGGATCGAATGAACGTCACTCCGATCGCCTCCAGCGACACTAATTTGAGAATAGCGACATTAATTTGAGAATTTCCAATTTGCGACATTAATTTGAGAATTTTGCAGGAAGGCGACGCCTAATTTGAGAATTTTGCACAAGGCGATCGGGGCTGACAATGTGTGTGAGCGGCCCGATGGCGACACGAATTTGTCTCAATGACATTAATTTGTCACCAGCGACATTTAATTTGTCACTAATTACTGAAAGGCGACACTTAATTTGTCATCAGCGACATTTAATTTGTCAAAACGGACAGTTGAGGACAGTTAATTTGTCAAAACGGACAGTTGAGGACAGTTAATTTGTCACTACGGACAGTTAATCTGTCGATCGCGTGACATCAATGACATTTGTGACATCTAATGTGTCACTTTCTCCATCGACCCGGACAATACCGCTGCCCGATCGCTCTAGTGAAAGCAGATTGCCAGCGCTGCCACAGTAGTTCAGCAAGTATTGCTCGATCGTCATTCGCTGAAGCTGTCTCACGTCCTCAACTGCTCGCGTGAGGTGCTTAGGAATTTCACCAATAACGGTGTTCCCGCTGACTGAAAAGGTCAGCTCTACGACATCAGAGTGCAACTGGCGAAATTGGTTCATGGCTGTTGAGTGTAGGGTTTGAGGCGATTAATGATGCGGGGAATCGCGGCTTGATTTTGACGAAGCGTTTCAAACTCATGATTTACTAGCTCTACGTTCATTGAGGCATATTTCAATGGTTCGTCAGGCTGTAATTGCTGCATCTGAACGTGCTGCTGAAATTCGGTTTCAAACCGAGGATTGCCCAGCGCTGCCGCTGTATAGCGAAGTCTTCGAGACCTCAATGAGTCTGCACTGTTTTGCTGCCGCAACGTTTCAAGCGTGGTGACATAGTGCGTCAGATTAGTGCGGGCGTGGTCATCTTCAGCCAGCATCTCCAGCGTTGTATCGCTTGTATTTTCCAAAACTTCAGCCATTTTGATCGCGACCGGCTCACCAAAACTGTAGCCCAAGTCGATGCCGTGGAAACCCTTGCGAGGATCGTAGAACAAGTTCCCTGAGTGGCGATCGGAGTTAGCAACAAACGTATCGAAAGCCAGCAGTTTTGCCAAGTCTTGATGCTGAGTTGCGTTTAAGAGCGCATCAAAGTTGTAACTAGCCCAGCTAGACATTTGAATATCTGTATCTGCCCACTTCGATCGCTTTAGGTCAATCACAGCCCGACCTGGAACGAGATCATGCAGCGTTGCAACATTACCTGCGGCCTTAAATTCAGAACGTGCCGCAGCCGGAATCAGGCGCGATCGATTTACCTTAATTCCAGCCTGTAAGCCAATTTCCGACGCTAGCACTTCACTGGCAACGCTGATTGCTTCACTGCGCAATGCCTGTTTGAACACTTTACGATCGCCATTGGGTGACTCTACAAAAAATGAAGTATTGACGCCGCTTTTATGCCGCACGTCCTTTACCTGGCGAAACTGGCTAAACTCTTTCTGACTGACAAATGGGCTAACGATCGCAGGTGTCTTCCTATCTTTGATGCGACGGTAGTAGCCGTTGTTTTCAACGCTAGGGTCATCAACCCATATGCGGCGATCGTCGGCTCTCAGGCTATCCTGACGCTCATCTTCCTCAATTTCCTGCATCACTTCATCTCGGCCTGCAAGCTGGCTCAGCATGAGGCCATTGCCCAGCAGTTGAGAGAACTGGCCGGGGTCAAGCTGTTCATACAGCTCAGCCATGCGATCGCGCACCGTTTCTAGGGGCTGCCCTTCTTCTGCTTGGGCCTGCATCCAGCCGCGAATGTGGTCAAGCCAGCCGCGCACCGGCTCAGCCGCTTCTGACAGCAGGCGATCGGCAATATGGTCAGCTAAATCGGGTTCCTTTTTCTCTACCTTGGCATCCGTGCGCAGTGGCTCACCTACTCGCTGTCTGGCCTGATAGTCTTGAAGACGCTTCAGCACTTGATGCGAGGCATTCCAGGTTCGCTCGATCGTTGTGTTTTCTCCGCTGGGAAAAGCTTGTCCCTTGGCAACCATCAGATAGCGATGTCTCTGCTGAGCAATTCTTCTTGGTGAATGGGTGTGCAGCTTCTCCAATGTGCTGACAAACGGCTCTAAATCCTGACCTGCAAAAGCCCGATCGAGTTCAGCGTCATCGGCAGCGGTGAAGGCTTGCGCCATGCGCTCACTCGGCAGCCCTACCGGATGATTGCTCACGCCTGCCAAGATTTCCTTCAGCGAGAGACTGGGTACTTGGTTTGGGGCATCCTGGCCCGCTTCATAGAGCGGCATGGGTTGGGGGGCAGGATCATAAGCATGTTCGTTGTCGATCGCGGTGTAGCGATCGGTTTTGGGGTCATAAATCAAGTTGCCGAGGTTGCGATCGGTCTGACCGACGAACAAATCTAGAGCGCTGATGCGAGCTAAGTCAGGATGTTGCAAGGCCCGACTAATTCGCTGTAAAGCCGATGATTTAGGAGTGTATTTGTCTACTTTTAGGCCCAGTCCAAAGGTGTCAACCTGCTGAGCGATCGGCGCTTGTTTGGCGCTGATGCCTGGTACAACCTCATGCAAAGTTGCAGCGCGATCGGGACGGTTGAGCGCAGTGGTTGGCACTAACCGCACGCGATTGACTGGCACGCCAACTAATCGGCCTAAGTCAGCAACCACCATTTCATGAGCTGCGGTTGAAAATGAACTGAGTTTCGTTGTCTTCAGGACGTAGTTTTTGCCGTCCAGACTGACACCTTGCGTTTCATTGAACGTTGCAGCCGCTCCTAATCCTTCAATTTTTGCGGGTTGAATCCGATTAAAGTCTGCTGCTGAGACGATCGATTGTCGCCGTTGGTGTGGATTCTGCTGCGGTACTGGTTTCTTCCAAACCGTTTGCTGTTCACCATGCTTATTGGTGATTTCTTGCTTCACAAGTCCTCGATCCTTGGGCGATCGCTTTGCTGCATCCTCACGATACTGCGCCCAGGCGTCATCAACCTGCGATCGCCCGCATTCCTTACCCGCATCTTTCCGATATTGGCCCCACCGTCCTAAACTGTCGGCTCGATCGATCGACTCTTCAATATGCTCTGACCATCTCCCAATTCGTTTAGCTTTTGGGGATTTTGCCGTTTTTTTTTGCGCCGGGGTTGAAGGGTTTGGCACGCTTCACAGCCGCAGCTCTCCGCATCTTTGCGATAGGCACTTAAATCTGTGAGGCTGGCTGCCTCAATGCCGCCAAACAGCATTTGGGGCATGTGCCGCAGATACAAATCTCTGGCCTGCACGATCGAATCACAGCCAAATATCCATTTGGTCTCATCAACTGTTCCATCAGATTTGAGTTGCCGCACTTTGAAGGCTGCAACACTTTCAGGATTCGGCCCCAGATAGGCATCGATCGCCATGCCATCTTCAGCCGCGCCGTAGCTGCCCCGAACGTGACAGTAAATTGCCGCCATCGGGCGATCGTGGCGCAAATCTCCAGGTTCATGCGTCACACCGAGCTGTAGCCCCTGCCACTTCAGCACGTATTTGATGGGGGTGGCATCGTCTTGCCGTACAGCATCCTGACGGCCTGCAAGGGCTGGGGTAGCTCCCACCGGCGCAGCAGTTTGCCCAGCAGGTAGAGCAGGTTGGTTACTGCTTTCAAGCTGAGCTGTGCCCGCATCTTCAGGTGTGCCTTCTTCATCACCCCAGCCGTAATCGCTGTACTGGTCTAGCCCTTCTTCGGCTGCCTGCTGTTTCTTCCTCCAGGCCAGCTCATCCAGGGTTGTTTCAATCGTGTAATCTGAACCGCCATAGCGCGAGTTCCGAATCTCTTCGTTCGTCAGCACTTCCATATCCTTATAAGTGCGATCGACATTGGCCTGCCGCTCGCGTAGCGCCACATCTTCTTCTAGGGTTGGCTGAACAAGTGACTTAAAGGTGAAAGACCAATCATCAGGCGTTTTGCCTTTGGTCGGGCCATCTTGAGCCAGCCAAATCAAATCAAATAGCCCAGCCGTATCGTCAATTCCCGTCGTCAGCTTGGGGCGATAATTGCTTTCCTGATACCGCTTGACCTTTTTACCCCAAACCTTATCTTCAGCATCGCCGGTTCCTTGGGCGGCAAGTCCGATCGGGCCACGGCCAAACAGAATGGTTGCAGGCACATCGCTGGCCCCGACCATATGCGCTTGCAGTCGATCCATCACCTCTGGTAAGCCTGTAAAGCTGCGGGCCATTATTTCTGCACTTTCACCATCGGCATCGAACACCAGCGCTTTCTTATTGCCCTTCTGCAAGAACATGCTGCTGAGGCGACGGCGCAACTGTGAAACGCTCTTTTCATCATTCTTCGCCAATAGCTCCTTCAGACCCTTCATCGCGTATTTGAAGATGCTCACCTCCTCAACCAGGTTGGCAACGGATGAGTTGGTCATTTCAAAACGGTTGAAAGTGTCGTAGATACGGTTGAGGATGCCGCCACCCCAGCCTTCGCGCCTGCGCATAATCTCAGGTGGCAGCTCGACGCCATCAAATCGGGTGACGCGCGATTTGTGGATGCGCAGACCGGCTGCGGCGACGCGAGGCTGATTGGTTGCGAGCTGGAACGCCTCGGTGAGGTGAGGAGGCAGCACCAGCTCATAGAAGTCGGGATTGATCGGGTCAGTGTCGTGAATGACTGGCCGGACTTTGTAGCGATCGAGTACCACCAGCCGCCGAATCGTGCGGATGCGATCGAGGCGGACAGGCTTATCAAAGGGTTGCCCATCTTCAATCACAGCAATAATTGCCGCGCCGCCATACAGCCGACTCCACTTATCTGCTAGCTCGATCGTTTTGGCAATATGCAGCCGTGTCTGATATGTGTTGAAGCTATCAATTACTTGTTTGTCACGAGCTTTGCCGCCCAGCTTAATTTCAACCCATTCTCGTGTTGCGTCTAGGGGATAAGCGTCGATGCAGTTGGCACAGATCCAATTGCCTTCATACAGGTCTTCAACCTCATTTTGATGAAGCCGTGTAGCCGTATCGACATAGGAATGAACGGTCTTGTCATAGGCAGGATCATTCATGCCTGTAACGGCATTACCCATCACCCCATCAGAGTGAATTAAGGCAAGCTCCATTGAAATCGGCTCAGCAGCAGTCATAAGAAAGGCATCGAAAACTTGCTGTTATTTTGCCCAGGCAGAAGGGCACAACAGAGGTGGACTAGAGTGAATTCGCATACTGGCTTCTTCTGTGCATGGAGGGAGTCGGTTTTTTGTGTGACCTAAGCGGCGATCGGGAATGCTGAGCAATAGATGTTTGCTCATTGCCCTTTGCCCTATTTAGAGGCTTTTTATGCCAATCAACCTTACAGGTACTCGGCCTGTAGCCACCAAGACCGAACCGCTGCCCGTGCAGCTCACGGTCGAACCCCCTGTTGAAGATGACGCTTTGGATCAAGCCCGATTGAGGGTTACTGATCCGTCTCGCACCGCTCCGCCGTTTTCATTGACTGCCGCAGTTACTAACGGTACGGCCATTATTACTGCTGCAAACTTATCGAAATTGCGCGTTCGGGACGCGATCGCTTCTGCTGAAATCACCGGCACTGTTTTGAGCATCGACTTAACCACGACGCCGCACAGTGCCACGATTGACACCAATGCTTCAGCAACTAATGCGGCTGCGGTTCTAACTGTGACGCCTCCTCAATACGATTTAGCAATCTATGAGGTGGTCTCGAAGCACACCTTAAACGGCAACATTCTCAAAGTCCAAATTGACATCCATCGGTTTGATGGCTCGGACTCAAAAGATGCCAATGGAGATGGCAAAGATGACGCGGTTGCTTCGGCTAATACGCTGGTCAATGCTTATGCCTTCAACGTCGATCTCGATCAGTTTCTGACTCGTGTTCGCATTCCTCAGACCTAACGCTGAGCGAGTTTCCTAACCCTTTCACTTTCAATCCCTACCACAACCCCAAAGTCCCATGCCTAGAGATTTATACCGCACTATCAAAGGTGTCGCGAACGCTTCACTAGAGACCCCGACAGGCCGCCTGCTGGTCATGCCGACCGCAGCCGGTGCAGTTTTCAACCCTGGTATCGAAGTCCAAACGATCGAAGGTGCGTCTCACTTGGGTGAGACAGTCGTGTTGGACACCTATCCGATGGCCGCCAAGCCAGAAGTCAAGCTCGACTGGAAAACCAAGAATTTGACTTCGATCGGAATGCGTCTGGGCAAAGAATTCAAGACGCAAACCGGCGTAGAAGCCAATCTAATTGCGAACGGCCTGCTCGTAACGCGCAACAGCTACGCAGGCGCTGCAAGTTCCACTGAAGGTCATAATCTTTCCCCTGACCTGGAAGGCTCTAGAGCTTTTCTGCTCAATGATGACGATTCTTCAACGCCTCTGACTCGTCAACCATTTGCCAGTTTTGTTCCTGCAACGCCTATGTCATTTGCACAAGGCCCAGATGCAGCAATGAAGTTCTCTGATGACTTGCTTGGCAAGTACGTTTCTTACAACCTGCCTCAAGACCTGGCTACTGCCGTCACACTCTCGGAAGATGACTTTTCGAGCTTCGCGCTCAACGTCATCACGATCCTCACCGATCGCACCATCTTGCAATGGAAGTTCCCCTCGGTCAGCGTCAAGCTCGAAGACGGCGAAATCGATTTGACCAAGCCGGAAATGTCGATTAGCTTCCGAGTTCAGGATAACGGGAGTGATTGCGTGCCTTACAAAGTGATTTACAAGGGCAAGCACCAGCGCCGCGCCTGCATCGGTGCAGCGGCTGCGTAGGAGTTGTAATGCTGCGATCGCTGAAGCTGAGTACCTTATCTGGAGATGTCGCCTTTTACGGCCCAGCTTCGCGATCGCGGCTGCAAACGCTGGAAATGCTGCTGCAAGACTTGTATCAACGCTGGCTAGAATCTAGCCAGCTTACTGCCGTCCTGGTGCAGAATGAAGGTTCCTGGCGGCTAATGCAAACAATTATTGGTTTACTGCCTCGCCTCGATCGCTCAGAGCCGTTTGATTTGACGCCATTGCGATCGGATTTGATGCAGCTAGAGGAAGTATTTCTATTTCGACGTGAGGGCGGCGAGTTTCGCCCCTGCAAACTGGGTGAACTGCATACCTTTGACCCGTTGCCGCGTCCTGACTGGCAAAATGATGACGAGTATGACCCGCCTCAATCGTCTGGACATGGCGAAATGGACTTACTGGCGATGCTTTCGGTCAGCTTTACGATTAATGATGCCCTGACCTTACTCGATCGACTGGATGCTGAACGGCTTGACCGCTTTATGTTCCACGCGAATGAGCTGCGGCGCGATCCGGTCGATCGAACCGAAGAGAATTTGGCTCAAGACTTTTCCGATTGGAAAGAAGAAAACCCCGAAATCTTCCAGGAAAGCTTGGGGATGATCCTGAAGCGCTCAGACATTGTTGGTGCAGGTGTTGTGCCAACCGAATCGGGTTCAGGCTGACTTGAAAACGTTTTCATCCAGAAATGGCGCGAGCGCGATGGCGATCGCCTGCTGGATTTGCTCTCGTTGATAGGCAAGATGCGCTATCCCTAGCTGCTGCCATGCGCTAGGACTCTCAACAATGGCATTCCAGTATTGACGGCGATCGAACCAGACCACACCGCAGATGGGTCGCTCAGGCTTGTCAGGGAAAAAGATGGCAACACGATCGCCCTGATTTTCTAGGGGGTAGTTGTGAAGCAACAGTTGCAGTCTCATCCAAGCATCATTGGGGAAAGGCTGGGCTTCAATTTCTAAAGATGACAAATTCATTGGCATACGCACCAAAGTAATTGATTTCTATCTTGGTAAATCAATCCTGTACTACTATCTATTGTGATTTTACGGATTTAGGCAATGATTAAATTTTTAGGTGAGATGCTAGAAGGAACGCTTTACGGCTTTGGGTTCACCGAAACAAATCTAAACCGTTTGCAGTTCAATCAAGAGCCGATTTTGTTCGATTTCGGCTATGCTTCACGTCCTGACTTGTTCGGATTGGTTCTTTATCTCCATCAGTTTCAAGAACCCGTTGACATGGTGAGCAATCTTGACATTGTGAAGATGTGTTGCGCCCCTTATCTTGATAGTGAGCGTGGAATTACACCGCAAACACTGCATATCTTCCCGATCGCTCGAAGCATCATGCAGCAGTTTCGAGATGTTTCCTTCTGGGGATATGAAACGCACAATCATATTTCGCACCCCAAAGACAAACAACTGTTTTTTGCTGGCCCTGATGGAAAATCGATCGAGCAGCATCTTGCCCAAACTGGATTGGTCATTCAGCGATCGCCCAAAGGGGCTGGCAAAGGGTTTGGAAAACCTTAGCTCACCAAACTAACTTGCTGATGGCGAACATTCATCTTCATTCTTAGCTTCCGCAGTGCCTTCGTGCGAAGCTGCCGCACTCGCTCTCGCGTAATTTCTAAAGTCTCAGCGATTTTCAGTGAGGGAATCGCATCACAACCGTTGAGGCCATAGGTTAGCTCTAAGACTCTGCATTCTCGCGGCGTCAAGTCTTTGAGATAGTGATTAACGTCTAATCCCAAGCCAAGCTGCGGCACGCTGCTTTCATCCGCAATGAAATCTATCAGCGTTGCGTTTGAATCATCAGCAACTTTTTGATCGAGGCTAGTGATCGGCTGGGCAATTTTGTTGTAGTTTCGCAGATTTTCAACTGACATATCAGCCACTTCTGCAAGCTGCTCCATCGTCGGTATTTGCCCTGTTTCCTTGACATAATCAGCCGTAAAGGTTCGGGCTTTACTCAATCCTTCCAAAACGTGAGTTGGAATGCGAATCGTGCGTGACTGCATACTAAGCGCCCTGGTAATTGCTTGGCGAATCCACCAGAACGCATAGGTGGTAAAGCGATAGCCTTTAGTCGGGTCAAACTTCTCGACAGCTCGATCGAGGCCCAGAGTGCCTTCTTGAATTAGCTCCATCAGTTCCAGTCCGCGACCGTTGTACTTCGGCTTTTTGGCAATGCTGAATACCAAGCGCAGATTCGCTTTAATCAGATGCTTTTTTGCACGATGGCCTGCAAGAATAATCTTGGTTTCTTCAGGTGTTGGTTTGTGTATTTTTTCGGCAGCTAGCCCTGCTTGAATGGCTTTACCCAGCTCAATTTCTTGAACCGGGGTCAGTAGAGGAGTACGCTGCAACCCTTTGAGAAAAATGCCAACACCATCAGGGAGTTTTGTCATACGGTCACAATCGGGAATGCTAACGAAATAATAGGCATTTCCAGCTTTTATGTCACGCATTCCTGAATATCTCAACCTCCCGCCCCGTGAGGCGATCGAGTATTTCCGCTCAAAAGTAAACCTTCCTACCGAGTCTTGGGAGCAGCTTGAGGCTGAGCAGCATGACTTGGCCTATACGATCGCGGGATTAACTCGCGCCGATTTGCTGGAGTCAATGCGCTTTTTAATTGATCAATCCCTGTCTGAAGGCAACTCATTTGAGACATTCATTGAACAGTTCGATCGCCTCGTAGCTCGCCGTGGCTGGCATCCTGACCCGCTTCCGGCTGGGCCTGCGGATTGGCGAATGCGCGTCATTTTTGAGACGCCTGTTCGTCGCGCCCTGAGCGCTGGCCGATTCTCACAGCAGCGAGATCCCGATGTGCAGCGGCTGCGGCCTTATCTTCAGTGGTCGCATGGTGACTCGCCCTCACCGCGCCCGAATCATCTGGCTCTACATCGCCAAGTGTTTCGAGTTGATGATCCGTTTTGGCTGGTTGCCTATCCAATGTGTGATTACGGCTGCAAATGCCGCGCCCACTCATTGAAAGAGCGGAATCTAAAAGAAATGGGGCTGCAAGTTGGGACACCACCTGATCCTTTAACGATTGCAGGGCCAGGATTTCGACGCGCAGCCGGAACAACGCCAAAGGCTGAGCAGCAAGCTGTTTTGAACCAAGGAATTGAGCGGCTATCTCCTAGCTTGCGATCGCAAGTTGAGCAAGATTTAGGCAGTCGGGGGCTGCTCTGACGCTGCCATTTTTTGAGAGACTTCAACCATTGCTTCGCGAATGATTGCGGCTGATTTTCCGGTAATCATTACCCATTGACGTTCATTTCTTTCTTTTTGATTGTCAAATTCTGCATCTTCGATCGGAATACCCAGCATTTCGAGAAGCTTCTCCATTGCATCAGCAGAGTTTCCTTCAATCCAGACAGGTTGCTGATCTGTTTGTTCATTATTTTGAGGCGAGAGCATAGGGGTTGAAGACTGGGGTTTTTGTGCCCGTGCAATAGGGCATGGGAATGCTAAAAGGGACAATCTCTAAATTAAGTCATGGATAAGGCAGAACGGAATTTTTTAGCTGGACAATCCCCAGCTTATGTAGAGGGCTTTCTCAGCGTGCGGCGAGCTGACCAAGGCGGATCGTGCGGCGCGGGGTTCACTTGGGTGAACGATCGACGGGCAGAAAACGGTGGATATTGCCGCCGTAGTAAAGGCCGTGCAGGGCGCATTGCCAAAAATGTGTTGGCAGGAATTGGCGGCCTGACTGTAGCCTCTAATGTCGCCGGTGCTGCGGCGCTGGGTGTGCTGGCTCACAGGGCAGGCAAGTACCGCCAAGAGACGCTTCAGGCGATCGATGAGCGGATTGCAGAAGTCGGCGGCGAGGACAAACTTTCACCCCAGGAGAGAGAGGTAATTCAGGAGGCGCGAGAGGCTTACGGATACAAACCTAAGCGCTAAAAATGGCAGTCTCTGACCAAACTTTTTCTATCACCTATCACGATGTTGAGGTGAGATCGCTGTTGAGTCAGTTGCAGGCTCAGGTACAAAACCTGCGGCCTGCAATGCTGGATATTGGCGAAGCGGCGCTGCTGATTACAGATCAAGGTTTTGAACGCGAGCAAGACCCTAATGGCATCGCCTGGAAACCACTTTCTGCAAAGACGCTGGAGTGGAAAACCGAAAACAGCCGCATCTTAAAAATTCTGCAATCCACAGGCCGCTTGCGAGCCAGCATTACCTATCAGGCCAGCGACGATCGCGTTGTGATCGGAACGAACGCTAAGTACGCTCGCAAACTGATGCGCGATCGCATTTTTCTAGGGGTTGGCACAGCCTTGCGCACTGAAACTTTGAACATTTTGCAAGACCATATCGAGGAAGCTTTACTATGATCGCCGCTGCACCCCCACCAGCCAAACCCAATAATCCTAATCCTGCTGGGCCTGGGCAGCGTCCTGATGCGGGAATGATGAGCCGCATTGGAACAACGCTGAAGCAGATTATTGAGACAGTTTTTACCAGCGGCATCAGCAAAGTATTGACGTTTGACCTCAATGACAAAGATGCGATCGTTGGCAAGTTCCACCAGGAGCATCAGCTTTACGATTACACGATTCAGAATGGCGGCATCCAGTACAACGAAAGTGAGGCGGCTTCTGGCACGCGCAGCGACTCATTTCTGATGGGGTTTTATGCTGATACTGGCAGGCTGCGAAATAACGATGACAGCTTGCGGCTCGATCGCGGGCTTCTAAAGGCATTCAACTGCGGGCAAAGGTAAGCCCTGCAAAGGGCGCTGCATTCAGCGCGGGGATATGTGCCATGAGAAGCTTTCCCCACTGGCTGCACACCAAGCTGAAACGGTAGTGCGAGCGATTAAACAGGCGAAGGCTGCTCGCGCCGGTGGAGAATGACGGCGGCAGGCTTAACGGGAGTTGCGGGCGTTGCGGGAGCTGCGGCGATCGGAGCGGGTATCGCTGCGGTTGGCGCGAACGCAGCCAAGCCTTCTAAGCCAGAAAGCAATATCGAGGCGGCTAAAACTGCGGTTACAAAATCAATTGCGGGGGTAGATCCGAAGACGCTGGCCGCAGGAGCCGCAGTGCTTGGAGTGCCAGCCGCAGCTTATAGGGCTACGGTTGTTCGCTATCGAAAGAATTTAGATCGCAGTGTCGAAGAAGCTCTGAAAGAGTCCGAGCAGTTTGAAGTTCCCGACGAGGTGAAAGGGGGGCTGCGAGTTTCGCCGTTGGGTGAGTCGAACGGATACAAGGGGATTTCCCTAAAAAAGGAGGCCGAGCAGGTCACTTTTGTCTCTAACGGATTTGGCGGCACTGGAGGTACAGCCGGGGATTACTTTGCGGGTCAGATGGCTCGATCGTTCAAAAATCATCATGTGGTTGGCGTTGAAAATCCAGAGTTTGACGTTGAATCCAAGGACGGGCCACCCACTGATGATGTTACTCAGGCTCGCCTAAAAACCATGCTGGACACGGTGGTTGGTAAAGGCAAAAACCAAGTTGCGATTCGGATGGCAGCCAGAGCCTATGCCTACCACAAGAAAACCGGAAAACCAATCAACTTGGTTGGCTACTCTGCGGGAGGCATGGTGACAAACGAAGCCGCAGAGCTTTTGAAGCGCATGGGAGTCAAAGACGTGCGGGTTGCCAACATGGGAAGCCCTCATTACGGATTAGTCCCCATGCCTGAGAAGTCGGCGCATTTTATCTCTGACAGCGATCCAGTTTTGACTCTGCCAGGATTTAGGACTAAAAATCAGGTGCAAGTGAACTCGGTGGACAACCACATGAGCTACTTTGTCTCCGAAAAAGCAAAAATGACTTATAACCCGCGCATCCGATCGTTCATGCCAACAGGTGAGGTGGAACGACGGACGAATACGGAAACCGTGGATAGGCTGAAAGAGTTTTTTGATCGCAAATCGGGTGAGGCTAAGCAGTCATCGTCAAAGCAAGACTCGGTGCGGCAGGACAAAAAATGCGGAAACGGCTACATCGCTGAAGACAAAGAATGCCAGATCGGATTAGGCTCAGTTGCCTCAAAAGGACTTGTCAGCAAGCTTGCTACAACAGCGATCGCTGGGGGAGTTTTAGCGGCTGGCGTGGGTGTGGCGACACAGGTGAAAGGAAAGCAACTCTCCCTGCCCGCGCCTTCTATTCCTGAGTCCAAGGCCAAAGAGAATGCCAAAATCTCGCCTGTCGCCAAAAAAGCAGCGATCGCGACTGCCACAGCCATTGGAGTGCCTGCCGCAACTTATCTGGCGACCCGTGCCCGCTATCGCGCCGGATTTGACAAGTCAGCAGAGATGGCGATCGACCAGGCCAAGGCGATCGAAGTTGGCAGCGTCAAGGCCCGTCAGCAAACGATTGTATTTGGGGCCGGGGGAATGGCTTATGAAGAAGCCCCCCAAGTCATCAGTGGTGAGCGCATTGCTACTTCTGCAAGATTGGCTTTTAGCGAAGACAAAGGCAAAGACTTCAAAACTGTTGCGGTGAGCAATGCAGCGGTAAATATTCCGGCTGGGCGCAAGCGTGGTAACAGCGTTGATCGAGCGCTCGATGTTGTCGGGGTTCACTATCGCAGCATCAGCAAAGGTCGCAATCCCGCAGCCGTTCAAATGGCTGCAAATGTAATTGCCTATGGTGACAAGAATCCCGATCGCAAGCTTGTGATGATGGGGCACAGCATGGGCGGCATGATCGTGCATGAAGCTGAAGAGATTTTGCGTCGGGCACGTCCTGAGTTTAAAGACCGACTGCATTCTTTTTCATTTGGAACGCCGTGGGGAGGACTGACCGAACCTTTCGGCAATTCGCACACTATTGGCTCACCTATCGATACTGCTACGGCCAAGCTGCCAACTCGCAATTTGCAAAGTTTTGAAGGTGTCAAAGACCATACCCAGAACAACTATTTTCGCGATCCAGAAGTTCAGGAGTTTGTAAAATCGCAAATTTACGGCAAGGCTCGCACCCCTGGCGATCGCAAAGATGCAGCGGCAACTTCTAGCCGTCCTACTCGCCAGAACAACTATTTTGGCGATCCAGAAGTTCAGGAGTTTGTAAAACCGCAAATTTATGGCAAGGCTTGCACCCCTGGCGATCGCAAAGATGCAGCGGCAACTTCTAGCCGTCCTACTCGCCCTGGTTACACATGGGTTGAAGATGACGGGGTAGAAAATGGCGGGTACTGGAGGCGCAAACCAAAAGCTAGTGCTGTGGCTGCAAGTGTTGCTGAGAACCTTGCTAGCGCGGCCTTAGTGGGCGGAATTGTTGCAGGTAGCATGGCCGGAGGCGCGGTAGCAGCTCGTAATTTGAATCTGGAAGCAGGGCATTTTACTGTTTTGCCAGACCTGATACAGGAAAGGCCAGAGCAAAATGCTGGGCTGAAGGCAGCCAAAGGCGTTACGGCTGCAACAGGCATTGCTTTTGGTGCAGCAGCGGCAGCTCAAGGGGTTGCTACGCATCGTGAACACGCTCGAAAACAGGCTCAGTCTCAACAGCAAGCCGCACAATGGCGTGAGTGGGAAAACGAGCATAATCGCCAGAGACAGGAGCGAGCCGCAGAAAATACTGCTGAAAGGGCAGCGAATCAGGCCCGCAATGAAGCTTGGCGGCAGCGGCAACAGCAGTATCAGGAAGAAGATGCAAAGCGCTGGGCAGAACAGTCTCGACGCTGGAAAGATACTGCTCGCCAATGGGCAGAAGAGGATCGGCAGAGTCAGGCACGGCAGCAGCAGCAATCGCAGTCACGATCGCGCCCTTCAACTCCTGCCTCAACTGAGTCTTGGAATGATGTGCTTCAGGTTGAAAAAACTGCTTCAACCGCAGAAATTAAGAGAGCCTATCGGAAGGCAGCCAAGGCTTACCACCCAGATGTCAATCCCAACGATCCGGCAGCCGCAGAAAAGTTTCGCCGCGCAACTGAAGCATATGAGCGAGCGATGGAAGGTCGCGATCGCAAAGATGCAGCGGACTGGATGAATGTTGTACTGCATGAGATTCGCAGAGATGCCGCAAATGCTGCAACTAGCCGTCCTACTCGCCCTGGTTACACATGGGTTGAGGATGACGGGGTAGAAAATGGTGGGTACTGGAGGCGCAAGCCGAAGGCTCGCGCTGTGGCTGCAAGGATTGCTGGAAAAGTTGCTAGCGCGGCTTTAGTGGGTGGCGCGATCGCCGCTGGCGGAGCGTTGGCAGCGCACAAGGCAAAGGAAGCATTTGAGGAATCGACGCAGGAAACAGAAGCTTCTTCAAAGCGCATAGCTCGCTCAGCCGCAGCCGCAGCAGTGGTAGGCGGAGGGGCCATTGGTCTGGGAGGTGTGGCATTAGGGGCCAAACTTCAATCAACTCGCCAATCTCAGGCCAAATCTGAGCCAAAACCAGCGGCAGCCGTAGCTACTGCTGCTGCACCACGTCCAACTGAGCCGACTACGCCAACTGAACCAACTACGCCAACTGAGCCAACTTCCACAGCGGCCAAGCCTGAAACTGCATCAAATCCGCCCGCAGCAGAGCAGCCCGATCGCACCGCTTTAACGAGTGAGCTGGAAGCGCTGCAAAAGTTAGAGGCCGACCGTGCCAAAACTCGCAAGCGGCCTCCTTCGCGCCCGACTAAGGCAATGCAGCGGATTACTGAGTTAGAAGAACAGCTCAAAAATCTCAAAACCGATCGCAGTGATGCCTATTGGCTGGCATTAAACCAGTCTCGGCAGGATGTTGCGACTGGAATGCAGCGTAGAGGGTTGGTGAGGAAAGAAATTACCAATCGCCAAGGTGAGCGTCAGACGGTTTGGAAAAAGCCGGTAGAGCAGGCGCGAAAATTGGCACGATCGGCTCAGCAGGAAATGCGGTCAGTCATTCAGACAGGCAAAGGTCGAGAAATCGACATCAAACCGCAGATTGAAGAAGCGGTTGTGATGGCAGCCGGTGCAGCTCCTGGCTGGATGGCCCCGATTGCATCAGGTGCAGCACGAGTCGCGATGCGATCGTGGCGTGTTTCCTATGATGACGTGGTTAAATCTGGTGCAGATGGTTTGTTCAGCGGCATAAAATCAATGTCAGCCGCCGATCGCGAGCAGCTTATTCGGGATGGCCTGGTTGAGGTTGCAGCAGGAGCAGTCGGCACAGCCGCAGGAACTGCGGCATCTGGGCATGTGCCTGGGGCCGTTTCTCCAAAGATGTTTGGTGCAGAAGTCAATGTTGCAGGCGTAGCGGCTGGAGCCAGCAGCGGCATGACGACGGCTAAAGTTGTTGACCCGATTGCACATCGGGTCGCTCGTCAAGTTGTTTCGAGGCGATCGCCATGAGCGAAATGAATGATACTCGGCAAATGATTGCTAACTTACTCAGCAACAAGCTGAAGAAAACAGTAACGGCTGTGGCAGTTGAATCAATCACAGATGATGAAATTACGGGTATTTGTACAGCCGAAGATAAGCAAATTGCTTATCGAATTATTGAACTTGAAAAAGGTGGCTATACCGTTGAGGTTGGTGAAGAAGTAACCGAGTAAGCATTTAGAGATTCACTCTAATGCAATGGGCACATTGAGATTACGCAACTTCTCAATGTGCCATGACTACGGCTATTCGATTTGATAAAGGAACGGTAACAAAAGTTATTCGTTCCAAAGAAGGCTTTCTCACTGTCAGAGGTGTGGCAACGCGCACCGGCGTTTTTCCTTATCCCAATGTGGATGGAACAACCCGTTTTGAGCTGCGCCATCCTGATGACATTCTTTCTGAAGAAAGCCTGGAAACGCTTGGCGGCAAACCTACAACCCTGGAACATCCACCAGGGCTAGTTACTGCTGAGAATGCTGCCCAATATGCCACAGGTTCGGTCAATAACCGAGTGCATGTTGTGGGAGATGGCCTTATTGAGGTCGTCTTTAATGTTCACCGCAAAGATGCGATCGACGCAATTGAACGTGGCGATAAGCGGCAGCTTTCCTGTGGGTATCGATGCGACGTGATCGAAGAGTCTGGTGTGTTCAACGGTGAGCCGTACACACACCGACAAAAGAACGTGGCTTACAACCATTTAGCCGTAGTCAGAAAAGCTCGTGCCGGAGAGATCGCATCGATTCATTTCGACTGCGCAGATGTCGCATGTCAGGAATGTTCATGTGATCACGATTTCGATCACGATTCTGTGAACACTAAACCCAACCTCCCTGAACCCTCTCATATGGCAACCATTCAAATTGACAATGTGACCTACAGTGATGTCTCTGAAAGCCTTGCAGGTATCATCAGCGCAAAAATTAAGCGCCTTGATAGCGTGGAAGCAGACTTAGCTAAAATCTCCGAAACTCGTGCAGATGCAGCGAGCGCTATTGCTGATCTGGAACAGAAAATCGTGTCGCTGACGGCTGAGCGCGATCGCGAGCTGGGCCGTGCTGATGGCCTTGAACTTGACCTTGATGATTTGACGGCACAACTGCAAGAAGCATTGACCGAAACCCGCGCCGACAGCGAAACCGCAGCCCCTGGCCTTAGCGATGAAGAAATCGAAGCCAAGGTGCAAGTTCAGGTGAAAGAGCGAGTTGATGCAATGGACGGCGCTCGTCAAATCATGGAAAAGCTGACGGCTCAGGGCATCAACGTTCCTGAGATCAAGCTAGATGCCAGCATGGATAGCCAAAGCATTAAGACTGCGCTCGTTTCGGCTCTAAATCCCGGTGTCACGATCGCTCCTGAAGAAGTTTCCGGTCTCTACCGTAGCCTGACGCTCAATGGTGTTCGCAGCGATTCCGTTTCGGCATTCCACGCTGATGCACTTGACGAGGCACTAAATGCCTCTGTTCGCACAGGCGGCAAGAACAACAAGCCTGCTAAAGGCGAGATTGGCGCTGGAGACAAAAAGCGGATGGACAACGCTTCAGCCCCGCTCACGATGTCGAAACGCTAGACTCTCCCCCCCGTTCGCTAACTGACTGCTCGTTTATCCCTACCACAACCTTTCAGTCTTATGTCCCAAACCATTTACAGACGCAATTACGCAGCCGCAGTTGCCGGAACGCTTCAAGGCATGGGTATGCCGCGATCGAAGCCTTATCGCAACTCGGCAACTTCCACCTATGACACTTGGACAATCGCCTCTCCCGGTGGTGGCGTCGCTTCAGGTGTGACCATCACCGTAACAGCCGGTGGCAAAGTTGCTACTGGCACAACAGCCGGAGCATTGACTCAGGCTCAGACAGCAAATTTCGTGCTTAACTTGCTGCGCAGCTCGGATGTTTATGATGTTGCCGTGCCCAGCCTCAACACCGCAACGAATGTTGTAACCCTGACAGCCAGAAAGATTAGCCTTCCACTTGGCGTCACCGTTTCAGGTGGCATTACCGCAACCAACTTGATTGTTGCTTCAACTTCTCTACCGATCGAACCAGGTCGCGTTGTGGCGCGTCGCAACGGCGACCCTGATGGCACTTGCCGCATTCCTGGCCTTGTAACCGATCGCCCGATTGGAATTGCTCATCTCACCCACTTTGGCGAGAAAGACGCTATTGGCAACAACGCTAAGTTTACTTTTGCAGCGAATGAAGCTGTGGATGTAATCGATCGCGTCAACTCAGCAACTGGCGTTTGGGTTCCTTGCGTTGAAACCAGCGGCATCAATGAAGACAGCACTGTTTTTGTCACTTTTGGCGCTGATGGTGGCAGAGTTACGGCCAACAACACTGGCACAATTGCCTTTCCAACTGCCAGCTTTGCTAGCGAGATCATGACTGACATCAACGGCAAACCTGTTGTTTTGGTTTCAGTGAATCGCACTTAATTTCTCACTTGACCTGATCGAATTCCTTTCACTTTCAATCCCTACCACACCCTCAAATTCCATGACTTCCACGTATCGTTTAGATGACGCCACAGTTGGCGCTTTCCAGCGTCGGCTTGAAGTAATTGAAGCGGACATCGATCGCGAAGAAACGGCTGAGCTGCCGTTTGCCGATGGTCGCATTGTGCCTTTGGACATCCAAAACACGCCTTGGGCCGCTTCTACAACCTATCGCCGCCTTTCGCGAGTGGGTTTCTTCAAGCTGGTTCGCTCTTACTTCACTGACATCCCGATCATCAACTTGCTGAGCGAGGAATTCACTCAGAAAGTCTACAAATGGGCAGCGGCCTATTATTTCTCGGATGATGACATTGAAGCTAGCTCCCGCCAAGACTTCAATTTAGAGTCAGAGGATATTGCGGGTGTGGTTGAATCCAGCCGCCAGAAACTCAATGATTTGATCGCCTTTGGTGACAAAGCTCTTGGCATGGCCGGGTTTGTGAATCACCCAGATGCGATGCACTCGTATTCGCCCTTCAAGCTCAACGCCAGCAGCACGCCACGTCAGTGTCTTGCAGTTCTGACTGACGCTGTTACTGCGATCGTCGAAGCAACTCAACAGGTTGAAAAGCCCAACACGCTGTTACTGCCTTTGCGTCAGTACAACTATTTGGTGAGCACCCCCTGGTCTGATCAAATGGGTTCATCGATCCTGAAGCAGTTTCTGGAAAATAGCCCCCACATCAAAGATATTGAGCCGTTAAACGAGCTGGCTGGTGCGGGTCAAGACGGTTTGGACATCATGATGGTCTACCGCCGCGACAAGCAAAAAGTTAAGGCGAAGATCATGCAGCCTCTGACCTGGCTGCAAATGCAGCGTAAGGGGTTGGGATATGAGCGCCCCGCTGTACTGAAGTACGCAGGTGTTGTGCTTCGCCGCCCGATGTCGATTCACGTTGTTGCAGGCATCTAGCTTGCATAGATCGGGCGTGCTACGCGCCCGATTCTAGTTTTCTTCCCCACTGTCACCCCCTTTTTCACTTCTTATGAGTAACGCTACTGCTCCCGCTACTGCTCCCGCGACCCCGGCCTACACTCACGTCACGATCATCCTGAATCCCTCGCTTGCCAAGCGCAATGGCCCGATGCGGTTTGCTACCCCGGTTACGGTTGAGTCGCCTGCAAGCGCGAAAGGCAAAGTCGCTGAACCAGGCGTAGAAATGAATCCGATCGTGCCGTTTCTTGCTCCTGGTGCAAACATTGTCAGCACAGAAGCTTATCTGGAGATGCAGAAGTCGCCTTATTTTGCATCGGCTGAAAAGCGAGGCATCGTCAGAATTATTCTGCCGCAAATTGCTGAAGGTGGGCGGATTACTGGCACTAGCGCAGACTATGAAATGAGCGAAGCGCTGGACATCATTGACCAGGCAAGCGATCCAGATTGGCTCGATCTTTGCATTACCAAAGACGATCGCGACGGCATTTCTCAAGCCTGTAAGCTTCGTAAATCTGAAATCGAAGCTTTGCTGAGCCGTCAATCTGGAGACCAATAATCATGCTTAGAAATGCCAACGAACTTGCTGCTGAGTCCAACGATGCACAGCAAGAAATGGTCGATAAAATTGTTGAACGCTTGATGCCAAACTCGGCTGAATTGGTTGTCGGCGAAGCTCCCGAATTCAAATTGTCTGATGAAGACGTTGAGCGCATCGCTGATCGCGTGGCTGATAAGCTGCGGCCTATGCTCAAAAAGTTAGGGACGGCGGCTCGCGCGGAAAATGCTGATTAGTGAGGAGCAATTTTTAGAGCTATATCCTCGCTTTGCCACGGTTGCACCCGCTGCCGTTCGTCGCGCTCTCGATCGCGGCGAGCGGCAGTGCCCGCTAACGGTCTGGGAAGACGAACAGGAAGAAGGCGTAATTTTGTATGCGGCTCACCTCCTAGAGTGTGAGTGGCAGCAGACCACTGAAACCGTCAGTCGAGCCACGGCGATCGCCAAAGGGCAGGTTGCTTCTTCACTTTCGCAGGTAGACTATTTCGATCGCACCATTTACGGCCAGGAATATAGAGCGCTGAGGGATTCCTTGCCGACTACGACAGGATTCACTTTATGAATTCAGATTTTCTACGGCAAATGGTGGCATTGCGAGATAGTATGCCGCCGCTCAGTCAAGATTTTGGAGTTCACACCGCTCGCAATTTGATTTTGCAGCACCGAGTTAGGCCGATCGGCAGCTCGGTTTTTGTGACGCAATTCACGACTGTGGCCGCGCAAATTGAAACGGTTTCACCTCGTTTAAGCGCAGCGTTTCAAAATTCCAACATCGTGTTGGAAGTAGACGACTTTCAGCTTCGAGGTATTTCCCGGTTTTTAACTCGCGATCAGCTTGTGGATACCGGAATTACTTACTTTGTTGATGGCGTTCTCAACGCCGATCGCAGCGTTGTTATCAGTGGTATCGAGTGCGATTTCATCAGCATCACAGAAGAAACGCTGACTTGGACATTAATTTTGCGACGTAAGGGCGACCATCGCAATCAATAGGAAACCATGACCCCTGAAACACTTCGCATTCGTTATAAGGCATATCTCGCCAAAAATTTGCGAATTAATGACTGGGGCCTTAATTTTCCGGCCAATGTGGAAGATGTCAATCAGCCTCCTTCCATTGCTCGTGAAGATCCGGTGACGGACAATATTGCGATCGTTGAATTGGCCGATGGAGTTGGTGATATTTCTTGGGTGCAGATGCGGCTTGCTTATAAAGTGATGTACCGCTTTGATCGCAGCAAGAGCTACACTGATTTGCCTAAAGCCCAAGCTGAGACCTTAATGCTGCGCATGTTGCAGCATTTGCAGGCTAATCCAGAATGCCTAGATGAAGACATTCGCGAGATTAAAGCAACAGGCAAGATCACCATTGCAGAAGTTGAAAATAACGACTGGCTGCTTGTCTACGATTTTGCTTTTGCTTCAGTTTTTCTGGCAGAGGCCGCAGAGTTGATTGTCCGGTCAACACTGATGCGATCGGTCGATGTTGTTTCTGGGCCAATCCCTTCAGAAATGACAGGCACAATTTCTGAACCGATTCGCGCGGCTCAGACGATCGAAGCTGGCCGAATGGTTGCTGTTGAGGACTATCAGCTTGTTTATGCCGATAGCAGCAATCTCAACCATGCCTATTCGGTACTGGGCCTGCTTACAGCCTCAGTGATTCAAGGGCAAACCACCAATCAAGTTCATACTCACGGGCCAATTACGTTGCCTGAGTGGAACTGGTTGCCAAATCAGCCAGTTTTTCTAGGGGTGAATGGGGTCTTGACTCAGACGCCACCACTGACAGGTTTCCTACAAGAAGTTGCTCAGGTGATTACGCCGCAACTATTGGATTTTAGCCTTCAGGAGGTGTCTATTTATGACTAACAGCCCTGATAGAAGATTTGTTGTACGCATCGACGGGCGGCAACACTTGATCCCAGTCGAGCAGTTGATAGTACCGAGCAGCAGCAACCTTAACTGGCAGTCGCTGAACGCATCTCATCAAATGCAAGTCAACCATGCCTACGTTCTAAATTCACCAACATTGTTGCTGCTCAATTTGCCAATTACTGCTCAAATTGGCGATCGCATTCTTCTAGTCGGCCAGGGCGTAGGCAACTGGCGAATCACTCAAAATCCGAATCAACAGCTTCGAGCAGGAAGTGTGACGACAACAATCGGCATCACCGGCAGAGCAGAGTCGATCGATCCGAGCGCACAAGTTGAAATTGTGGCGCTGAGCGCATTGCTTTGGCAGGCCACTATTATTTTGGGACACTTAGACCTGTGGTAATTGCTAATTCTTACAACAACCAGTTACGCGGCCAGATCGAAACGATAATCGGCAGTGATGCCACCGGCGATATCTACTACCGCGATAGCAATGGATTTCTAACACGGCTGGCAATCGGTGCGGCTGGCAGCATTTTAGGGATTACTGGCGGCTTGCCTGCCTGGGTAACGGGCGTGCCGCCGACTGGCAACGCAGGCGGCGACTTGACGGGCAGCTACCCGAATCCGACGATCGCCCTGAATGCCGTCACCTACGCCAAAATTCAGAACGTTTCGGCAACTGGGCGATTGCTTGGACGCAACAGTGCTGGAGCCGGAGTAATTGAGGAGCTGGACGCCACGACAGGGCGATCGCTGCTGGGATTAGGCACAGCAGCAACGGTGAACACGGGTACGGCAGCCGGAAACGTGCCCGTGCTGGACAGTAACGGTCAGCTTGCCGTTGCGGTCATCCCATCGATCGCGATCACCTCTATTCAAGTTGTCGCGGATCAAGCGGCGCGGCTTGCGCTGAATAACGTGCAGGTGGGGGATGTCGCCAAGCAAACCGATGTGGGACTGTCCTTCATCTTGTCAGCGCTGCCTGCCTCAACTGATTCAAACTGGGTTTCGATCGGCGACACGACGATCACCGCTTCTGATATCGTCTCTGGCACGATCGCCACGGCTCGATTAGGCAGCGGCACAGCCAACAGCGGCAGCTTTTTGCGCGGCGATCAAAGCTGGCAACCGCTGCCTTTCATCGCACTGTCATTTATCGCAGTAACGGGCACAACTCAGGCGATCGCTGTGAACACTGGCTATCGCGCCAATAACGCAGCTCTAGTGACGCTGACGCTACCCTCGACTGCGGCAGTCGATACAATAATTCGCGTTACAGGTCAGGGCGCAGGCGGCTGGCGGATTGCGCAGAATGCTGGTCAGCAGGTGTTTTTTGGTGACACTGTTTCGACCGTAGGCACGGGGGGTAGACTGGACTCGACGCACTTCCGCGACTGCGTTGAGCTGATTTGCATTGTCGCTAATACCACGTGGCAAGTGGTTAGCGCGATCGGAAATATCGACGTAGTGTAATCGACGTAAAATGCCAGTTCAGAATGCAATCAACCGCAGTTTACTATCAATTCCGATCGGCTCGCCGGAAGGATTGAGACTGATCCGCAGCCCTGCCGTTCCGACAGTCGGAATCAGTTTCACAGCAGGGCGAGCTGTTGTTATCACTCCGACTGGCAGAGTTATTGCGGTCAACACTTCGACCATGATGAAGCGGCTCGATTTGGCTTGGGCTGCGGGCGATGGAAATGGTGGCCTGTTTGCAAACAATACGCGAAACTCCTCAAGCACCTACCACGCTTTTATCATTTGCAATCTGACGACCGGAGCGGTTGATTTTGGGTTTGATGCGAACCCTGCCGGATCAAATGCTCCGAGCGGATGGAGCGCGAGAATTATCGGGTCACTGATTACCAACAGTTCTTCGGAGTTCTGGCCGTTTATTCAGCATGGGAACGAGTTTAACTTCTCCACTTCACATCTAAACTACAACACCAGCAACGCATCCATTGACACCGCAAATTTAATCACCCTCACCGTGCCTAACAGTATTCGGGTGCGGGCAATTTTCATCATGGATCACGTTCACGCTACGGCAGCGATCGATGTGTACACAGGATCTCCCGAAGCTGCCGCTGCCGTTGCCAAAGGTCGAAGCAATGCGAACCAACTGGTGCGGACACCGATCGAAGTTCTGACCGATGTCAATCGGCAGGTACGCTTCTTTGTTTCATCAGCCAACGCTACAACGGCTGTCTACTGTCAGGGATACATTCACGGTAGAGGGGAGTGGGGATGAAGCCATATGTGCGCAGAGATGCGAGCGGCAAGATTACAGGCTATGCTTCCGAAGCACCTCCGACCGCAGAGACGGAGCTTTGGGAAGTCGCCACAGAAGACGATCCACAGGTACAAGCGTTTCTAAATCCTGTAGCGTTCACTCCGCCCGACTGGAACGGTTTTTTTACACGCTTTGAAATCAGCGACATCGCAATGCTAATGATGTCAAGTCGATCGCCTGTTTTGACCTGGCTTGCTGTTGAGTTTGGTAAGAGATCGACGGACAGTATCGATGCTGTCCGGCTTCTGAACTATTGGAATCAAACGATATTGGGCTTGAGCAGCCGATTTAACAGCGAGCAAATCGATCGTCTCAACATTTGGGCGATCGAGTTCCGGCTACCCGTTCGGGCTTTGCCAAATAGCAATTTGACACTGGTGTTTTAAGGCCAACTGAGGCAGAATAAAACATCGCTGCCAATAGGTCGCACACACCCAATTAAAAAGCCGATCGCCCTTAAAGCGATCGGCTTTTTGTTGAAAGCTACTTGTTACTCGGCAGGTTCGCCTTGATCGCTGAGCAATCTGCGGTACTGAACCCCAGCCGTTCTAATAATGCGCTGCGAGAGCGTGTTTAGTTCTTCGTCCTCAGTAATACCGGCAGCGGTTAAGCCTGCTCGGAGATCCCTGACGTACTTTTTGCCGTGTTCGTTCTGAGCGGCAATATCTTGCAAAATGCTGACGCGGCTGGTTTCATCAGTAACGTTCAGAGCCGTCAGCAAATTGTTCAAGGTTTCGGTTGGCTTGATAGCACCGTCACCTTTTCTGGCAACGGAAAAGGCTTCACTTTTGAAGCGCCGCGCCTGTGGGCCGCGTGCTTTTCGCGAAGCTTTTTCTGTTGCTACAGCACCATTGCCATTTCCAGTTTCAGTTGCAGCAGCAGTCTGAGACATTGACGCAGGTTCAATTGCACCCAGCAGGTAGCTAATTCTTTCTTCCTGATACCGAGCAACATCTTGCTCGGCGATCGATTGAGCCAGCGTTTTAGCGGCATCACTGGTGATGTAGGATTGGTCGCCAGCCGGCAAAGATCTGGTTGCCCACCATCGGGAGAAGCTGATCGATGGAGATGTTTGCCCGTTCTGCCAGCGTTGCAAGTGGCACGAGCGTGACTGGCTGAGAAACGTCTGAATTTCCCAAACCAGTTTGGATGTCAGTTTGAATCGTTGCTGCTTCTGCCGTAGTCATTGCTTCATCACTCAAAGAACTATCTTTCAATTCTACGGGTGAAAATACTGAAATGAGATCTACAAGCACGGTTCTGCAATAAAGACTGATGACTTTGATGCCGCCCTTAATCCAGGCATCCTTAAGAAATTCTGAGCGAACGCTGTCAAACCATTCAACTTGCTCAAAGGTATGAGCCACCAGTCTAAACTCTTCGCCGCAAAGTGCCACAGTGAAACAGGACAGCTCTGGATAGAAGTGCTTTAATTTTCTCAGCCGAAGTCTGGCAAGTTCGGCGTGATCGCGAAGAGATAAAAACATGGTGGCAGGACGTTCAGGTAGAGGTGGAATTAGACAGTAGCAAGTGTTTCGGAATCGGCTGCTCTCAAGTCGGCGATTTGGCGCTCAAGTGCAGCAATCTGAGCGGATTGACCAGACTTTTTAGTGACTGGTTTACCAAAACCTTCAGGCTTAGGGCGATCGGTAGCACGGGCCGGAGTCGTGGAAGCTTTGAGTTGTGAAGTTTCAGCTTCAATTACTGTTTTGACAATTTCCATCGCGTCTTCAAGCGATAGCCGAATTCGCGAGCGATCGTGATGATTGCCGTCGCGATCAACCCAGTGCTTGTAAGCAACTAGGGTCGGATCGATGTCTGGAAAGATTTCTTCAGTCCGCTGAGCAAAGCTTGCCCGAATTGCCAGGTTAGAAGTGAGGCGAATTAGCAGCCGCTCACCCCAAGTTTCAAACAGGTCTTTAACCAGGGAATCGCGCTCATCGTCAGTGGTGGCAGATTCAAGCAGTGCAGCATGTTCGGATTTGAAGCTTTGAAAAGCTGCTTGCAGGCCAGCTTCTTGCTCCTGAATTTCAAATAGGTTTGGCAGCAACAAGCCGGTCATGAATAGAGCATCCATATCACTGACTAAGCCAGCGTAAGAGCGACCCGCAATCGTGAGCGTAACAGAGGTGGGAGCAGCCATTGGGGGAGGGAGAGAGTGGTAAACGTTGTTTTCAGAGTGCCCAGCCTGCCTTGACACTTACCGCAGCGAGAGCCATAGCGGGATTGGGAACGCTAAACGCAGCACTTGATCCCTTCATCTTTATGTCTGTCTCTGCCTTGAAAATTCCTGCGGCCTCTAAGCTAGCTGCTTTGAAGGGTCAGCTTGCTCGGCTACTTGATTCGATGTTAGAGCGAGTCTACGGCAGGAAGGTGGCAATCTTAGATTTGGATGTACCAAAGCCATCGCTGATTGAGGGCATATTTCGCGATGGCACGAAGCTGCTGGATTTCACGGCCAACCTTGAAACTGACAAGCTGCAATACAAATTTGTCGAACAGGCGCGGCGCGATAGCTGGATTGCCGACAACATAGATGAGTTTGCACCGCTACTGGATTCGCTGAATGTGCGGCTAGATGCCAGTCCTGAGTATTTGGCTTCGGTGCTGCATGAGCGGCTACGACTCGATCGGGGCCGCGATCGCCGCAAGCCGAATCAGTGCAAGAACGGTCTGCCATGCGGGATGGGCTGCATTGAGCCGACTGATAACTGCCAGTTAAATCTCTCTAAAGTGTCCTCGGCGACGGAACACGCTGAAATTGAAAAGCTGACGGCTCAACTGCATACGGCCAGCCAGTCAGGAAACTCTGATCGCTACAGTACGCAGACCATTCGGCAGCTTCAGCAAGAAGCTCGCGATCGCGGCGTTTATCTAGCCAATCACTTCAAGGCTGAATCGTTGCGAGAAACGTTGCGCACGCTGGACAGAGATCCTGAAAGTCAGGAGCGGCTGCGCAAAACGCTGGAGAAGCAGAGGGAACAGCGGCGATCGGCTCAAAAGGCTTTATCCACGGCAACACAGGTACTTAAAGGCGGCAAAGCCAGCGGCAGCAGTCTCAACCCTGGTTCGATTTGGGGCCAGATTGAGAAGATTGGCCGACTCACCAAAACTAGCCCTCAGACGGCAAGCATTTTAACGGTTGCACTGCTGGCAGGCATTTCCACCCGCAGCTATCAGGAGATGCGAACCAAATATAAGGAAGGGCTAAACGAGTCGGCGCAGATGGCGATGCAGCGGGCTGAGTCACACCCGATCGAGCGCACGAACAAGCCAGATTTGCTATTTACCGTAGGCGGTTTTGCCAGCACCGGATCGCGAAGTGAGCGGATTCGTGATTTGATGACGCCACAGGACGGTAGCCCGCAAGAGCGCTGGTTTGCCAAGACTCAGCACGTCATTCCGGTGCAGTCGAAGGAGTTTGATATCGAGCCAACGGCGGCCAGTCCTCGCTTGGCAAATGGCTCATACAATCCGGCTTACCTGGGCCATGTCGCAAGGCAGGGAATGGGTCGCTACTTGCAGAATTTGCAGCGTGGGCGCAACGATGCTGCGGTTGATTTGGCGGCATCGCTCTACGCTCATGGCCGTCGCTACAAAGAGGCCAACTTGAACTTGCTGGCTCACGGCGCGGGAGGCAATGTTACTGACGAAGCGATCGAGATTTTGTCGCGGATGAAGTCGCAAGACGGCAAAGGGGTGAAGGGCAAAGACATGCTCGACCGCATCAACCTGGTGCGAATGGGGTCAGCAAACTTTGGCTTTGCAAACGATCGGCTGTGGCGCACGATGCGCAACCAAACGCTGACTTCTTCACAAGATCCTTTCTCTGCACTGCCAAAACGCCTTGCAAGCTGGGTTTCGACTGTGCCGGGGCATGAAGTTGATGATTATTTGAAAGATGGTGGCGTGCGCGAGCGGCTGCGAACGGCTTTCGGCTATTACACCTCCAGTCTCAGCGGCTCAGAGCGTCAGGCCAAGCAGCGGACAACTCGCAATCGGGCGATCGGAATGGCGCTGAAAACAGCAGGGCTGAAAAGTGCCAGCCAGCTTTGGGGTCAGGCCAGCAAGATTCGCGAGCTAGCCCAAGACGATCCGCTGTCAGCATCGCTTGTAGGCGGCGCATTGGCAATGGGAGTGACCAAAGCGACCTACAAAGTTTTGAGTAATGAGCGAACCCGCAACCTTCCGATCGCTGCTCGTGAAGCAATACGGCAATCTGATGCGATTGCCGCAACAGTGCCTAACGTGACCCGTTCTAATTTGCTGTTCACTGTGGGCGGTACAGGTGTTTCTAGTGCAGAACTGGCTCAAGGGCTGCAAGCTGCCAGCAATCGTGAAGCAAAAGGCGATCGCGGCTGGATGACCACGAGCAACTATGCAGTTCCATTTGAGGTGGTTGATCGGGCTGGGCCTGCCGAAACTAAAGACGTGAATTCGCCAGAATATCTCGGCCACCATCTCGGCAAAGGGTTTGGCAGCACGCTCAAGAGTGCGCTGACTGGCGGCAAGAATAACGATTCGACACGGCTGGCCGCACAACTGTACGCCTATGGCGATCGCGTTCATCGGCAAGGCACACCCACCGGCTCAAAAGCATCCCATCTGCCGATCAACATCGTGGCCTATGACACGGGTGGCATCGTAGCGCGAGATGCGGTTGAGATTTTGATGCAGATGAAGCCGAATGGCCCGCAAATTGCTAAGCGAGTGCAGCTTGCAACCTTGGGTACACCGGGATTTGGGCTGTATTCCAAGCAAATCAATGAGGTGAACGTGATGGGCGATCGCGATCCTTTCTCGCGATTGCCATTCCAGCGCAGCGAGGGCAAAACGACCCCTGGCGGCGATGTCGATTCGCATTCGATCGAGTCTTACCTCAAATCGGGTGATGTTGTAGATCAGCTTCAGCGCAGCTTCCAGGCCAACGAACTGAACCGCAAGGTTGTTTCTCAAACCACAAAAGGCCGCTCAGCTCAGGGTCGCCCTCTCAAGTATCCCAAGCCAAATCCTGCTGACGATCGCGACCCGCGCAATCATGCAGAGCATTTTGTTTCGCTGAGCATCGCTGAGCAGGATGAACTGATGGAGAAGTACATCAAGGTACTGAAGGCAGACAAGCGGCGATCGCTGGTTCCACGTCAAGCACAGCAGGCCAGTGCAGCATTTAGAGCGGCATACAAAAAGCATCAGGAGCAGCAGCGGAAGAACAAGGACAATCCGCCTGCGGAGGGCAATTAAATGGCAATCTCTGCAACTGAGCGCTCTAGTGCCGTCAACATTGTTATCCAGGCGAGCGATCGAGCCTCGGATATCTTTAAATCAACCGGCACTCAGGTAGCAGCGTTAGGCACATCCGTGGGTCTGCTGCAAACTCAGATGATCGGGCTAAGTACCGTTTTCACGGCTTTGGGCGGCAGCGCGATCGGCAGATTGGCAGAGCTGAACCAGGCGATCGGGCTACTTCAGCGCATCTTAAACATGCCTGCATCGCAGCAGCTCATTACAAGCCTGGGCCAGCAGGCAGATGAAGCCGTTGAAAAAATCGCCAGCTTAAGTGAGTTGATGGGCGGACTTTCTAGCGTTATCAAGCCAGCGCTAGGGGGTGCTTTGGGCACAGAAAGCCAGGGCCAGCTTTTGAATGAGCTGATGGGCACACAAACCCAAATTCAGCAAAAAACTCAGAGCTTTTCACGATCGATTGCTCAAACGCTGCTCAAAGATGTCAAAAGAATTGGTGAGGACTGGACAAATTCATTTGCTGACCAACTGCCGGAAGTTTTTGGGAAAAGACTGGCTGGTAAAGACTTGTTTGGTGAGGCACTTTCCCCGCTATTAAATTTCGGTGTCGATCGCCTGATTGAGGCACAGCTTCCGGCTGGAGTGAATCAAATCACAGGCGGAGCGCTGGGCGGTTTGGTGAAAGGTGCAGCATTGCCGCCAGAAATAAAGCAGCTTCTAGAAGGCAACGTTTTCGATGCACTAGAAACTGTTATTGCTGGAAAGATTGAGGATGGTTTGCGAACAGCATATGAAAATGCTGACGCAATTACGCTCGGCAGTCAGGGCGATTTTGAAAAAGCTGGAGGCATGATTGCCGAATATGTAGCAGAAGGCTTTCAGTTCTCAACGATCGTAGATGACGCCTTAACAACGGCATTTGAACAAGTTGACTTAAGCAATGTGCCGTCACCGTTTAAGGAAGTGCTAGAAGGCGCACTGCCAGGGGTGCAAGAGCTTTTAGGCGGCCAGTTAGTACAGCTTGAAGAACCCGTTCAGGCTTCGTTGCAGGCATTGATTAAAAAAGCATTTTCTGGCGAGAGTGGCGCATTGAAGCCAATTCGTGAACAGCTTTTACAGTCACTTGGCAAGCTGGATGAAGGTACAGACGGTTTATTAGGAGATATTGGGAGCCGACTTGGGGCGCGACTAGGCACAGCGTTTGGACAGGGATTTTTACAGAAATCGTTACAGGGCGTTGGTGCAGCAGCGAATAAAATTGACGAAACGATTCGCAATACCGTTGATTTTGTCGAGCAGATTCCGAGTCAGCTTGCAAACCCAGTCGGTGCGGTCAGCCAAGTTTTTGGTGGAATTGCTGGCTTTAACGAACCGCTATCTGTTTTCCAGTCAATTCAGGGCGCTGTGGGTGGCGTTACCGATAAGGTTTTTGAAGTCACTCAGCAGATGGCTTTCTTCAGCTCTGGCGTTCAAGCGCTTCAGCAGTTTGTGGTCGGTGGCCCGTTTGACATGCTGATTGGTCAAAACGTGCGATTGCGCGAGCAACTGCTTGCCACACAGAGCAGTTTGGTTGCGACAAACTCAGTCATGGGAATGGATGGATCGGCGATCGCTGATCCGACTCAGGCAATTCAGGCACTTGAAGGGCCGATTAATGCTTCGATTGCCAAGCTGCGGGAAGGCTCGCTAGAGCTGGTGGGCGTCACGTCAAACCAGCTTATTGAATCGTTCCAAATTATTGCCGGACAGTCGGCGCAGATTGGCATCAACCTCGATCAGGCCGCTGACTTAACTCTTTCGGCGGCTGCGGCGATGGGTACGCTTGGCCTCGATATGGGGCAGGCCCGTCAGGAAATCACCTCAATTCTGAGTGGCACGATCGACATGAACTCGGTGCTGGCAAAGAGTTTGGGGATTACGAACCAGCAGGTTGCAACTTGGAAAAGTCAAGGCACAATTTTTGAAAATCTGACCAAGAGACTTGAAGCTTTCCGGGCCGGTAATGCGTTAAGTGCGAAAAGCGTTTCAGGTATTACGTCAAATATTCAGGAGGTATTTGACGAAATTGGCCGCAAAGCTGGGGAGCCGCTGCTTGACCCGATTGTAAAACGGCTGGATGACTTTTATCAATATCTCAACCAGAATCTTGATGCAGTTGCCGACACAGTAGGCAACTTGGTGGGGCAGATATTTGTCGCAGCAGAGCAGGCGATCGATGCCTTGGCAATGCTGTACAACTCAACAGCAGAACTGCTAGGTCAAGTTCCTCAGTACCTAGTTAAGTCGCTCGCGAGCGCGATTACTGAGTTTGCCAATGCGATCAAGACGGTGATTCCGATCGTGCAGCCAGCCATTAACGTGATGGCTCAACTTGCCACACAAGCTTACGCCTTGGGTGGCCCTTTCTTGAAAATTGCGCTGCAAGCCTTTGTGCTGCACAAGGCCGTTACGTTCTTATCAGGAGGATTTGGAACGCTATTTCAGGCATTGCCTGGAGTGGGTGAGGTGCTGTTTCTCCTGACAGGTCGATCGAATGGCTTGATCAACACTTTTGCGACCCTTGCCAAACAAATTGGCTTTGGCGGCGCAGGCTTTTTGATGCTGGGTAAGCACCTGAATGCGATTCCGGCGCTGGCTGGCTTAGTGGCGAGCCGGATGGGGCCGCTGGGTGGCGTGTTTGCGGGCATGATTCCGCAACTTGCCGGGATAGGAATTCAGTTCGCAGGTTTAACCCGTGTGCTTCCCGGCCTTGATCAGGTGTTTTTCAACCTCACCAAACAAGTGCCGGGATTGATTGGGCGGTTTGCTGACCTCGTTGCAACGTCTGATGTCGCCGGGGGTGCATTCCGCAATTTGGCCCCAGCGATTCAGCAGGTTTCTAGCACGGTTTCGGTCTACGCCAACAATATCGACAATGCCACATTCATCAACACCAAATTTACAGAGGCAGCAAAATTAGCCGGAGCAATGGCGCGGCAGCAGCTTATGTCATTTGGTTTGCTGTCGGCTGGAGTGTTTGCAGCGTTCTACATTTTTGACAATTTCATCCTTAAAAACAAAGGGTTGCTTTTAACGTTGCAGGCCGTGGCGGAAGGGCTGAAGAAATTGGGCGGCATGATTTACAACTTCATGACCGACCCGTTTGTTGTTGCCACCGGCGTGATTTTTGGCTTAGGGGTAGCAATTCGAGCGGGGCTACTCCCGGCCATGATGGACATGATTAAAACTTTCTCAGTGAAAGCTGCTGCATCAGTTACGAGCTGGGCCGCTCAAGCTACTAAGTCACTGCGAGATTTTTCTCAAGGAATTCGCGATACTTCGTCTGAAGTTGCCTCATTTTTTGGTAACAAACAGGCAGCGATGAAAAATGATAGCAGCAATTTTGCCGCTCAACTGAAAAGTCAAGCTGCTGACTTCAAACAGGCGATCGCTGATCGCAAAGCTCAACTTGCTGACCTCAACGGCCAAAAGTCTAAGGTCGATCCGGTGCGCAACAGCGCTCAGTTTCGAGAGATAGCCGAGCAGCAGAAAGCGGTTCAGCAGGAAATTGACAGCATTTTTGCCGCCCGCAAAAATCAAGGGGCAGAGCTTGCCAATCGCAAGCGCGAGCTTATGCAAATTCAGCAGCAGGCCACGAGTGCAGTCACACCGATGCAGCGGCTGAGAGGCACATTTGAGCAGGTTGGTGGTGCGGTTACGCGGCTTTCCGGCGAAAGCATTATGCAGTTGGGGCAAAGCTTAGAAAAAGTAGGCTTCGATCGCGTTGGCAAACAGGCAACCGGGGCAGGGGCCAGCATTCAGGAGTTTGGCGGCAGCATTCTTCGAGCCGATACCGCGCAAAAAGGGCTGCTCAAATCAAGCGAGTTGGCAGCGCTGAACCTGAAAAATTTGCAGTCGCTATCTGTTGTGGCTGGGAAGGGCATTTCTAGCGCATTTGCAGGGATTGGCAAGGCACTAGGAGCAATGGCGCTGGAGTTTGGCCCTGTGCTGCTGCTGACGGCGGCGATCGCCACTGTGACCGAGGCGATCGGGCTGTACACCAAACTGACAGAAGCAAGCAAAAATGCGGTCTCCAACTACAGTGATGCGGTCGCTGAAACTAGCCAGAAACTTAGCACTTTAGAATCACAGCTTAAGTCAACGGCCAACAGTGCTGCCGCTCTGAATGATTCAGTCAGTACCTACATTGAAAAGCGGCTGGACGATTTAGAGAAAAATGCGAGCTGGCTGTCGAAGCTGGCTGACTTTTCGCAGAACTTGAACGTTTTCAACGCCATGCAGGGCGACAAAGGGCCAACTTTTGTTGAAGAAGAAGCTCAATCGCGGCTGGCGGATGAAGGGAAAGCGTTCGATGTTACGATGCGGCAGGCGGACGAGTATCGCAGTAAGCTGCAAGCGAACTGGAGCCAGACGGTTGCTGAAGAACAAGAGCTAGCTAATTTACGCAATAAGCAGGCTGAAGCGAATGCTGCGGGCAATACTGCCGAATCGAAACGGTTAGGCGAACAAATTAAATTGCGCGAAGACATTATCAAAACGCGCAAAGAAGATGTCGATGCCCAAATTGCTTATTTGGAGAAGCAGAATCCGGTTAATGCTCGTCAGAAGCAAGATTTAGCCGCTCAGCTACAGCTTTTGAAGTCAATTCGATCGGAACTTGAGGAGATTCCAAACACTCAAATTACTCCTCCAGAATTGCCAAGACTGGGCACAACAATGGAACAGCTTGGCGGCAAGGCCCAGGCCGCATTAGAGTTTATTGCTAAAGGAGTTGGCACAAGTGAGCAAGCAACACAGAAAGCTGAGGAACTGTTTGAAGTTACAGAGGCCCAGGTCAAGCTAGGCCAAATTAGCAGTGAGGAAGCAGCCCGACGCTATCAGCAGCTTGCCAACAATGCCAACGTTTCTGCTGAGATTCAAATTAAAGCTCAGGAGGCCGTTGCCAGCGCTCGCGAGCAAGCAAATCAGCGTGATGCAGAAGCGATCGACCGGGAAAAGTCGATTATTGAGCAGGCTGCGGCAGATGAAACGATGGGTGAAGCGGCCAAGCAGCGGCAGCTTCTTGAAATCGAAGGCAAAGGATTAGAGCAGCGGCTTGAACAGCTTCGAGCCGATAAAGCTGAGCGCGATCGCCTGCGGGCCGAAGAGTTGCAGTCAGCCTTAGCCCTAATTGATGCTCAAATTGGTGAAGCTCAATCGAAGCTAAATGCGGGCAATTTGAGCGCTACTGATAGCGATCTCCTCACGAAGCAAATTGAGTCACTACGGGCCGATCGCAGCCAGACTGAGGCGGCATCGAATGCAGCTCAAGCCGAAGATACTCGCCGCACAGCCAACAGCGAGCAGGAAATTCTGACACAACAGGCAACCAATGCAGCCGAGCTGCGGCAGCAAGAACGTGAGCAGCGGTTGAAAGATTTTGAAGAAGCCCAGACGCAGCTTGAGGGCCGTCGCGCTCAAGCTTTGATGGACGATGAGACCTACAACCAGGCCACGCTAGACATCACTCAGGCCCGACTGGATGAGGAGCTAGCAATTATTGAAGAACAGCGGCAAAAGCTTGACCCGAATGATAAAGAGGGGCTGGAAGCGCTCGCAACTCGTGAGGCAGCCATTTATCAGCAGCGGCGCGAATCTCGCGATCGTTTCTTTCAAGAGCAGCGCTCAGCAATTCAGCAGGATGCTGATGAGCAGCTTCAGCTTATGGAAGCTCAGCAGTCCGAAGGGAAAATGAGCCAAGAAGAATATGCTCAAGCGTCGATCGACTTGACCACGGCTCGCCTTGATAAAGAATTGGAGCTGGTACGGCAGCAGCGCAGTCAACTTGCTGCAACTGATCTTGAAGGCCAAGAAAAACTGGCAGCGGCTGAGGCTGAAATTTTGCAGCAGCGCCGGAAAGCTCAAGATCAATTTTTCGATCAGCTTCGACAGGCCGCTAGTGAAGATGCTCAAGAGCAGCAGACGATTTTAGAAGGGGAAAAGGCTCAAGGTGAAATGTCGCGAGGTGAGTACGCCGAGCGATCGCTCGCTTTGACCGAAGCTCAACTTGACCGGGAACAGGCGATTGTTGAGCAGGAACGCGCTCGGATTTCGGCTACTGATGTCGAAGGTCAAGAGCGGCTGGCAGCGGCAGAAGCTGACATTGCTAAACGGCGCGTGCAGGCCCAGCAAGATTTTTACGATCGTCAGCTCAAAATTGCTGAAGATGCTCGCCAGAAGCTGCTAGATGCGGTCAAGGAAACCGAAACCTTGACCAATATTGCAATTCAGGAAGGGTTGAACAGTGGGGCGATTCGATCGCGGCAGGCAAATGAGCAGCGGCTTGCGGCTGCGACGCAAACGGCAAAAGATGAGCTGGCAATTGAGGAGCAAAAATTGGCTGAGCTTGAAGCCATGCCTGCCTTCTCTGACCCTGATGCTGAAGAGGATCGACAGCGGAATATTCGCAGCTCACGCCAGCGCACTCATGACCTGACGCTGAGCCTCGCTGAGAAAGAGTATCAGCGGCAGCAGCAGGTACGCGAAGCTCTGCAATCCAGGCTGGAAGATCAGCTTCTACAGCAGCAGAACGAAGATCAGTTCAAGATTATGGCGCTAGAGCAGCAGCAGCGCCAAATTGACTTGATTTCACGCAGCTATGAGCAGCAAAATCGCCTTCTAGATGCTCGCAAGACGCTTCTACAGGCCAATCAGGGATTGATTGACGCTGAGCTGAGTGCATTGAGTTCAACGACCAACAGCGAAGCTCAGCGGCGCGATATTGCGCGTCTGACCGCAACAATTCAGCTTCAGACCCTCGATCGCCGTCAGCAGATGGAGCGCAGCATTACCGAGTTGAACCAGCGGCAACAGCAGCTTGCTCGCGATCGAGAGATGTCTGAGAACCGAATTGCTCAAATTCGCAACCAGTCTGCAACGGCCAAAGCCCTCGCTGACCTTGCCACGACTGAGGCCAATCCAGAAGCGACGGCGGCGCAGATTCAGGCCGCTCGCGGCCAGGTGGTTGCAAGCATGATGGAGGGCCAGTCTTTGCGCGAGCAAGGAGGCACGCTACGGCAGCAGGATGCAGCAGCGCGGCAGCTTGAGGCGTTTGAGCTGGCGGCTCAGCGCAGTGATCAGCAGGCTGCGCGGCTAAATGCTCAAGTCAATTTGATTGGCACGCTCAACCCTCGCGATCGAAACCGCGCGAATCGCGACTTGCAGCAAGATTTGCTGTCTGAGCTGGGCCTGGGCAGCATGGCAACGTTGCGCACAACCAGCAACCAGGCTGCAAACCAAATGCTCGATCGCGGGTTTGGCCGCAGTCAGATGCCGGTGATGCTGCCAGCGGGGTTGATTCCGCAAGCGCCCTCGATGGCACTGCCACCGATGCCCACTTTGATGCCAGCTAGCACCCCTAGATTGGCGGGTGCAATGGAGTCGCCGCAAGTGCTTGAGGCCCTAAACGGTGTGAATTCGATGCTGCAATCACTGGGCACAATGCAGTTTACGCAGACGATCGAGAACAACAACACCTTTACCGCTGGTGATGTTGCCAGCGGTCGATTAGGGCAGCAGGTAGAACAAATTTACAACGCCCAAAGCTATGCACTCGCTCGTAAAATTCGACAGGCCCGACGATGACGAATATTTGCTCTGATTCTGCTCTCGACCCTAAAACGCCAATTCGCCGCTTACTGCTGCGGTGCAAGCCGGAATATCCGGCTTTATTTCGAGTGCCGGAGACTTGGTTTGAGACGTTTGAAGGCCATTTTTACTTACGGCTGAACGTGCATCAAGAAAAGTATGTGCCGCAGCGGACAATGCAGGCTGCACCCACTTATGTAGACACGCTGACGACGCAGGTTGCACCGTCTCCACTGGTGCGTTTGGGGTTTGACGCCACGGTGACTGATCCTGAATTTGGCAAGTTGATGCTGGTTGAGCGGATTGGATTTGACTGCACAACACCGAATCGACGGCGGCATGTGCCGGTGACGCTGATCGATTTTGTGCGGCCAGAGGTAGAAGACTGGCTGGACAAAACAACAGGGGAAGTCTATACAGTTCGCACGGGCCGCATTATTGAACTGAACGAATCGGCTGGAACGGTCGGGACAGGCCAAAAGCTTTATGGAAAAGGGTTTGTTCTCAAGTTTCAAGAGCGGGGCAAGCGCAGACGGCTAGGGTAGGGAATTCTAAGCGAGTTACGACTTAGAACCGCTATGTGGACTTTGAGCCGCGCCGCGACGCCCAGTGTCGCCATTCCAATTGCAAAACTAGGCAATCGCCGGATCACGCCGATCGCAACTTTGAGTTCACTTGCTCCTGTGCTGGATTCAGTGCTGGAATGGGATGCGTTTCAAGTGCCCGGAACAATTACCGCAGTGGATGGCGACACTGCAACGATCGCTTTGCCGGATAACTGGCGATCGATCGACCAAATTCAATTTGATGGTCAGGTTTTTCTGCCTGCGGAATCAGCAACACCTGCGGTTAATACGTTTGCAATTGCAGGTGAGCCTGCAACGATTCAGCTACGGTTGCGCGATCGGCGGCGCTTGGCTGTAGGGCGATCGGCTGTGATTGCAGGCACGATCGATGTCGTGCCGACAGACTATGTGCCGTCTTCCCTGGTTAAAGTGCTGGAAGATTTGCCTGTTAAAGGTGAAATTCGCTGGAGTGAATCACTTGAAGAACAGCCTTCTGGCTCATTGAGTTTGGCAACGATCGATCGTCAAGCTGCGGAAAAGCTGCGCACGCGGCTGCAAAAAGACACTGAGCTGACACTGTTTAATCGCGGCTTTGCTATAGATGATTTGCAGGAATCATTGGAGGAGTCGGGCCTGTGGGAATTTGAGGTCAGCTTGACCGGAAAATGGGCCAAGGATGAATACAATCGTTCCTCACGTTTGCGTAGCAATTTGGTGACGACAAAGGTTTTGAACGGTGAAGATTCCGGCAATTGTCAGCTAAATCCACCGAGCATTAGCGTGCTGGGGGGTGGCGTGACGATCGCCGCTTTAGCCGCACAGGTGGGAGTGAAATTTGTCGCGCCGAAATCAGCCGGTTCTGCGCGGGGCTACATTGCCAACTGGTCAATTGAAGTTCCAAATGATTCGCCGCTGAATGCTACGGCAGTTTGGAGTCAGGAAGCTCAAAACTATGTTCGGCAGAACCGCTGCTATCTCGATTACACGAATCCGAATGCGGTTTATGCGCGGCCTGTTCAAGATGGTCGCCGCTGGATTTACGACTTGAATGACCTAAAAATCCAATATCAAGGCAGCCCGAAACACAGCCCAGACTATAAAGGCTATGCAGTTCAATACGATAACTGGGAGCTGACGGGCGACTGGGATAGCGATGATGATCAAGATCAAAGTCCGATACCGCGCCCGCAATGGATACCGCGATCGCCCAAGCGAGTCACGCTCGCGACTGGCGACAAAGATTGGGCCACACCACCCGATGAAACAACGGCTCTGAAGACGCTTTCGCTGAATTGGGATACCAGCGGCACAACCAAAACATTGCGACATGCTACCAGCGAAGATGGGCAGCCGGTCATGGATGAAGAATGGCTGTATGGCTGGGCTTATACCGCTTTGCAAGTTGTGAAACCGGACGGGGAAATTAATGGTGCTCCTGACACTTATTGGGGGCCAGTGCAGTACAAGCGGAAGGACTATATCTATGATCCGACCTATGGCTTTTACATTGGCTATACCGCAACAGGTTGGCGGCTTGGTCGCTTCAAAACTGAGTCAGATGATCAGCTTGAAACAATTTCGCTGAGTGATGATCCAGTGCGGCGATCGATGTATGAGTTCCGGCGCATCAACCTGTGTGAGCGATCGGGTTTGATATTAGAGCCTTACTCGCAATACTACGAAGATGCCGAGGAACAACCGGCCTATGTTTCGTGGGAGCGCTGCAATCGTGACGGCAGCAGCACAACGCATTGGGTACGCGACCCTACCTGGTCGCCAGCGATGTTCGTGATCGAGGAACGTACCTACACGAATTCGTTCGCATCAATGCCGAATCCAGATAGCGGCGACACGCCTGAAACACGACTGCCACCTTTGATTACCGGGGAAGAATCAGATGTGCGCGTGAAGCGGATAATTTACCCCAGCCGCTTTACCAAGTCCGGCGTCAACAACAATCAAGAAGCATTTAAGTTCACTCGAACTAGCGAGCTGGATGTTGATGCTTATGTAGAGTGGCGCAAGGAAGACTCAGCACAGGGCGCGGGCTTTAACGATAAAGCTGTCCGTGAAAGTTTTACTGAGAACACAGATCGCCCACCGGCTGCTACTCGCAAGCCGCCAAACAAAGAACGGGATGAGCCTGAAGACAAATCAGGCGATCCGCGCACGAAAAAAAGTCCTAAGCAGTACGAGCACTTTGTCTGCACTCCAGGCTGGACAAGCAAAGACACGATCGGCGGCAGCATCAGTACGCCAAGCGATACGGTGGCACAAGCTTTGGCTCATGCTGAAACTGACTTGCTAATTCGTGACTTGCAAAACTCAATTAGCTATCAGTTTGATGTGCCGTTTAATGTGCGGCTGCGGCCCCTAGATTATGCGCGGCTGAACGTGCAGGGAGAAACGCATCGCACTCGCATCTTGAGCGTTGATCACACGATCAAAATTCAAGGCGGTGTTGATGGTGGGCCTGCAATGTTGACAGCCGACGTATCGCAAGTGAAGGCCGGAATTGATCGCAAGATTCCGATTACTCACTATCGCCGTCGTTCCAATAACCGACAGGATCAGCCGGTGGGATCGCCGAATGATTCTCCGCCCAATAATCCGCGCGGTTTAACGATCGAACTCAAAGACCTCATGCCTTTTTCATTAGTAACTCGAAGGAATTTTGCATCATGATTACTCGCTCTCAACAGCAAGCCGCACTTGAATGGGTGCGTTTGCTGAATTTGATTTCGCCCCAGGCCCAGCGCACTCGCAATGGTTTGACGTTGAAAATTAACAGGGTTGAAAACACGATTACCAGGGGCGCGAGCCGTCCAACCCGAAGCAGTGTACGTCTCCGTTAAAGCGGGAACACTGAAGGCGTAAGCCTTTGAGCAACGCAGGCGAATGCGGTATCAATTTGCATCTGGACGATCAAGCTTGCCGTTTGAGGCGAGCTGGCTAACGATCGAAGAAGGCCAGACGACGGCTAGCCATACTCTGTACTTTGCCTTGGTGGGTGAAAATCCTGCCGGGGTGAATCTTCTGTCGCCGATCGTTGGCCCGATTACGATTCCAGTTGCATCCAGATTGCGCATCTCTTTGCCCAGCAGCGTGCGGTTAGGGGGTGAATCCTGGCAGCGCTACATTCTGGCCGCTTCAACCTCAAACACGGCCAGCAGCTTTGTTCAGGTGGCAGCGCTCAACAGTGTGGATGCACAGGGCGAGCCGATCGCCATGCCGCTTACCTTGCTGCTAGATGGCGATGAATACTTCGAGCTGTCTGAAACGATCGATGCAGAAAATGATCTGCCGCTGCTGCCGGTTGAAGGGATGCTGCGGGCGATCACGAGCTTAGAAGGCAAAATTTTTGAGTATGAAACCGACAGTACGGCTGTTCCTAATGGGGAAACCGTTCTAGCGGATGTCGATGGCGCATGGCTATGGAAGCCTGGAAGCTTTAGCGCTGTCGTTACGAGTACGACGGATGGGGGTGGCTGCGATCAGCCCCTAGATTTGCTGGATGTGACGCGCCTGCGGCTGCCAACTTACGCGATGACCGGCGATGTCGGGCGAGCGCTGGAGTTTTGGCTTTACAACACTGATGCCGTGTCGATCGATGCGGGGCAGCGGGTGGGCCTGAATGTTGAGCTGAGCGGCATTGCTCAATTTTCCGCCTTTGATCATTTGCTGCGGGTGACGTTTGGCGGCTATGCCCAACCCAGCGACGGCACGCTTCGCACAACGTTTGACAGCGGTGAAGCCTTTGCCAATGTTGACTTGGAACGCAGTTTTGAATTTGGCCGTACAGATTTAATTGCTCCAGACGATTTGCGCACGGGAGAAGCTTATGTGTTGAAAGTCCGACCGCAGTTTGATTTGATTGCACTTCAGACGGCAACGGTAGCGGGCAGCGTCCTCAGCATTCAACCATTTTTCTATGCTCAAGTCGGGGAATACAGTCCGGTTGGGGCCGCAATGGGCGACTGGATTTATCCAGTCCTCGATCGCGGCTGGGTTGTGCCTTATCCCGGACTGAGTGCCTTAGCCTTGTCTCGTGAAGGCATGGTAGGGCGGCGGAACTTTCCAGCGCTGGGGTCATCGCAAATTTTTGGCCTGTTGGCAAATCAGACCGCTCAGACCATTGTGATCAATGGCAACGGCGCGATCTACTTGCGCACTGGGGCAATTCAATCTGGTGAAGTGCTGCGGGCGATCGTTTCCACTCAAAGCGGCGTCTCTGCGCCTTGTGCCTTTAGTGCCCCAACGACGGCTGCGGGTAGCCTGCAAATCACACTGAACTACCCAAGCAACGGGACGACGGCTCAGGTTCGCGCTAACTATCCCGATCGAATTGCCGGACTTGCCAGCCGCGCCAAGCTGAATGCCAGCAGCGTTACGGTTTACGTTCGCTCTGGGGCCGAAGTGCGAGAATTCCCAAATTTGGGTTTTGTGGATGGCGCGAGCCAGACCTTTAACTTGCCGTCGTGGGCTTCTGGCACGATCGTGACGCTGCCGACTGTGGCTGACAGCTTCAGTTTGTTTGCGCCTGTGAGCGCAACTGCGGTTGTCAGCGGGGCGGGCGATTATCCGGCTGGGGTTCAAGTTGCTTTTGCCTTTGCCTACGACGGCACAACGATAACGAGCCTCAGCCATGATTCACAGCTTCTTGGCTGCATTCACACTGCACAGTCGAGTTTGGCGCGGTTAGAGCAGCGTACTCAGGTTTGGGCAGAGCCGGTGATTTCCATCGTCAATATGCGAGCCGTGCCAGCGGGCGATCGCAGCCCTTACCAATCGCGCTATCTGGCCGAGAAAGGCAATCCTTACCGTTTCCACCCTGAATCGACGGAAACAGACGACGGCGATCGATCGATTCGACCTAGCGATATTGCTGAAAATGAAGCAGGGCGCTGGCTGAAGGATGACGGTTCACAGATTTTGTTTGGTTCAACGGAACCGAGCAACAGCATTGGCGAGCCAGGGGATTACTATTTTCTTCGAGACCCGCATCCCCAGGCCGGACTGCTGTACTTTAAGCAACTTAGCGGCTGGGTTTCGGTGATTAGCCTCAAAGGGGATAAAGGCGACCCAGGAATTTTTCTGAAGGGCAGTTGGAATAGTTCTGATACGTTTGTCGCCACCAGCGTTGTTAGCGCCGGGAATTCAAGCTGGTTTGCGGTTCAGCCCAGCACCAATATTGATCCGCTATTTGACGACGGAACAAACTGGCTGCCCCTGGCTAGGGGTTTGCGGTTTCGCAATGACTGGTCGGCGATCGCGACTTATGCCGTGCATGACGTGGTACGGCGTCAAGGCAAGTTGTATTTAAGTTTGACGATTAACAACAACGCTGACCCCAGCACAGACGCAGGCTCAAACTGGCAAATTGTTTTCGACGGCATTCGGCCAGCAGGAACGTACAACCCGATCGGAAACTACGCCTATAACGACTTGGTTTTCTTGGATGCCGGATCTGCTGACGATGGCAGCTATCTTTATCTCAATCCTGTCGCCAGCAGCGGCAATGCACCGCCCAATGTTGCCTACTGGCAGCGAATGGCCCGCAACGGCACTCAAGGGGCAACTGGGCAGAGTTTTAACCCGCGTGGAACTTACAACCCGCTCGCGACTTACAGCAAGCTGGATTTTGTTGATTTCAATTTGGGCACGGTAGATGACGGCAGTTACGTTTACATCAACCCCGACCCTAGCGAGGGCAATTCGCCGCCCGATCCGGCTTACTGGCAGGTGAACGCTTTGCGGGGTGCGCAGGGGGCGCAGGGCGCGACGGGAGCAGTCGGCAATGCAAACGGCCTTGTTTTGACCTCGACGGTCAGCCCTCCATCAACCGGCGCGAATCAGATCGCGCTGTGGAACAACAACGGCACGTTGATGTTGCGATTACCTAACAACGGATCGTCGAGTCCGGTTGGTGCTGGTGGTGGTGGCAGCAGTGGAGCTGGATTAGAATCTCAAGTTTTTTCGTAGAGGTTGATATGGCAACGCTTTCGGCTCAATTTCCAAGCGGTTCACTTGATGGCGCTCCAATTATCGTGCAGCACACCGACGAAACTCAACCCGGCACGTTGATCTGTGCATTGCATCCAACTCTGCCGGAGGAATTGTTTTTATCGGCTGCTAATAACTACTTTGCTCAAGCCGATTTGATCTTCCAGTATTACAACGCTGCCAATGTATTGATTTGCTTAGGGCGAGTTGCATTGCCGTCGCGCCAAGGTTTTCAAGGTTTTCAAGGTGGACTACGCCAGAAAAATATTACGGTGCGAGCAGTCGCGTCTGTGGCTGGAGAAGTGATCGTTGGCGCGAACATTAACCGGATCGAATAATGTCAGACATCTTGCTTTGGCGATCGCGTCGTCGCACCGGAAAAATTGATTCTCGCAATCGATCGGCGGCCACTATCTTGCGGTCGAATTCACTGGCGATCGCCAGCTATGCCGGATTTGGCGGCAACTCCTCAGATGGAGGTGCAGGCAGTTTTCTAGCGCTCAATACCGGGTTTAACCCTGGCATCGTTTGGACAAAATGCCTTAGTTCAAGCGCTCGATCGCATCGCCTCAACAATCAGCCGCAGAACTGGACGATGATCATTGATCCGTCCAACACCATAAATCGAGTCACGACTGATTCGCCCGAACTGCAAGCCTATGCGAATGGGTACACATTTTTCTCAACGCCGAGTTACGGAGCGAACAACTTCGATTATCTTTCGCTGGCCTGGAGGCTAGATCCCAGCGCTGGAACAGCGATCGTGACCTGGCTCGGTAATGGCTCAACGCGAGTTCTAACGCACAATTTAGGCGTTGCCCCAACGCTAATCTGGGTGAAGAATACAAGTCTAAGCGGGGCAATGGCCGCATATTGCGCTTCGCTGGACAACGCAAGTTCTAACGCACTGTTTTTTAACTCTTCAGCTCCCGCTTCAAGCGCAACTTACTGGAATAGCACGCAACCAACTACTACGCAATTTTCGGTTGGTTCAACCTTTTCTCAATCGAGTCGAAACTATGTGGCCTATCTGTTTGCCCCTGTTCCTGGCGTTTTTGCTTCTGGCCGCTACACTGGCACAAACCTCAGCCCAGGCCCGATCGTCAACGCCGGATTGACCCCCAATCTAGTTTTGCTGCGATCGATTACTACGGGGGATTGGTTCTGGTTCAATCGGCTGCGGGGTGGCAATCGCTATCTAGTTGCGAATCAAACTTTTTCGGAAACCATTTCAACCCCTGGAAGTCTAGCGATCGAATTTCAAGCGAACGGATTTCAAGTTGGCAATCACTCGTCGATCAATAGCGCTCAAGACTATCTTTGGTGGGCCTGGGCATGATTAGCGATCAGCTTGTTCGATCTGTCACGGGCCGGACAATCGACAGCTATCAATCTGTGGCGATCGGCACAGGTTATGGCACGGTGGGGCAGGTAATTTCAGTTCAACTGGCAGATCCATTGCAAGGGCGATCGACACTTTTCAACGTGACCCTACTCAACACTGTTGCGCCCAGTCGCAACAATTTAACGCTGCTGCAAGACACAAACGGGCACTGGTGGGGAGTTGGGGCCGAAACCATTCCTGTTAGAGAAACAGTAGTGCAGCATCGTCGCCGTACTTTGGTAACGAGCAATCCAGGCAACATCACTGTCTTGTTTCAGACTTCGGTAGTGGAATATGACAACGCTACGAATGGAATGTATGAGGTTGGCGGCTCAAAGATTTGGCTGATGACTGATCAGAGCGTTACTGCTTTAACGACGCTGCAAGAATTGGGCACAGCCCCAATGCTGCTCGATGCGAGGCAGACGAGACGACAGTATTGGCTGACCTGGATTTCTGAACAGCAAAAAATTGTGCAGATTGGCAGCGTGATGATCGTCAATCCAGAAAACCTTTATCCCAGCTACAACTTAAGGCTATTTACCTGGCTGCTTAATCGCCGCGATCAAGTGATCCGAACCCATGAGCAAACGCACTTGGGCTTTCAGCCGCGCACCGCAAATTCAGATCAGCGGCATCCCTCTCCCGCAACGACTTACCCGCCAGAATGGAGCGCTTACACTGCTAATTTGCTGCCGCGCTATCCAACGGATCGAGATGACGATTCGCAAAGTCTGCCGCCAATTTATCGCGATCGCGGTTTGGTGAAGCAGTCATTGGTTCTGCCGGACATTACAAGACCTAGTTTTGATTTTGCCAGCTTGATTAATCCAACTCTAGGAGGGATCAGCGTTGTACAGCATGAGCCACTGGATACAGCTCGGATTGTTCCGAGATATTGGGTCGATTTAACTGAGCCGTTCTCGCCTTATGCCCTCATTACAAAATCTCCCTATCAGAGCTATTTTTCGGGTATTGCTTTTTCTGCGGCATTGTTGGCAGGCGAAAGATTTCAGGTTTTTCGGGCACAAGCTAATTCAGATTACAACAGCAACTCAGAAGCGGTTGAGAATAACTTGCCCTGGAAAGAAATGCAGTCAGCTCAGTTTAAGCAGTTGCAGATTAGTGCAGTTCAGGCTGGAGTTAATGCAACTGAAATTGTTGATGGCGTCTTAAATGACGATGGTAATGTTCAGCTCGATCAGGTTTTGAATACTGAGACAGCGATCGCTGAGGGCAAGCTGTTGATGCAAACAAGGTTTTACACCCGCTACGGTGACTTTCCAAGTAACAACGATGCTCGCAATCTTGCTTACTACCATGTGTTTGCGCCTCGTTGCCTCAAAGCTTGGCTTGGGTAGAACCTTTGAGCGCTGTTGGTTTGGCCGCTGGGCACATTAAGAGTATTGCAATCCTGATGTCACCCCATGACCGAACCAAATTCCTGCCCAACCGAGTGCCCGAATCGTTCACGCACTGCCATTTCTATCTTTGGTCAAAAAATTGACCCGATCGAGCTGGGATTACACTTACTCGTGATTTTGTGTGTGGTTGTACCGGCCTCACGGCAATCGGTACAGCAAGACTTCACTCCTGCTAAAGCACTGGGATGGATCGGTGCAATGGGTGCAGGAACCGCAATTGTTCGACTTACGCCCACGGCACGCCTCAATGCGTATGCCACACTAATGGGCAAGCCTACTCAGTAAGTGAAACTCTATGCTCGACTTTCGACGTTCCTTGGTCTGCGTGCTTCGAGAAAACCTTCGCCGGATTACGCCTGGAGCGGCTGCCACCCGCTCACAAAAATCGCCACACACTACCTTGACATCAGCAGCAGTGCCGGTGGAGAAAGTAGAGCAGATCCTCTTGCAACAGCTCACAAAATACAGCAGTTCTTCATCCCCGATGGTGACATGCTCGAATGGAGTGACGAACGGCGATCGCGAGTCGATCTGTGGAAGCAGCTTCTCACACCCCCGTACACCCACCTGCTTTGCTTTAGCTATCAAATTTCAGCCACGGGCGAATTTCGTCCAATTCTCAAGATCGATCTCAACCTCTCCAGCCTTAGCTACAGCCCTAGCCAAGCTGCTCGAAAGCTCGGAGTCTATTTAGTCTACGTTTTTGAGCGGGTTGACAATCGCTGGCTACTCTATCGGGGCGATCCAACTGAGCTTTTTTGGCTGATGGCGATCGAGCGCAAGTACGCCGATCTGCGGGAAGCAATTCAGAATCCGAATGACTTGATGGCTGTCTTCAGGCAGAATCACGGCAAAACTTAGGGTGCAACGTGACGCTACATCGACCAAAACGCGCACCCTAAACTTTGGCATGACCCGATCATGTCATCATGACAGCATTTAAGAATGTAATCACTTATAAATGATGAAACCTCTACATGATTAAAGTTAGACACTTCATCATGTAGAGGTATAGAAGCTGTGAAAAATTGCACTTCCGTCAATTAGTCATGATTGCAGGTTTTGAGCATAGGTCTTCGCCCGCTTCTGGACTCCGGCCTGCTTGCGCTGCTTGAGACGATCGCGGGCGATCGCCAATGCTTTTTCAACATGGCCGTTTGCCTGGGCACTGAGATACAGCCCTTCAACCAAAACTTCCAGCGTCAGGCGCGGGTCTTCACTGTTGCAGAGGTTTAGCATCTCAGCCTTCAGTTCTTTATCGAGCCGCAAGGTACTGATACTGGTTTCCACTTCAGGTGAGGGCGGCTCAGCGGGTGGTGGTGGTGGAGCTGCTGTCATCGGCATCTCACGAGGAGGAACTGAATTGCGATGCCGCTGGCGTATTAAATCAGCCATGTTGTTATCAGACATGAACAACCTCCGACGCCACAGCCAGTTTTGCCATCAAACGCTCGCTCAACACGCTAAAGGGATAGTCAAGCTGCTGCGTTTCAGCCAGCATAGATTGCTTGCTAATTGCTTCAGGAACACGAACGGATTCGCGTAGTGTGGGCAGCATCCATTCTGATTGCACTTCTGGCAAATCCATCATTTGATTGAGCCAAAATTGCGAATCCTTCGATCGATTCAGTCCGAACCAGCGATCGCGAAATGGCATGATGCCAACAACTTCAGCTTGAGTTGCATCCATCTCTTGAAGCTGTGAAAGCACAGTCAGGGAGCGAATTAATGAGCCGAATCCTTTTCCATTTAGCTCGCAGGGAATGACAATACTATCACTCGCGCCAATGACTGATTTGGTCAGCAAGTACGCCTGGGGTGGCGAATCTATAAGGCATAAGTCAAAACTTGACTGAAGTTTCTGCAATCGCTGTCTTAGCAGCAGTGCCCCCATTCCTGTACCAGACAGATATTCTTGCAGCCCTTCCAGGCCGTCATCTGCTGGAATGAGCGCCAAGTTGGGCGTAGACGTTGGGTAAACGGCATCAGCAGTTTCTTTCACCGTTCCGCGCATGAACTCTAACAACGTTGGATCGGTCGGCTCAATGTGCTGACCAAGAAACGTTGTCAGATTAGCTTGAGGATCGGCATCGATCGCCAACACTCGAAGCCCTCGACCTGCAAGAATTTTGGACAGAAACAGCGTCGTTGTGGTCTTGCCCTGGCCGCCTGAGAGCGACAAGGCCGCAATTGTGTGCATGATGAAACTCCTAAATGACTAAACCTCTAAATGATGACATTTATAAACCTCATCATTTAATCATGATTAGGCTGAATCATTTTGACATGACTAGATGCGGCTGTAAACTAAAGGCAATTCCAAGGCGAGACACCCTTAAATTTGGGTAGAGTTCCGCGAATTTCCTATCGCCATCGGGCGATTGAAATGCCAGAATCGGAGCAAGATTTTTTCATTTTTTTTTAAGGATTGCTGCTGCGACCGAAACTCAACGATACAGAGTTTTTGCAGCAGCGCAGGTAGCAAATTTCGATTCAAGCTTCGCCTCGATCGCTTCCCTGAGATTCGCTATGTACGCTTCCCATCGCCTCAACGATGCTCAATCCAGCTTGGTTGAAGCATTACTGCATTTGCCGCAGAAGTTCAACAAATCAGTTTCGGTGCTGAGCGAGGGCACAACTCCAGATCACTACTATCGCCTGCTGCTTTCAGATTTCAACGTCACGCCACACCTGGCATTTTGGGCTGGGGCGCTGCTGCTATGTCAGCAACACTGGTCGGTCAAGGTCGAGTTTGTTGATTGCATGATCATGGAAGAATCTAGCCAAGGTGATTCTTATCGCTATTGCCGAATTGATGTGCCGATGGCTCCAGAGCCGGAAGCGGCTTTGATTCGGGTTGTGCAACCTTTGCTGAAGCTTGCTTAGTTTTTCGGCACATTAAACATTTATTTGTCCAAAATTAAACATTTAGTGTCAAGGCCAAAAGCCTTGCTGGTTCTAGCCTGTAGCAAATACAGACTAGGACAATAAATGTTTAATTTTGGACATTTATTTGTTTAATTGGATTTCGATCGAGGTTCTGAATCAGTGCGGTCAGGGCTGCAAGGGCCACGTCTGCATCTTGGCAGTAGCCCAGGCCAATTAGGGCATGGCAACCGCTGGCAGCCGGTTTAAGCTGACAATCCCATCCTTCAGCCAGTGCCGCTTCAACAGCCGTCAGCAGCAGCTCAGCTTGGGCTTGCCGCTGCAACTGGCAGCTTTGCATCCGCGTTACAAAATCGGCATAGTCGGCTGGCCGAAGGGCAGCCCAGCGAGCAAGTAAAGCTAGTTGGTTCATGTTGTTTTTGCCCCAACTGCTTCTGACATCTCCATCAGTCGGGGCCAGCAGACCGGATCAAGGTTAATGGGCTTGATGCTGTAGCGGGGAAAATCATCTTGCAGTTGACGCTCCGTTACAGTTTCAGGATATGGCTGCAAAATGACTACAAGTGTTGCCAGTAGCAGAAGGGCAAAGCCTTCATCAGGCCCAGCACAATAGGTCAGAGTGATGAGAGGGCTATTTACTTGCGAAAGGCAAACGCGAATCCCAAACATCATTGGACAAAAACCCAGCTCCCAGCGATTTTCCAGGGAGACGAAGCGAATAATAGGATAAGTCTCATTTGGGGTCGATCGTTGAAATTTCATCCGTATTATCTCGATTGCTGACATGAAATTTAGAAGCGGCGGCGGCAATCTGGTCAAACAGCTCTTTCGCCTTTTCGGGGGAACTGACGGCAAAATGCAGGTAAATATCGCTGCCGTCGATCGTCATTTCAAGCTTATTTTCCGCTGCCAAAACCTTTCCCCCTTTGTTCATTAAAATCAATGATTCTTGCAGGAGCTGGGCCTAAATCTGGCTGTTGCCAGCCATCAAAATCCTGGTTGCCATGAAACGGCACATGCTCAACATTGAGTTTTTCGGTCAACACAGTGCAAATTGTTTCAAAGTTTTGGTATTGCACGCCTGCCATATCGCGCAAGCTGTAAGCGAGATGAAGACTTGCATTAACCTGCTCAAGATCGTGCTGATCTTTTTTAACTTGAACTCTGAATCTCTGCTCTCCTTCTTTTTCTCTTAGTTGAATAATTGACCAGGAAGGAAAGAAAGCTTTGAATTCTCCGTGAGTCTCAGAAGCGAGGCAGAATAGGGCGGCGATGCCGTGCTTCTTAGCGATCGCTTCCATTTCGGCAATGGCTTCTTTAAGTTTGGGATCGAAAGGGGGTTGATTGTCTTTTGTCATTGGCTTTCCTAGAGTTGCGGTCTAAAAGTCTGACTGAGATTCATTTTTCATGCCGTCTTTCGAGCGCTTCACGCCAAGCTTCATCGGTTGGAGCGGTCAGCTCCCCCATTGCAAAATAGGCTAGAAGCTGAAAATCGCGTGCCCCTCGGCAAATTTGATTCTCAGGCTTACCTACTAAGCCTGGACTATGACAGGGCTGATTAGCAATCGTTAATACTTGCTCTATCAAACCCAGCATTGCTTGCTTTGGCTGGCCTCTGAGAATGCCGCGATCGGGTCTCCACGGGCAGGTTTCACACTGCCGTGGCATCACATTATTAGGGTCGAGTGTATCTTCAGTGGAGTTTTTGAGTTTTGCCCGACCTCGCCTTAAATCATCGAGTGTTGCCTTACGCTTCTTTTTTTTCATTGACTTCTTTTAATCGTTGTTCTTTTCGATCGACTATATTGATAAACTGCCAAGCTTTTTAATCCATTCAGCAGCTTTTTTGAACTCTGCGCCTAACTCTACTGAGTTTTGTGTAACAGCAAATGTCAGCATTAGACCCCCATCATCATCCTCTTCGTCTTCATCTTCGTCTTCCTCTTCGTCTTCCTCTTCGTCTTCATCCTCATCCTCATCCTCATCCTCGTTATCCTTTGAGGTGAGAAATTTCATTGCTTGCTCAACTCCATCGATCGCTTCTATCCAGTTTCGGAGAATAGGTGCTGGGCTTTCCGCTAGAACTAGGTTGATCATCTCAGCTCGAAAATACTCGATTGCCTTCGCATGAATCGCAATGATTGCTTCGTTGTTCCGCATTTTTACCTTCCAAATTAGTTGTTTTGAACTCACATCAAATTGAGGATGCCAACCTCTCACAATTAAATCGGCAATGCCCTATTAAATAACCCCCTCGATCGGCAGTTGAACTTTGGCAGGGTCGTTATCAACCATCGGAGTCAATAGGTTAAGTTGCCCGTTGCGTTCTAGCTTGAGCCGTCGTTTTGTGCCTATTGCCTGCAAGTCCATGCGCGTATGACAAACAGTACAGAGCGCAATCAAGTTTTCTCGCGAGCAATCGGGTGGGTTGTGGTTGAGGTGGGCCACGCCCAATTCAAACCGCTTCAGCTTGCCAAACTGCATTTGATTTCGCTCGTCAGAAACAGCCTGGGCGATCGCGCCAATTGACCAGTTCAGCCCAATCCAGAAATCACAGGGGTCTTCTCCCGGCATTAAGCAGGGCCGCTGGCAACTTTCGCAATGCCAATTGGCTTCTCGCTTAATGCGTCGGGCGATCGTATCCCAATTTTTCGGATAAAGGTTGCGAATCATTGGCATAACGATTGCCCCGCTTAATTTGCTTGTGCTTGAGCTTCTGCTCTGTGGATGCGTTTCTGTTGCCAGTAGAGAACCATCGATATCAATTCTTTTGCATCAGCGCTTGAACAGTGAGCGGCAATCACTAAACCACTACAGTTGGCGGGCAAACCTCCGGTCGCTGGAGCCGTTTCTCCCGGTTTAAGACCCTTATCATTATCGGGAGGGAGCATCGGCAGGATAACCGTGCGCTCTTGGTTTAGCGCCTCGTAGAAGAGGCGTTCAGCCGCAATTCCAAGCGGAATTTCATTTTTCTGTTCAGGTTCAATCGGTAAATTTGTCACTCTGATTCTCCAGTTGGGGTTGACTGCGATCGCGATCGGAAATTGGCTAAAATTTCGTTCCAATCTCCGTGAGGGCGATAGTACGCCTCATGAATTAACGCATGGATCATTTCGATCGGATTTGTTTCAGCGCTATTCGCGATCGTGGATAGCATTCGTCTGGCGTCTTCAGTAAGTCTCATAGAATATTATGTCTTTTTCTAGGGGCAAAAATTAGCTTTGTTCCTGCCACTTTTCAAACTCTTTCCAACAAATTACAACTCCGCTAAAAGGAAAGCTATAACCTTGTTGAAAAAAGTTGAAAAAAGTATCTAAATTTTCAAAACCATCGGCGATCGCGAAGATGCGAGCGGCGTAAATGTCTAGTGGTTTGCTGTCTAGGCAGATTGTTCCTTCCGTTGAAATGGAAATTGGCTTTATCTCTGTGCAGATTGACTCGCCTAGCTTGCGGCGCTTTGGGCTACGCTGCTGCTGCCAGTGATGCAGGCGATCGCCCACTTTGATTGGGTACTTGCGAATTTGGCGAATTGTCTGAAAACATTCGGCCAATTCAACTTTTTCGGCTTTCCAGGGCTGATATGAAATTAGGGGCATTGTTTAAGCTTCCTAAAAATTTGCGGTCATCGACTTCACAGATCTCAGCAAATGCTTGGGCCGCTCCTAAAATCAGCAGTAATCGCACATACGCCTGATCTCTCGATCGAAATTCGGGCACTAACTTTTGCTGAATTAGCTTGTAGATTTCTTGCTCAATCCAGTCATTTGCAGGGGGATAAACCTCCAAACAGCGCATATAGTACGGCCAGTCAGCGGGCATCCTGGCATTTTCAGGCGGCACAAGTTCTTTCGTGCGAATTTTGTAGGCAATCTCAATTGATAAAGCTTCAGGAACAATTCGCGCCCATCGGCGCAAATCGTCTTCTGTCGGCGGCGACTTCCACAACCACTGTGGCCTTCCATAGTTGGGATCTGTCAATTTGCGTCGTTTTGAATCACCCATCGATCGAGGTCTCCTTTTCTAGCTGTTGAATTTGAAGCCGGAGCTGCCGCAGTTGATTGCGGCGCTTAATCGCGGCCTGGGCCGCGATGTCTTCGTCGCTGCCAGCCATGCCAACGTAGCGACGTTTGACCATCTTGGGACTGCCAGGTTTAGGCCGGACAGCCTTAAAAATCGCTTGCTTCGAGCGGTAAAAGACTTGCCGATTGTCTTTGTTGCTGTGGCACGGGGGGGCGCTCTAGCCAGCAGTTTGCAGGTGCAATTTCGCCTTCAGCCTGAATGCGATCGCATTCAGCTTCAAGTTGTGCGATTTTCTGAAGGCGATCGCTTGTAGGATTGTTTGGGGCAGGAACTCTCGAAGTGATGTGATCGCGCTCCAGCTCGCGGAACCACCATTTCGCGCAGGCCACCACTTTCTGCCCCAGCACATAATTTTGCTTGCGGTAGCTGACCATTCGGCCTTGATAGGAGTAGCGCACAGGCCGCAGCTTCGTGCCTTCTGGCAGCAGCTCATAAATATCGGCATACTTTCGGCCTTTCTCGCCAGCAAAACAGCCGCCTAAATATGTCCAGCGCTTTCCTACTAAGGTCTGCACGCCTTTGATCCGGCCTGCCTGAATCGTTTTTGTTGAGCAGCAGTGCTTGAACAGTTCATCAATCTGCTGAGCAGTGCCAATCAGGACATGCAGCGTTTTCTTGATTCGCAGGCATTCAAAACCAGCCGATCGAAACAGGTCGGCCAAAACATCGAATTCAGCTTCAACTTCTGCCCAGGTCAGCAGCGATGAGATAACCCTGCCACCCAGCTCACAATTTAAGGTTGCATGGGTAGCGGAGGCGTGACGAATCTCATACACATGGCCGCTGGAATGTCGTTGCAGCTTTTTGCCGATCGGATAAGGCGGTACGGCTGGGGCGGTTAGGCCGTCGCCAGGTTCGGACAGCTCGGTGGCTGGGCAATCAGCTTCTGAGACGGCTGCCAGGTCAGCGGATTGTCGCCCTTCACTTTTACCCAGCCTGTCCCGACAAGCTGGTAGAGACGGCGGCGCGTCAGGGTTTCCGTCTCGACGGCGTGATCGGCGATGGCCTTCGTGCTTAGGCCGAGCGGTGCTGCCATCAGTTGACGCAGCATTTTCTGCCCGATCGCTGTGCAGGCAAGGTCTTGACGATGGCGCATGGAGATTTTCGTCAGGCTGGGGTGACAATAGCCTGATCTGTTCCTTTATAGCCTCGCAATCAGCCAAAGTCATAGGGGTTGTTTCGGTATCGGCTCCATTGAAGCTGATTCGCGCAGCAGGGCGATCGCGTCATTCAGCGCCGCCATGTCCTGCTCTGATAGCTTCCTCATCGTTAGTTGCAGATCAATCCGCAACTTAGGATCAAGGTTTTGTTTCAGCAGTTGCTCAAGCTCTGAGTAGCGCATTAGTTCCTCCTGCCTGAATGGTTGAGCCGCACTCCAATGCGGCGATGGTCGTTGCTGAGAATAATCAGATCGCCTTGCCGCACTACTGAAATCAAGGTTTGGCCCATGACTAAAACTGCCGCAGTCAGATGTTCCAGCCGTGCCAATTCACACTCCTCGACTGGATAGCGATTGCCTCCTGGTCGGGGAGCATCCCACAGCCAGCACTTCTTGGCATAGGTTTCAATTGCAGCAACGATTAACAGCAGCCGTGTTGGAATGTGGTGGGCGACCGCGCCTACTTGCATCAAACTTCTTATTGGCATTTAGAATCTCTCCAATTGAGCAATTTCAGCCAGAGTGGAAAGCTGATTGGGCCTGAGTCAAGCGCAACGAGGCGATTGGCTGCCAGCACTGTTTTGGTACGCTGCTCGGCAGTCAATGAGTTCCACGCTTCAAACTGCTGAATTAACCCGTGGGCTTCTTCTTCAGGAGACTCAACCCATTCAGGCAAAATTGGCACGATCGCCGCCTCTGCTACTGTGAGCGTGATGCTCACAGGAACGGCATCATCTTGAAGTGCGGCTAGAACTTGATCAATCAGCTCATCATGTAAGCGTGCGGTCGGAGTTCGTAGGAACAGCGCTAAGCAAGGCTGATTCTGCACAAGAAGCAATGGCTCAGTAGAGCCGACCGGCACACCTTTGGGGAAAATTTCGTTCAGCTTTGCCAAGGGGCAATCAGCCTTTAAGCGAATTTTTGGAATGCTCATAGGAATTTTGTGTTTGAAAGATCGTGAGCTAGCTTCGCTACAGCCCAGTCCGGCAAGGTGTGCAGACTGCTGTAGTTATCCCAACGGAAAGCTTGCAGGGCCTGAGCTTTTTCAATCCATTCCAGGAAGGCCGGATTCTTCCAGCCCAGCTCTAAACGCGACCAATGAATCTTAAAGAGGGCAAATTCCTCGCTCAAATCACTGGGAGGATTTTCCCAACTGCCTGATTCAGACCAATGAATGCCGCGACCTCTCACCGATTCAGTTTGACTTGCAGCTTGGGGTGGGGCTTGAGGAGGTGCTAAAACCCCGATCGAAATCAGATATTTTTCATACCCTGCTGCTGCACGGGTCTGGATGCACTTGCGGGTATAGGCATCAATTTCACCGATCGGGCTATCTGAATTTGCGCGTTTTTCAGCCAGTCCAACAACAAAGTCTCTGGCCCAATCCCAAAACTTAGGATCGCTGCCACCATCTCCAGCCTTTTCGTATCCAGCCCAGTGATAAGTTTTCCAGTCGAACGGGGCCGCAGCAGGCGCGGCGGAACTTTGGTCTCCACCCGTGTTGTCTGGGATTGTGGGGGGTTCGTTTTGTTCCGGCAACGAAGCAGACGGCTGTTCTAATTTTTCAAAATCTTCCGCGCTTTCTCTCTCTCTTTGAGAAAAAATTGAAGAATTATCTGAGAAAGAATTGGGGGGATCGCTAGAATCGGCCTCTGACAAGGATTCTAAGGGGGTGTCATTGATCGTTTGATCAGTGCCACTGATCGTTTGATCAGTAGGATTGATCGTTTGATCAGTGCCACTGATCGTTTGATCAATGCCAATTTTGCGTTTAGCAACGGCTGATTCTTTCCTGACGGGAATCCAGATATCAATGCCCGCGACATCTTTCCACTCAATTAGCTTCTCTTCTTTCAGCCTGTTAATTGAGCTGTAGCAGGTGCGGGCATTGCAGCCAATGATCTTGGCAAAGTCATCCATGTTCGTGATTCTGAGCTGATGCCCCGGTCTCCGCATGATCCGCAGAGCCATGAGTAGCGCTCCTTTCGCGGTTAAATTGCCTTGTTCGTAGTCTTCTTTTATCTGTTCAAGGTAAAACCGATAGTGCGGTTTGTCTTTGGGTTGAGGTGTGGTTTGTGTCATTTCCTGCTCCTCGCCGTCAGGCTGTGCGGAAGCAGTTTCAAGCTGGTTTGTGTCATGATCTTGATTTGATAGTTCTGTGGCCCCAGTAATCCCGGCCAGGACTACTGGGGTTTTTCTTTAAGAGCAAATATCTGTTTGAAATTCGATCGCATTAGTTTCAGTTGGAGGAAATTCCTGAAACTCAATTCGGCATTTCACAATTCGCGACTTGTCAAAAAAGCGGATTTGGCCGCGAGCCTCAGCCATCGCTTTGAGCGCCGGATTACTTGCATAGTCCGCCAACATTTGGTTGGATTCGCATGGCTCAACTCCTTCGATGTAGCTCACCGTAATGTGCGGGAACGGATTCTCTGAAGGAATAAAACCAGGCACTTTTACCTGCAAAGCTTGAATGCGATTGTTAGCAGCTTCAGCCCAAACGATCGCGTCAAACTCTGTGCCCAGACAATTCAGCGCCTCAATTCTGCCAAGCTCAACATCATATTTCAGGGTGATGTGGTGGGGATCGCCGCAAGGATAGCGTCGATCGATTTCCAGTTGCTCTGGTTGAACCAGTACAGCCCATAAAATTCCGCGCATTATGCTTGTCTCCTGTGATTGATTTGTTGGCGTTGGCGTGAGGAGTTCGGCGGCTTCCAGCTCCCTTTAATTGCAGGGTCAACATAGACATTGCAGGCAGGTTCAACCCTGCTTTGAAATATCGGTTTGGGCTGCGGAATTTTTGCGCCGTGGGCGTACAGCCGAAGCTGAGCGTGAGAATCCTTGAATTTTGGTTCAACGATTTGAACCTTATGTTTTTGCTTCAGGATTTCAACAATTCGGGTGATCTTTGCGCGAGGAATTCGGCCATCGCGCCCAGCCCGCTCGATCGTTGGGGTATAGCCGAGCTGGACGGCCAGCGACTCTCGCGTGATGCCGGGATGCAGCTTAACAATTGCTAGTGCCGTTTGCACTTCATCACGTTCTGGCTTCTCCATCACGCCTCCTTAGCTTTGCCAAGGTAGACAGAGCGGTATTTTCCCCCACTGCGGAAGCGCAGATATTGATAGGGGCCGCAGTTGTTGATCATTTTCCGAACAAAGTGACCGCCTTGCCCCTTGCTGGCTGTGCTTTGGCGATCGCCACCGGACTCAGGCTCTGGTTCAGCTTCGAGCTTTCGAGCATCGAGCAGCCCGTGCAGCGCTTCGATCAGAGATTCAATTTCGGCGTCAGGCAGTGTGGCGGCATCTCTCAGCAGTACGGCAGCGTTTAGGGTGCGCTTTTTGGGCGGTTCAGCCGCTTGTTGCACCCTAAGCCCTTTGGATTTGCGGGGGAGTTTACAAACTGTTGCTATATTTGGACAATGAGACGTGGCAGCGTCAGCATGAGCCATGCTGGTTCTCCTTCTGTGATGACTGGATACTGAATGACTTGAGACAAGAAAAGCGAAGGCCACCGTTGTGTGATGACAACGGTGGCCTTTTACTGTCCTATGGCCCGCGAATGCACGCCGTTTGCTGCAATAATGTTCCTGAAGAACACTTGACGCCGTAATGTATCAGCAGCACTCGAAAGGAATTCTTAAAAAAAGAAACCTTCAAGCCCTGACTACCTACATACGGTGTCAAGGGTCTTTGAAGGTTTTTGCGATAGAAAAAATTTTTTTTTCTATGTACAGCAAGGAATTCAGCCATTTTGCGTAGCTGCGTTCCTTGCTCGATTCCGTTTGGATCGGCTAAGGTGTTAGTCATGGTTTCAAAGTGAAAGGAACCGATAGGCGGCCTTGCGACTGGGTGACATCAGGGGAAGGGCCGTCTTTTACTTTTGAGTTTTTCGAGCTTAAGGGCAGAAGCCCACAAAGCGGTTTTTTTGCTGTGTGCGCTTCTACCTGGGTGACATCGGTAGAGCGCCCTTGGTCTGGGTTTCAGCGATCGGGCGGCGAGGTTTTATTGTCTAGCCTTCGTCGGCTGAAAGTCCTTGCTCTAAATATCGAATGACAACGTTTCTTATTGGCTCATTTTTAAGAGCTGCTTGAATCCGAATTCGCGTGCGTACATTTGGTGGCACATCGACGGATAGTGAAACATTGGTTTCGCTATTTTCGTTATCACTGATGTTGTCAGCTTCGATGGGCGGAGGATCTAAGAGGGAGGAGGCAGTAATCATGGCCTGAATCCTGGAATCGGGATCGATCAAAGGTTTACATACTTTCTAACAAATATCAATCACTTAGTTTTGTTTATGGGTGGCTTGGGCCTCCAGTTGCACTAGCTTGTGCGCGATTGGGATCGGGCAGTCTTCAGCGTGTAGGCTCGGATCGTAGGGGCGATCGAGCAAGTCTTGAGCCGACGCTTGGCAATAGACGCAGAACCCTTCGAGGCTGATTGCTTTTTCAGTCAGCTCTGCGATCGCTGAGCGTAAAACGTGCCTGGGTGGGGTCGGAAGCGAGTCAGAGACCCTTTGGACTGGCTGAGCGTCTGTTACCAGCTTAGGTTGCGCGATCGAGGCTGGTGAGGCTCTAGAGCGAAGATGATGCAGCCGAATTGCAAGCATCAAACCGCAGCCAACACCGATCGCCCAAACCAGCCACAGCCACAAGACGGTCGAAAGGGCAAGCCACCAGCTCAGGTAGGTCAACGCGATCGTCGCGCCCATCGTCGCAAAGGCGGCGCTGATTAGTGCAACTGTTCTAGCGTTATACCAAAACGCATCAACGCCTCTAGACATCAAACTGCTCGCTGTAAATCATTGAGTTCACGATAAAACAGTCTCTCCAGCTCCGCCATCGGCTTAGCATTCTGATCAAGGGCACTTTCGTCTAACCAATTTGGCAAACCAGCCCAAGTTGGACTGGCCTTGACAATGGCTGTGCGCAAATTATCGCGGTTCACCTCTGCTTTGCCAGCAGCGATCGCCACGCCGCGCATCAGCGCCCAATACGCGCCGCACTCTCCGGCGAGGATTTGGATCATGCGGTCTTGATTTTGCGCTCCAAATTCTGGAATCGACTGAAACCAAACTTTGGGATATTTGTGCCAAAACTCCGTCCACGTATCGGGCATAAACTGCCCAATACCGCTGGCCCAGCTACACACACGCCTGCCTTTAATCAGGCCACAGGGTATTACAGAGCTGCGGCGATTTGCTGGCACTAGGAAATAGGGATGCTTTTCATATTGAAAGTTCGGCAGGATATCTCTGATATTTTTGCCTGTGTACATGATTAAGTAACCGTTATGCGGGCTGCCCCGATACCAGGTTCCTTCGGCGAACATAATTACCCGCTGGAAGGCGGCCCAAACCCGACTTTCAATCTCTGGCGTCATGCCTTTGGCCGGAGTATAGGATCGCGCCTGTGGTCGATCGTTATCGACCACAGGCACAACGCGCCTCCCTTGTCGCCGAAATTCACTGCCTGGTGGGGGTGGGGGTGGCGTCGTGGGCGATCGCGGCGCAGGCGCAGGGGCAGCGGGCGACCTGGCCGCAGCAGGCGAAGCAACAGGTTGATTTAGAGGGACTAATAGCGATTGCTCGTGCGCGTCGAGCGGCACAGAACTGCTGATTGATTCTTCCTGCGGCTGCAAAGTTTCAGCTTCAGTGAAGGCTGTTAGCCCGATTACTGAAGCGCCACCAATACGCAGAAATCTTCGTCGCGATACTTTGTTCATTAGCCTAAATTTCGATATTTTTGAGTGCTCCATCTCAGGAATGAGAGGATGTCAGAGTCCTTGACTAGCGCAGATTGAAAGCGCTGCAATTCCCCGCCACTGCGACAAAAGCCATCACCATGCCCTCGCAAATACATGGCTTGGGGGTAGCCCCGGCCTAAAACAATTTCGCTGTCATTTTTATCCCCAACCTGAAAACCAATTCGCAGCGTCAGGTTGGTGTCAACGTCTTCGGGGATGACCCGATTGGCCGGACGCTGATCACCAAAAACCCAGCAGAACCCTGACGATCGCAGCGCTTTGACAGCTTGGATCGAGAGCGGGCCAATTTTTTTGCGCCAACTACTGCCAGGTGAGCCGAGCGTCATTCCTGTTTCATCAACAATCACGAGGATCTGTGGCAGCGCCATGTTCGGCTGCACCTGGTTGAAATCCAAGAGGTTGTTTGTTCCGTGTGCGCGAAACAACGTTTGTCGTTCAGCCCCTTCTATTAGGGCCAGTTGCAGAAAAGTGTAAAAATCTCCTGGGTCTTTAATTGAGCATTTTGCTCTCAAGCAATCTAATTTGTTGCTCTCAGTTGACAAGAAATCGTCGCATCCCAGCGACCAGGGCGATCGATCGAAGATGTCATAGCCTTCAGGCTTGACATCAACGAAGATGACCTTGAAATCATTGGGGTTGCGACTTGCCATCAGCGACAAAACAACTTGCTTGATCCAGCAGCTTTTGCCGCTTTCAAACGCACCACCTAGCGCCACTCCTAAAATTCTTTGCTTAATCCATTCCAGCCTTTTATCCAAGCCAATGTAGGCCGTGAGGGGCAGCTCTGGCTGTGGCGGCATAACTTTGGGCGTAAAGTGATTGAGGAAGCGCAGCGGCTCCCATTCCACTTTTGGCACTTGAATCCCGATTGAGCCAGACTGCCGCTCTAGCAAGGTCGATTGGGGAAGGCCAGCATGAACAATAAAATCTTGTTGCAGCTTCATAACTGCGTCAACGGCAACGTTTTGTTCTATGTCTGGCACAATCTGAAATTCATAGAACCGAGCGCTGTTGAGAAGGTTCACCGGCAGACAAGAAGCGCGACGGCGGCGACAAATCCACAGCAGTTCTTGCCCCTTTGCCTCAAGTTCCTCTCGCGTCGGATTGCGGTCTAACGGGAATGGTTCTGAGTAGGGACGCGGATCGGGTTCTGCTGCATCTGCGGGCGCTGTCGTTGTAGTTGTGGTGTACTGCTGATAACTTTCTTCAGTCTGCGGCTCATAGACTGGTTCATAAACAGGTTCAGAATCAGAAGCGCTATGTGCAGGCGGCTGATTTTCTAGGGGGGGTTCATATGGAGTCTCTGGATTAGCAACTAACTGCGGCTGAGTGCTAACAATGTGTTGATAATGCTGAACTGAAAGCGCTTTGGCTTGTGGCAGCAACTCTTCTGGAAAGCTGTCAACTAACAGCGCTTCAAAGTTTTTTGGCGTCTGCTTTGTTGCCAAAGCATATTGAACAGCTTCATACAGCCATCTTTGCTCACTTGCATTTAGCGATCGGGCCAGCATTTCACTTCACAACAAAATTGTCAAACTTAAGGCAATTGCCAGGGCGATCGCCAATTCGCACAGGAAAACGAATTGCGCGGCGACCTGGTACAGGAGATGGATAGACTCATCCCAGTCTCTGCGCAGGTTCACTGTCTGAGAAAGCTGGCTAAGCCGCACGGCTCGCACAATCAGCGGCCCGCTGCGATGGCAATACACTAGGAACGCGGCGGCCAGCGCCACGGACATCAAGACAATGGCAGCAGTCAGCAGGAAACCTAGAAATTTCTCTATCACCCAGAACGCGACAAAAGCTGTTGTGGCATAGAAAAACGTTTCCATAAAAATCGCTCGCCACTGAAAGGTAGTAATCGCGATCGCAATGGGCTTCGCGTTATTTTCAGGGTTCTGCTGCGGATTTGGCGATTCTTCTGGGACAGGCTCATTGTAGACATGCACTGTGTTTGTCCACTCTCGCCATTCATCAGGTGGATTGATGGTCATTGTCTTCCTTGCGGAATTGGGATTGCTGGAACTGGAACAGGCTGAGAGCCAGCCGCAGGGGTTGGCGTTGAAGTTGGGGTCGGCGTTGGGCGTCGGCGTTGGGGTCGGCGTTGGGGTCGTGGCGTTGAAGTTGGAGCCGGAGTTTGCGATTCAGGCTGGGATCTTTCCTCATACCATCGCATTGCCATTACGCCAGCTAGCAAGATGGTTAAAACTATGAGTGAAATGTCAATAAAAGAATCCAGAAATCCAAACCAGAAAGAATTGCTATTTTCTTCCTCTACATTTTCTGGTTCTAATTGCAACTGCTCCAAGCTTGCGGGCGGTGGCGGCAACTGCAAACTTGCCGGTGGTGGCGGCAAAAAAGTTTGCATCTGCTGCCGCTGCTTGGCAGCGCGGAACGCCAAAACGCTCGGTGGTGGCGTTGGCGGCTGCATCGGCACGACTGGCCGAGTTGGAATCGGCGTTGGCAGCGGTTGAACGATTTTCCCGGCAGGAGCGGGAACGATCGCCGCTGATGGCGGCGATGTGTCTGAAGCAGCAATTTGCTTTTGAGATGCAGCGGGTAGGGATGGCAATGGTGAGGGCGCTGGCTCTAATTGCGCTCTCATTTCAGGCCAGACAGTTTGATTTTCTGCGCCCGTGTTGAAAACAATGCTCCCTACATTTCTTAGTTCAATTTGCATCCCTACCTCGATCTCAACTGACGAGTTTTGTTGAATTTGGCTCAGCGGCCATTGCATGAGTTCCGCTCAAGCTGGGCAGGATGATCGCACACAAGGCGATCGCCAGCGCTCCAATGCGAAACCCCCAGCGGTGGAATGATCGCTTAGACGGGTATCGACTCATCAGCCCAAGTATCTGAGTTGAAGACGGCTTCAAACTTTTGTGCGCTTGAGGCTGGAGTTGAACCATTTGAGGCCGCGCCGCAAGGTTCTTCGAGCCGGAAGGACTGAGGACTTGTGGGCGCTGCTGCTGAACTTCGATTAACAGGTTCATTGATTTTTTCCTCACGTACAGGGGAAGTGATTGCTGGGGCTGAAGCCGGTGGCAGTTCGGCTTGCTGTGGCACGACAAATCGATCGACCGTCTGCCAGGGCATTTCCCCATACAGGCGTGTCTGTTGCGGCAACGGCTGCTTTTTAATTTCCTCACGCATTGCAGCAACTTGAGCCAGTCGATCGATCGCTTGAACGGCTCGATCCTCTGGCAGCGTGTTGGCCCATCCCACGTACAGATCGATCGCACGAGTATTTTCATCCGGCGAGCCGGTTGGGGAGGGTGGAGCAGCCGCAGCTTCTTCAGAAGAAACGAATTCTTCTGAAGGATTTTTCTCGGTCGAAAACCAAATGCCTACAAACAGGCCGGTTGCAGCAATTGGAACTGCCGTCTGCTTCAACGGCGGAACGTCAAGCCCAAAGGCTTGCTTTGCAAGTTCCAGGCCGCCACCGATGCAGGCCACGGCCAAAACCACGCCACACAACGGGCGTGAAACTGAGGGGGGAAGAGAACCTATCCAGTTGGGTTTCATCGGGGCGGTCTCTCTGCTTATAGGGCTGCTGCGGGCAGGCTTTGGACATCTACTGTTTGGTCTGCTGGTAGAGCTGCCAACTTGAGGTTGTTTCGATCGAGGTGCGCCTGAATCGCATCTGTCAGCGTCAGCGGCTGGGTATCCGCTGTCATAAATTGCAGCTTCCCCCCGTCGCGCGACAAAAAAGAGTTAAAACCCTTAGCTGCTGCTGCCAGTGAAGCTTTTGCATTATCGAGAATGGCTTGCTCTAATTCGCTGGCAGGAACGCGATCGCCATTCAGCAGCTCTACGACCAGTTGCTTGCCTTTGCCAAAATCTTTGAATTCCTGAAGCTGTGCGCCAACTCCTGCGAGCAGTGCATCCTGTCTCGATTGCAAATGAACTTTTGCAAGGGCTGACTCAGTGCTTACGGCTGGCTGGTCGCCGCCAAAGTCCGGCGTCACTTCTTGTTGTGGCTGTTCTGCCTGTTCTGCCTGTGCAGACTTCAGACTCGCGATGAACTGGTTGATCGTTTTGCCGTGTTGCTTTGCCTCCTTTACAAATTTGATAATTTGCTCTACTTGCAGATTGCTAAACCGAGATTCGGCAAATCCCAGGTATTCGGCGATCGCTTCGACATCCTTGGCGAGGATGCGATGTGCAGCGTAGATTTGTTGAGCTGAAAATGTTTGAAAACCTGTCATGACTTAACGGTAGATAGTGGAACGAAGTGAAGTGGGTGACATCAGAGGATTTGGACAGCTTCAGACTGGTTTAGTCCAGTTCAAAGCTCAAGGGCACATCATTTGGCGTAACGCAGAATTTTTTCAATGCGTTTTTGCCAAGGTGTTGAACTTGAGAGGAGAAGCTGCTAGGGCTGGGTTGACCAGTAGGATGAAAAAGCGCGAGACATAAAACAGCCAAAACAAGTACAGCCAGTGTTTTTAGAACAGCGGGGTTGATGCGGCTGAGCCAATCTGCCAGTCGGACATGAAGCGGCTTAACCTTTCCAAGCAGAAAATAAACTCGCTCTTGGACTTGAGACTCATGACTGTCTGGTAATCGACCGTTGAAATAGCGATAACCGTCTAAAACTTCTTGGGCGGCATTCATCATGTGGCTTTTCAATTCTTCTGGCTCAAGTGGTATCCAGCCTTCCACAGGGCAGTATTTTGTCAGCTCAGATGTAATGTCCGTGGCTACTTGAGCGATCGCCCGAATTTCTTCGGAACGAATTGGCTTGCCTGCGTTGTCCCATAGACCGTCTTCTTCGATCGCCGTTGTCAACATTTCAAGACGCTCACGGTAGTCGCAAGCATTTTGAGCGCTGGTTTGTAAGGATGTGATCATTTCATCAAACTCCTTGTGAACTAGGGTGAACTGGGGTGAAGCTGTCTGAAGGACGCCTTCAGACATGATCGGACAGCTTGAAATTACTTGCTGGCTTGACAGGCTTCTGCTGCCTGTAGTTGGGCTTCAAGTAATCCCTTATTTTTCAAATCAATAAAATTTGGGCGATTAAATCGGCTCCGGCCTCCATTGCCTAACGCTAGCCAGCGCCGCATCAGGCCAATTTCCTTCAGTAAATCTCTATTAATCGGGTCGTTGTGGCGACCGAGTGCAGCGCGATCGCGCTCGATTGCTTTGGGGTGGACGTTGTATTGTTGTGCAACTTCTGCCCAGCTTTGAGGCAGGACAGAAGTTGCACCGGCAGTCACATCGATCGTCTTCATCACAGCAGCTTAAACAACTTGTCTGAACCTGTCTGAACCTGTCTGAACCTGTCTGTGGTACGGGTTTGACGGATTTCGACTGGTTGAGGTCAGTATAGGCACGCGCTTCTGGCAAAGTCAACAGGTTTTCGACAGGATATGTAGATTTTCTGCCGATTGGTTGACTTGTTTGATTGACAGCTCAACTTCAAGCGATTAATTTCAGGCCAGGGGTGTAGATTTTCTGCCGATGTTGCTTTAATGAAAGACATGAATTCATCTGCCGATCCCCGTCGCAAAAATCAAGTTGATTTAATCAAACGTCTGCGCGGAAATCGCAGTGAGGCGGAAGCTGCCAAGCTGATTGGAATTTCTCGCGACACTTTGCGACGCTGGGCCAGAGGCGATCGAATGCGCGGCGCTCGCATCAAGCTGGCAGATTATTTGGGCACAACTGTGGCCCAGATTGAACTCTATTTGCACGGCGACATTACACTTGCAGTTTTGCTGGAAAATTTCGGAGCGTCGCCGCAGGGGGAAGTTTTAACCGTGTCGCGAGTTGCGGCATGGGCTTCCACTCTTTCAGAAGAAGAAAAATTTGAGCTGGTGCAACTGCTGATCGATCAAATGCAGATCGATTCGTCAAAGCTGACGATTGCCCAGTTAATTGTGGGTGAGATGGCAAAGCCCGATCGCGCCTGGAGTCACCTTGCTGGTAGGCAGCGGATCGAAGCGTTTGCAGAGGACGTGCTGCTAGAGCCAGCCGTAATTGATAGCTTGCTTGGCGGAGCGTCAATTACGTTGCATCAGGCTGAATGTTTGGCGAGAATTCTGACCAAACCAGGTGGGCAGGAGTGGTCAGTAGCTGAGCTGATGAGCGCTGGAAAGCGCAAAAACGGATCAAGTAGAAGAGAAGGGAAGCGAGTATGAAGCAGTTGAAATTTGAGTATCCACGCGATTTAACGCTACATCACGGCCAGCTATTTAAGGCGGAGTGTGTTGCAGTTTTGATGAAGCTGGGAGAAACTGACCTGGCTACAAGGCTGTTTTGCGCTGAAGCCACTTCAAACGTGGAAAGTATTACTTTTCACTGCCGCGATCGTACTGATGCTCGCTTGCTGCATCAACACAATCATTTTTTTGCCCAGCAGATGATTGCTTCAGGCCGGTCTGTAAGTCAGCTACGCTTTGCATGGCCGCAATGCGGCAGACCTATTACGATCGACATAAAGAACTATCAAGACATTCAATTTGAGAGGAGACTTATGCAAACCAATTCGTTTCCAAGCGAAATTTTAGCTGTTCCAGGATTGCAGCTCGGCAAACTGTACATATCTTTGCCTATTTATCACGTATTGGGAGAGTTCTTAGAGCATCCAGAGTGGCGGCAAGGACTGGTACGAGTTTCCAACCAAAAGCAAGTCGCCATGACTGAAAGCTCACGAATCATGACGCCAAGGCGAAACCTTGTGGAGGCTGTAACCTTTCGGCGGGAAGACTATGTGCGCCCTGCTGAATTGCCGGATTTGCTGCGGCTGCTTGATACCTTAGAGCCAGATAATCCAGACAGCATTGTTGAAGCGCGTTTTCTGGCTGATATCAACCACACAAACTATCGCAGGTTTGTGAATCAATATCGTCGTGTGACCGATGCGTTTGGCAATCTTTTTGAGGTTGCAAAAAACATTGCAATTGAAGATGTAAATCCAGCCTCGATCGTCGGCTAATGTTCATTTTCAGCAGCGCCCCACCTGAAATAGGTGGGGCGCGATCGTTTTAGCTTCTGAACCAATTGATCAACCTGACAACCCCAAATACGAACTCTTCGCCGACTCTAGATGCTTCCTCCACTGGCGTTTCTTTTGGGGCTGGGTTTAAGCGGCGCTGGTTGCGTTCAATTTTGCGATAGCGCTTTTTGCGTGTTGTGCGAGTCATAATCCTCCTAGCTAATTGATATGTCTTGTTCATCGCACCCTGAAACTTTATCTGAGGAGGCGATCGCCCGCCTTCTCAAAACCAAAGCAGCTTATCTAACCTGCGGTGATCGCTGGTTAGTGCATCAAGGCTGCTGGCAAGTTTTTGAAAAACCGTATGGCAAACAACAGCGCAAGTTGCTTGAGACAAACTGCTTAGCAACTGCGCTGGCGGTATTGGATGTGGAGGAAATTGACGGAAGTGAAGACGCGATTACGTTTCCACCAGCTTAAGTAGGGCGGTTCTGGTGTACTCTTCCTGTTCCGAACCGTCAATTTTTACGAAACTCCAAATACTGCCGGAATTTGTAATCTTGCCTTTTTTGCCTGCAAGACGACTTTCCGATATCCACTCAACCCGATCGCCCACAAAAAATGGTTGAACACCTTCAATCATAAATTTTGCTCCTCACTGCGTTATCGCCGCTCTCTGGCAGCGTCATATGCAAAATCAGCAGCGTGATAATAACTATCTGTCAGCTCTCCTTCTTCAGTCATGTGGCCGATCGAAATCAGGTAGGCGCGATCGGACACTTCGGCAGATAGCCGCAGCTTCTCTTGTTCCTCCGGCGTCAGCTCTGGCTCTGGCTCTGGGTCAGGTTCGATTATTTTTTCAATCCAGCCTGGACATTCTGCGCCCCATTCAGGCGTAACGTTGCTGCCATCTTCGCAGCCATGCTGCTCAAGGAACTCAAACACTGCATCTGAGTCTTCGTTGTAGCAGTCCAGCCGCTCTTGACCTGTGACCGTGCGGGTTCCGCAGATAACCGCTCCCCAATAGCAAGTATTACAGCTCTTTTCCATATCAGTTGCCTCAGAATTCTTCATTTTCGTTGTTGTTTAAGTCGTCAGCTAGCGATAAATCCTCTGGCTCCGCTTCGTGAGCTGTGACTGTGATCGAGACCCCTTGCGTCTCGCTTACAGTCCCAAAAACTTCAGCGTGAGTCCAGTAGTGTTTCCCTGGCTGAATTTTTCTGATTTGCGAAAGTGGGTAAGCGATCGGCTTCCCCTGTTGCCCTTGACGAACTAGATAGACCAAATTCGATCGAATCGTTGGAACTTTAACGACATACAACCTTTGTTGGTTGAATGCTCTAGGCTGGGGTCGAAAATTTCATAGCCCCGAACCCAGTAAGGATCGTCGCCACGAAATCGCAGCAATGCAACCTCAGTTCGAGGTGGAATTTCCTCGGATGAGTCGAACACACTTAAGTCTTTCATCGTGTCCTTTCAAGGGTTGCTTCGGAGCACTCCAAAATCGCTCGATCGCGTCAATAATCGCAACAGCCTGTAATGTGGAACAGCTTTTGATCTTCATCAGCAGGCCGCTGCCATCAACTTGCCATTTATTAGCAAGATCATCGGTCTCAATCGCATCTTGAATTTCAGAAAATAGCGATCGACTTGGATCGATGTTGAAGTCAAACCGCAAGCCATTGAGCGCGTCACAGAGCAGCATCGCTTCTTCAGGGGTTAGCTCAACTGTCTCAAGTGCGTGATTTAGCAGCAGGTAGAAGCGGGTCAGGTCTCGCTTGGCAATCGCTCCAGGCCGACCACGATTGACCAGCGAGCTTTTGACTTTAGCATCACGGAATGAAACTGAAGATGCTTCGTTGCGTTTTGTCCAGTCAGTCATAAATTTAGGTTCAGAAGGAGCGCGATCGCGCTTCCTTGCATCGTTACAGGTTGTGAATTGCGAACAACTTGAGTGAATTGTTTTGATTGTATGCAGTTGCATACAATCAAAACAAGGGTACTAGACTACAATTTTCAGAACTTTTTGAAAATCAGATAGATGTTCTGATGTTCTGCTTATTCAGCGGGTTTATCGCTGGTCTTGACGTGGCCGTAGAGCCAGGTCGCGAAGGCACGGCATGTTTGCTGAGTTTTAACCAGATTGCCGTTGAAGATAAATAGATCTCTCCATTCAGGGTTGTGCCGCCCCCAGTCAACAGTTGCGAGGCGCGGAAGAACCGACTCCCAATCGGTTCCTTCCTTTCGCAGCACATTGCCCAGCATTCCCAATGCCATCAAAGTCAAGGCATTGCAGGCAATGTAGTCAGATAGAAATAATGACTTGTTGACGTTAAGACTTCTGATGATTTTCCATGCACCCATGTGCTTTTCTACGATCGACCAAAATTGTAAGGTCTCGGCCACTAGATCAACATTTTCTTCAAGCTCAATGCCTTTCCACAATTCCTTGCAAGCGGCGTTGATTGCATTGAGGGTGAAAATGTTCAAAGTGTCGCGTGGCCGGATGTTCGTGTTTTCCATGTCGGTCACTAATTTGAAAGCGTGAATTGTCGTCGCCACCTGCCGCGCCGCTTCTGCGATCGGGTCATTGTGGTTGAATAATGCAAAAATTGACGGACTGGGCCGGACAGCATTTGTGTTGATATCGAGAAAAGCTTGTTCCTTGAAGTGCCCTCCCAAGTCAACAAAAAACATCACGGCAATTGATTCACACTGCATCAGGTCAGGCTGAGCGCTAAAGGAATCTCCCAGCCCGCACAGCCTATGCTGTCCATCAACGCAGCAAAACACTGCGCCATATTGAACTTTTAGAATGCCGCTGTGCCGATCGTTGCGATCTTGAAAATACTCTTCAAAGTCCACATCGCCATTGATGGCGACTGTGACACAAGGCAGAATGTAACGTTTCTGGCGGTTAGACAGCATCGCATCGATCACATACTTAACCAGTTTCTTGACTCGACTGAAATTGATACCACGTTGCCACCATTCCAGCGGATTACTAGCGCGAGCCTCGCGCAGAGCAAATAAGCTGTGAATTTGTCTAGCGGGAATAGTAGCAACCCAAGCATTGTGCTTTGACTGGAGAAACTGGACGCATTCAAACTCGTAAAAGCTGTTTGCCAGCTCATCTGGCAATTCTTCGCGAGTCGCGCGTTTTGTTCGTCGTGTTGTTGCCATTGAATGAACTCCTTGAATGAATTAGTGGTCAAAGTACGCCGATCGATTGGCAGATTTGCAGATTTTTCACATAGTCCTCAGTGAGGAGAGCAACGACGCGATCGATCGCCCGTCGTGCAATCCTGCGCCGCTGAGCAGCGGGCAACACTTTGATGGCTTGCAGCGCAGCAACGGCCAGCTCGCGGCTGGGGTTGATGCGCTCAAACGTGGTCGGGTCTGTAACGGCTGCCAAAAATAAAGCGCCCTCCCAGACGGTGAGCGCTCGCTTTTCGTAGAAGTGATAATGATACTGATGCAGATCCAGGCGATAGGGGTGGCCCTCGTACTGGAATTCGATAGTGATAGTTTTCATCCAACACAGAGAGCCATTTCCTCTTTAGTGCGCGTCGTGATGTGCATTCCGCTTTGATAGCGGCTGACGTGCCAATTGTAATGCCGACCTTCAATCTCAACGACGCGAACTGTCTTGTCTTTAATTTTGTAATGTTCGATCGTTTTGCTTTCAAAGGCGTCATAGTCCGCAGGCGCAGTTGTGTAGCATTTCACTACGCCGTCATAGGTTCCAGCTTTGATTTGGCAGTCGATATGCAAATTCTCCCAAGTTTGGTTAAGGATATCGATCGCATCATCGACCTTGAGCAAAATGCCGGTTTTTTCTGTCTGCCAAATCCAAACTTGTGTGGCATTCAAAACCCAAGCAAATCGCGCTACACGATGCCCAAAAGTCTCAACATAGCCGTTTTTATCGACATATTGAGTAATACGGCGGCGAATGCGGCGCATCGTCTTGCTCATTCGTTCCATGTCGTCAAAATCTATTTCATAGACATCGCGATAAGCAATTTTGCATTCTCCACAGGACTTTGTATCTGAAAACACCCATGTGTGCATTCCCAATGATTGATAAGCTCGATCAGGGTATCGATAATTATTGCCCAAGCCATAAACAACTCCATCTTCTTCTTGGCAAGCAGGATAGGCCACAATCTTTGCATGGACTGAACCGTAATGCGATTCTGGCTGGCCTTTGGAAATAGCGATTATTGGTTTTAGATGCTTTTTGTCGTCTGACATAGTTAATCTCCTAGTTGATTGAATGAAAAACTTGGGGCCACGGTTGCGATCGAATGCGCTGCGGAAGTGAAACTGATGCAGCTCCAGCCGGTAGGGGTGTGCCTTGTGCTGGAAGCCGATCGCCATCGGCTTCCAGCACTACTTGAGATAGCGCGTCATCTCTGCTTCGGTGCGAGTCGTGAGGTACAGTCCGCTGCGATAGCGATCGACTTGCCAGCGATAGTAGCGGCCTTCAATCTCAACTAGCCGGACGGTCTGCCCTTTGATCTCGCGGGTCTCCGGCGCTACTGTGCCAAACCCGTCGTATTCAACTGGGGCCGTTGTGAAGCATTTCACTACGCCGTCATAGGTTCCGGCCTTGATTTGGCATTCAGTCTGAAGGTGCATCCAGTCCTGGTCTATGACCTCGATCGCGTCGGCTGGCTTCAGTGATACGCCCGTTTTTTCTGTTCGCCAAATCCAAATTTCTTTTGCCCCAACTATCCAAGCAAGTCGGTTTATTTCGCCTCCAAAGGTTTCGGGGTAGGCAAATTTGTCATTGAACTTCGACATTTGCCGCCGAATCCGCTGCAATGTTTTGTGCATCATTTCCGCTTCCTCGGCATTGACTGAGTAGGGATCGAAGTATGCGATTTTAGAATCGGCATACTGTCTCTTTGAGTCCGCTGACACATAGGTTTGCAGCCGCAGAGACTGATAGAAACGATCGGGGTATTGTCGGTATTTGCTGAAGCAGCGAATATCGTTGCTCTCGTCTCGCCATGCAGGACAGGCCGACATTTTTGCGGAAGTGTAGCCGTGGTGCGTTTCCGGCTTGCTGTAGCTGATGGCGAGTAATGGGCTTTTCAGTTGATCAGATTGCAAACACATATAAACCTCCAATGCGGTTGACTTGAACTTGAACAAAATCGAGGCAGCGCCGGTTGACACTGCCTCGATCGAGTTGATTTGCTGTTTGAAAGCTGGCTGGGGCCACAGTTGCGATCGAATGCGCTGGTTATTTAACTAACGACTTGAGGTAGTTAAAGTCAGCCAGCTCTTGATCTGTGTAATCTTCCTCTCCAAACAGCTCGATCGAGGCTTGTTTGTACTCTTCCAAAACTTTAGAAATGATTTGTTTCGCTGTTGTTTTGAGAGTGACAATTCGATTTCGATAGATGTCTACTTTGCCGTCGTAATCTAGCTTTTGAGCTTCACGGCAAATTGTTTCTCTGGTCAGGGCTTGCAGCTTGTCAAACTTGATTTCGATCGGTATTCTTTTTCCCATAGTGTTTAAGTGGGGCCACAGTTACGGCCAAACGCGCCTGCGGGCAACTTCCATTTGTCAGGAGGTAGCAGGATTGGACGATCGAATGTGGAGCTGAGGGCAGCGCGAATGTCGTCGGGCTGCATGTTTGGGAACGGTGTGCCGCGATTGGCGCGGGCCTCGATCGTGCGCTCCTCAAACGGCAACTTGCTGTTGAAGATGGTTTTTTGGAATAGCAACTCGAACGCGAGAATGCGGGCAAAGCCTTCTGGGTCAATTTGCCGCAGCGTGGCCCATTCGTCATCTCCGTTGAAAATGCAGTTGCGGCAGCTTTTGCGGCCAAAACCCAGCAGATACGACGGCGCTGGATTGACGCCAAAATATTGAATAATCTGCCAAACTATCACCTGGTCGATGTGATGCACGGGTCGCCAGCGATCGACATAGCGGCTGGCACAATGCGTTTCATCCGGCTCAATTTGCAAATACTTGGCTCGTTTTGGGCTTTCTTCTGCTCGCTCGCCTGAAACTAGCAGCGTCCGGCTGCCTTTGAACCGTTTTTGATTGCGAACAGCGATGCGGCCTACATCAATTTTTAAGTAAGGGCTACACCAGCGCACATTAAGATCATTGCTGGTTTGCGGAAAATTCAGGCGAGTAGTCAGGTCTTTTGAGTTACCACCGGCACACATAAGACCGTCTGGCGTTTCAAACCAGGTGCGCGATTTGGCTTGGTTTTCCCTGACCAGTTCTCGCGCCATGCCTCCTTCAAGCCACGAGAAGTAGAGCTTGATATTGAAGGCATCACAGAGCTTCTGGCAGTAGGACTCTGTATAGGCCCAATCCATCAGATTTAAGCCTTCTTCGCGCCCATCTACGCAGTGATGCCATGCTTCGACTTCAATTTTGTCTTGCAGTCCTTGCTTCTCTAATAGATATCTGACAATCAGCAAGCAGCAAACTGAGTCTTTACCGCCGGAGAGAAAAATAACGATGCGATCGTAGGAGGATAAATCGATCGCATCTAAAAAAAACTCCTCCCAGGAAGCTGAGAAGAGATTGAGTCGTAGTTGTGACGATTGCATGGTTATTGACGATAAAGAATCGCAATCGCAGCTATCAATGATCTAGCTTCTAGCACTGTTCAATCTCCCTCTGAATCGTTCAAAGGGAGTCCGATTGTGCCTGATTCAAATTGCAGCAACAAATCAGCGGCAAACGTATCTTCTTGGCGCTGGGCCTCTTCATAAGTGCCGTAGGTATCGATCGCCCAATTAAGTCGGGGATGAACTTGATCCAATGCAGCGCGGCGAGCAGCAGATTGCGCTAAATGCTGTGCATCTAATCGGTCAAGGTATGATTGCCATTGCTGATTAAATTGATCGATCTCTTCGGGCGACATTGCAAACGCCGCATCTTTGCCAAAGGGAAGGCAAAACCCTCCCCCTCTGACGCCAGCGAGTTTTTGATAAGAGTCGCGGGTGAATTTGTCTCCACATTTGACCCTAAATACTTTGGCGTTTTCATAGGCTGGATGAACCGTTACAACCCGGCCATCTTGTAGGGTCTTCTCAAAAATGATCTCTTCCGAGGGCGTGAAAATTGTTACTTTGCTCGGTTCCATGTTAGGTCACTTTCCTTTTTAAGAGTTGTTTTCGCTTAGCTTTGTTGGCTCTGCATCATGCAGCCCAGGAATAACCAGCCAAAACCACATGCGGCACTTGAACAACCGTAGGGGCAAGAGGTCTTCAGGAAACGCTTGCTGTTGATGCCCTTGCCAGTGGCCCAAATGAGCAAGCTGTTGTTTTGCGCAGGGTGGGCAAAGGTCTCCAGGCTTGCCTTTGTCAGAGCTGTAATTGGGATCGGTTTCATCAAGTGGAACAAGGTCGGGCAACCGTCCGTTGATTGAGTAGGGGCAGGGTTTGCCCTTCAATTCCGCTGGAATCAGGCCAGAGCAGATTAGATTGTCAGGGTTGACTTCACCGTTGATTGAGGGAAACAGAGCTTTTGGGGAATTGTTCATCAGAAATTGTCGTCTTCTAACCGCTGTTTTAACAGAGCCTCCCGCTGGTCTACGGGGATGGGGTAAACCGATCGCGGCTGCTCAGGGTTTAAGCCTGTGACGGCTTCCCAAATTTGTTCGGGAGTGGGGCAGTCAGTCAGCGCCGCAGCCGCATCGATCGCCGATTGTTTGGGGTTGTGGTGGCAACGGAAGTAGAGCGCAGCAAAATTGCCATGCGTGTCTACGGCGCTTTTGAATCGTTCAAATGGAAGGCGATTTTTCTCGCGATTCTGCTCGGCTTCGTTCGCATCAGCACGGCCCATATGGTAAAAGTGACACCACGGACAGGGTTCCTGCCAGGAAGGAGCTGAGCATCGGTAACAAGGCGTCAAATGAAAATAACACTCTTCTTCTTCCGGCTCTCCAAATTTGCGCCTGTTGGCGGCATAGTGATCGTCCCAAATTTTGCGGACTTGGCCGATCAGCGTGATCATAGTGGGGTGATCGTTGGGATTCATGGTTACTTTTCTTTGTTTGAACAGCGGTTTTCAATCTGCTGCTGAACTCTCTGGTTGTGCAGCTTGTAGGGGTCATAAGGCCCAAAAGATTTTTGCTCATACAGTTCCTGCTCTGTTAGCTGAACGCCATACATCGCTTCCATCACTGCTTGAGCCAAAAGAACCCATTCTTCTTTATTTTTCGGCCCCATTGGGTCACGAATTGCAGCAAATCGATCGTCGTGTTCGATCAGGCCAGCAATGTGCCCATAGCGACGCGCTTCAAACGTTCCTAGCCAGTGTTCTTGAATGATTGGAAACAAGTTTTTTAACTTGTACCAGACATCTTGCATCGAATGGATGCGAGCGTATTTGTCGATGGTTGAGTTGTCATCGGGTTGATAGTGAATGGCGTTCCAGTTTTGTTGCGTCGTCATTGTTTTTTGCTTCCTCTTGATATTGGTCAATACTTCTCTTGATTAGCTGCCGAACCTGGGCGCGTGTTCCAACATATCTGAAGCTCGCAAAAGGAAGATTGACAAGCCATCCCCCCTTACCTTCGTTGGTTAGCTCCCCATCTCCTTCGGGTGTTTTAATGACGGTCGTTTCTGAATTGGTTGACATGCAAACTCCTTGGCAGGTGATAGATAATATTTTTTTTAGGACGGGAGGCGAATCGTAACATGGCAAAAAGTGATTCCTGCCCCAAACGCTCCGCTTTGCCAGCTAACTGACGAAACCTGTAGCCCTACCCTCGTGTTGATGAGGCTATAAACGTAGCCTGTGATTTTCGTGGGTGCGTCTGTATCGCTGGGCTTTTGCTTGCCTATGCGCCATTCGCGAATTGTTGCTGCGAGCAGACTAGACACAGGCATCGACACTTCTGCCGTCTCAGGCAGATTGTAAGCTCGATGCCTTGCGTCGTTCTCCAGCCAGATGGGATGTGCCAGCGGCTCGAACGTCAAAATCGCTTTGTCTGCTTCAATTATCTGAACGCTAGCAGAGACTTCGTAATCCTGTGTGAAGTAGACTGGCAGACGCTTTGCGTTATCTCTGAGACGCTTTTCTTGGATGGACAAGTCCGCTTCATCGACAACGCAGGTTTGAAAGGTTTGTTGCAGATTTCGCTTGTAAAACCGATGATTTTGCTCGGCAACAGGAATAGATCTAAACTCATGCCGATCGGTTTGAAAAACGAGAATTTCGGTTTGGTTGCCAGTGTCAAATAGGCGTAAGGAGGTTGTCATGGTCTGCACAGTAATAAGATTGTTCTCTTGATTTAGCCGTTGTTATCGCAGGCGATCGCTGGATTTCGCTCCCAGATGCACTCGCCTCTTTCAATGCGAGTCACGTAGCTTCGCGACACTACTACCGCTGGGCCTCCTCCATTCGTGGCAACAGGCACATCGACCCACAGCAAGCCAGCCTCCGAAACTTGTAGCACCGTGCCCACGACTGGATCAGCCCAGAAGTTCGTGATTGTGATTTGATCGCCTGGACAAACTATTGGCTGAATTGTTTCGTATCCTGCTCGGTCAGAAAAAGCATATGGCATTTGATGCTGTACAGTTTCTGTTTGAATGCTCATAAGATTGTCCTTTTGAGTTAGCTAGCTGTTATCACATCGATCGCTGTCGATCGCTTTAATCCCAAAAGTAAACTCTGCCGATCACGTTTGCGTGTGGGTTGTTGCTCAGAAGCGTGACCCTAGAACTGTCATCTCGGACAAAATCAATAACAGGTGAACCGTCAAACCATTCTTTACTGACCAAACTTAGAGCCTCGATGAAACTGTCTGCTTCAAACTTCCGGTCTTCAATTGTGTTTAGATTTCTGAATTCGTAAATCATGGTGGAATCGATCGAGTGTGTAAGGCTGCCGGGAATCAACGTAAAAACTCTTTGGGAATGCCCATTGCCAAATACATTTCCCCGTAAGAATATGGCAGTTCACCTGCTTTTCTGGTGTCAAGCTCACGCTGAATCAGCCAGCGGATTAAATTGGCGTCTATTGCCTTTTGCTCTATCAGATCGCTGCCCAGGATTTGATGCGGCATCTCAGGCAGGCTTTCAACCGCGAACTGTACCGATCGAAGCTGCTCGACCGGAATAGTCGCAATTTTCTGCTTGAAGCGATCGCTTGCTGATGCTGCCTCTACTGCTTTGTCAATACCTTCGTTCATATTGCCATCTCTTAATTGTCGTTGGAGCTGCTGCTGTTTGGTGGCCGATCGATCGGCTGAGTTCAACTCTTTCAGAAACTCCAGCAGGGCGATCGCCTGCTCTTTGGATTTGAGTTGAACGATGTTCAACTCGATCGAATCTAGCGAGTTGACTTTCCCTGAAACATAAATCCCTTGGTAGCCCTCACCCAAAAAATGACTGAAATGGTATGGACGGTGTTCTGTAACCACATCTCCAATCAAGGCCGCTAGCTCAGCGGCCAATTTGTGTTTGGCGTCCTCAAGCTCCTTCTCTTCCTGTCGTTTTGCCCAATACTGCTTGCTGCGTTCTACGGCAGGAATGACATATTTGACGTGAATGGTGCGAGCAATTTCATCGATCGGCTTGTTGGCAGAAACTGTAAACTTTGAAGCTTCACCTATAACCAACTGGTGTGATTGCGCTCGATACCAAATGTTTGTAAGAAGCGAACCATTAGCTCCAAATCTGATTTGAGCGCCGCTTTCGCTGGAGATCGACCAGGTGCGATCGGTGTCAAGCTTATTCAGTGCTTCAAGCACTGAATTAACCAGCGCTAAAAATTGCTCATTGGTTAGTTTGGGTTTTCTAGGCACGGGCGTTCTCCTGATAAGTGAAATTGTTAATCTTTGTCTAGCCGTTTTTCGATCGCATCAAGTCGGGCATGGATGAGATTGATAGCTACAGACGCAGCTCAAACGGATTCAGCCAGGATTCCCCCAGCCGACGATGCAATGCCCGCAACTCGTCTACCTGCCCTGCAAGCGCCTGTGGAAACTTACCTGTTCTCCAGCAGTCTTTTAAGAATCCTTTCCACTGCACACCATAATGATGTGCAGCCGCTTTTAAGGCATCGTATTCTTTGACCGTTGGGCCTTGTATGGTTTCATCTACAAATCCAAGCTGTTTCAGCAGCTTGCAAAATTCGGCAGGTTGAATACTTCGTTCTGATTGAGCTTTGCTGATTTCAGCGAGATTTTGAAACAGGTCTGGAAGCACGTTGAACATTCTCCATGCTTCATCAAACAGTTCCAGAACAGGAGAAGGCCAGTTTTGATTAGGAAGCACATACCAAGTCATGATCGCTTCGATTCTGCTTTCTTCGTCTTCAACGAAGAGGATTACATCGTCTACGATGCCTTGCCCTCGCATTTTGCTTCGAGCAGCTTCAAAGTATCCAGCTCTACTCGATTGAATAAAGCTTAATTTTCTTGAAGGTTGAATTGGAGCAGGAGATGATTCACTTTTGATTTGCAGGCCAGACCACCTAGACATAGACCTGAAGAGTCGATGATCGGGCGTCAGCGGCGCAATTTGTGCGGCGACGGCGATCGCGGTATCAAGTGCATTTGCATCATTACCCAGCTCACCCCCTAGAAACTTTTCAAAGCAGTATCTTTCAAAGCATTGTGTGGCTGGGTTCCAGCGACACACTTCAACGAAGCAGCCTTCTGAGCCAGAAAATTCTGCACGGGCAACAATCTCTTCTTCTTTGGCGAGCGCTTGAAGCTCCTCGATCGATATTTCATCTGTATTGAGGTAGGACATAAATTTAATCGGCATGGGTTCTCTCCTTGTTGCTTCTAGAGCTTGGCAAGTATTTCACGGACAATGGCGCAAACATCTGAGTCAGAAACTCGGCCATTATTTTGCATTAAATGAGTCAAGATTTGACCTTTGATTTCGTCTAGATCTTGCTTATCAAGGTCTACAAGATAATCGCTAGGAGTAGCAGACTTAATCAGTGCTGAAATTTCTTGTTCATACTGACTGAATGACTTCACTCGCTCAGCTTTAGCCATCGGCACAACGGCCACATCAATAAGCGACAGATTGATTTCTTTGGCTGCGTCGTAAACGATCCAGCCTGGAGTAGTATCGGTTTTTTCGGAAGACCAGCCGCAGTAATAGCGTGTGCCTCGCCACACAATTTCACGATGGTTGATGTGATCGACGGCAAACTGAGCTTGCCCTTGCTGATACAGCTTCTCAAGCTGAGAGTAAGTAATTCCGTCTGCCAGAAACGCATGACGGTAAATCCTTGGGAAAGCTATCATTTCAGCTTCGCCCCAGCTTTTTGCCTCCCAACGCTCTTTGCAATTGATTTTTATCTTCGTGCGTAAACCTGGTTGGTTTGAAGCACTAGGAGTTGAGCCAATAGCAGTAACTGAGAAAAGGGAAGGGGTGGTATCGGTTCCCTCTTCTTCAGCAATTTCAAATCGATACCCATTGCACAGATATTCAGAATAATAATGAAGTTTGGCAGACCGATCGGGATTGTCGAAAGTTTCAAACGTTCCGTGTTTTGAAAGATCTGCTACAACACTGTGCAGCAATGCTTCAACAGACTCTGTTGATTGCTGCCAGACTGTTTCAGTGCCTATAAATCTGACTAGCACATATTCAGGCTCTGCGCTGCACACTTCAACGACTTCCAACAGCCCTTGGCTGTCGTCGGGGTCGATGAACTTTTTGCCAACTAAATGTTGATTTGGAGGTTGAATTGAAGACATCGGCTTTATCCTTCTACAGTGACAGTTTCAGTGATAATTTCTCGAAGTTCTTCCGAATCCGGCCAAGGTGAATCGTCTGGAGACCATTCGATCTCCATGCCTCCATCGCGATAGTCTTGAACGATTTCATCCCAGTCAAGTTGGGAGATCGTGTAAAACCGCTGATCAAGTGCTGCGTAAACAGCTTTTTCAAGGACAGCAGCGGCTACTGAACTCAGCAGCCCCTTAAGGTCTACGCTGCATTCGATTGTGGAAGATTCAATGCTTAAGTTGGAATCGTACTGTGGGTATCGCTTCAAGATTTCTTGCGCGTCGCCGCTTTCGGCATAGTCTGTGTTGTTGTCAAACTCCTGTACTTCTGTTGCGACCTTCTCTTGAAACCAGTCAGGAAATTCTGACAGACTTTCTGGAAACGAAGACAGCTCAAAATAGGCATTAACCAAATCGTCAATCAGCTCAGATTCTAAATTTTTGGCAATAATCGCTGCATCAATTTCCTCGTTATATCCGCTGGACATGGCTACTCCTCAAAATTGAATGTTGATAGTGTCAACGATCGCAGCCACAACCTACGGCGGCTGCGGCCCGCAAAATCATTCCGAATAGACAAACAGAATGTCTTCTGGCTCAGCCTTGCCGTCTTGCCAGTCATCCCCGTCTTTGTCGCGCAGCAGCGGCTGCACATAATAGACCCAAATTCGATCGCTGAGGTATTCGCGATCATCATCTAAATCAAGGGCGCATTCTGTCGTGGCTCCAATGATGACCGCATCGCATTCAGGATTTGCCAACAGACCGCTATTTGCTTTGAGGCGAACCAGCGCCCCAATTTTCACTGGAGCAGGATTCTGGTCAAACCATCTCCGCATGGCAGCTAGGATGTCGCGCTGGTATTCAGATAGTTTTGGTGCTTTACTCATGGCTTTTTTTGCTGCTGATTTTTCTAGTCATCCAATCTCGGATCTGCCGAGGTGTGGCATAAGAGCAAAGCATTTGCGCTCCTTGGAACACACCGTAGGTTTTACCTTTGCGCTCGTTGTACGGAGGGCGATCGCTGATATCGACTAAGCTCAGCCCCAAAAAACTCAGCGATTGCTCTAAATCTTGCATTAGGCTCATGGCAACTCCGGGTAAACTTCCCAGCCTGCTGCTTCTAGATCAGCGGCAATATCCACAGGATCAGATGCTCCAAGCGCAACTTTGTTCGCAATGTCCTTGGCGCGGTGCAAGCTGGCATGAAGGACATTGGTTAGGGTATTGCCGCTCGCCGTCACAGTCCAATGCTGCAAGCCTTTGGTGTAAGTTAGTGTTCCGCTAGCGGGACGATCGCCGAACACTGCGCGATCGGCAAGGTTGTGCGGCGATTCTTTAGTGCGCAGGCTAAGCCGCTGAATTTTAACGTCTCCATAATGAAATCCGTCTTTCTCTGCCATGATCTGCATGATTCAACTCCTTGATTTAATGTCAATAGTAGAACAAGCGTACCAATCGCTAACAGCAGTTTTGCTTGTTTGATGTTGGCGATCGTGATTTGATTCAAGCTCACCGTAAACGTGAACAACTCGATCGAGTTTTACCGAGTTTTTGCTCGATATTTGCGCAGTCTTTCCCCCCAAAGTTCATTAAACCGCTGCGCACGGTGATAGTCATACAGCAGATAATGTGACGCCAGCCGCGTCGAAAGCCAGCGCTGGCAGCCGTCGTGCAGCCGCTCTACCAGCACGGTTTCTGGGCGGCCAGGGCCACCAAAGGCGATCGCCCTCCAGGTGTAAGGGTAGATTTCGTCAGGGCGTGAGAAATTTAGTGGAAAGCGGAAACGATCGTATAGCTGCACGCCATGATCAGAGCCGCAATAGGATAAATGCGTCAGCATAGGGTTGACGTTGTAAGTGGATTTTTTTACGTGCTGTTGGCGATCGTGATCTGGCTTAAGCCGCAGCGATCGCAAACTGCTGGAACTGAATCAAGTTGAACTGCGGCAGCTTGGGACTACGGCGAGCAGCGGGCGATCGATCATTCGCGGGCAGTGCATCCGCACTGACGAAGACCAAGTTGTTGCGCACCACGAGAAACGCGCAGCGCTCGATCGTCTGGCGTGACTCGCGATCGAGGAACTTACAATCGGTGTAAGGGTTGTACGCTAGGCGATAGGGCGCATAAATCGTTTCATCACGCATCCCGACCAAAATTCCTTCACCATAAGCGTGAACATTTTTGCAACGTTCACGAATCACTCGCTGACGGCTTGCCTCTGAAACGACGAAGCGCACATCTTTCAACACAGCTTCAGTGATGTGGCCGGTGACTTTCCAGCTTTTCTCAATTTTTTGCTGAATCGACATCGTGCCGTTGTTCAGGTTGCGATAAATTCGCACCTTCTGCCCGATCGCTTCTTCCCAATTGAGCTGTCGTAGTCCCATAGTTTTTTCCTAAGCAGCTTGCCAGCGTTGATCAGGCTCAAGGCCCAGCTCGCGCAGTAGCGATCGCATCAGTTGCGCCTTCACGCGATCGTTGTAGAGAAAACAGCAGTATTCTTCGCGAATCATTCGCTCTACGGCTTGAGTCAGGCGGACGGGCAGCATTGCTTTGACGTGGGCCTTAGACTCCTCTTTAGCCAGCGACTGCATGAATTCATACCATTGCCCATCGGTTTCGAGTGCCTGCTCGATATCGCAGTGGTATCGCGATTCGTATGCGCCCATCTGCTGCCAGCCGCGATCGCGCTCGGCCTGACTGAGGCGATCGAGCCGGATCATCAGGCAGCGCGTTTTGGTTGTTTTAAACGGAGCGCCGATTGGCTCCCACCAGCCGCACTCCGCAATGAGGTTGCGAAAGCGTCGCACTTTTGGAGATGAGTCTGACAGCATTATTTCTGGCACGATCGCCCCAAGCTGCCGAAACATTTTTAGAGCGTCGAACGCCTTCAAAGTGTGGTCAACGTACTGGGTTCCCTTAAATGGCGGGTTGAGGACGACAAAATCGTATTCTTTCTCAAGCGTGGTTTTAAGCCAGTCACTGCCCACTAGATGCAGGCCCAGGCCCGCGAGAATTTCGCGATTGAATGGGTCAATCTCAACGACATCGAGCTTCGCTCTGGGACTGCGTTTTTGAGCAGCTAGAGCCAATCGGCCATCTCCAGCGCTCGGCTCTAATCCTGTGATGTCTTCCTGCCAGGGCCAATCACAGAGGCCGATGAAATCCAGCAAGTCTTCAATTTCAATTTCTGGTGTTGGGTGAAACTGATGCGGATTGGTTTTGGGGAACGTTCCAGCTTGAATCAGGCTGGCGATCGCCGCAGTCGGGTCATAGCTAAACAGGTGGGCCTGCTTTGAACTGCTCCACATTCCCCGCAGAGCCACCATGACTTTCTTGCAGGCTTGATAATCCTCGTGGCTCATGGGCGGCAATTCGAGGGCATAGCTGCGATCGCCCAGTTTGCGCACTGGACTCTGGACGATCGCCTCTAACACCGCTGTAGGGAGTGGCGTTGATGAAAATGTCAGCATGTTGCTAAATGAATGAGTTGGCGCAAAAAACAAACGCCTCTGCAATGTGCAAAGGCGTTTGTCGAATTCGATTTAGGGATGAGCGATCGCTATCGCTCTTTCCGTTTCTGAGGGATTTTCCCCGCGAAGATGGCCGCGCTTTAAGTAATAATCTTTTGCCAGCCTGGAATTTTTGTCATTGTTGAGGATTGCTCACTGCATTCAATGCCCAATCAGGAGGCGTTGATTAAACCTCTACAACAATTGGAGTAACTTGCCAATGGCAAGCCAGCTCGATCGCACATGAAAGTCGATTGTGCTGGCGATCGCGCCCATCTACAGTCACGTCGATATCTTGCTTGGCAGCAATGATCACTGCCACAGGATCGGCTAAATGTTTCTTCACCCAGCCACCATAGTTGATCTCTGGCTCAAACATGCGATAGTGATACCCTTTATCCTCTCCTATCTCAATATTCCAGCCTCGATAGGTCAAACCTGTTGCAAAAACGTTCACAAATCACTCCCTAGAATCTAGATTCAGAAACTATTTATCATAAAACGGATTAACGAAGTTGCTGCGGCGTTGAACGATCGTCATCCATCTCCAGCCGCACTTCATTCTGACTCGCAAGCTGACTGAAGATGAGACGATCGCCCAAGCTAGCGGCAAGCGATCGCTATTGCTCTTTCCGTTTCAGATAAACTTGAAGTTCCGTGTCTGAAGGATTTCCCCCGCGAAGATGGCCGCGCTTCAAGTAGTAATCTACAGGTGAAATCTCCTCGCGAAACACTTCAACACTGCGCTCGTCGTTTTCGTTTTGTTCGGCGGCGTCTTCGTAATCGTCTTCATCTGGCTCTAAGCCGTCCGGCGTATGCAGCCAGAACAGGCCAATTGTGTCTGCAATGTCGTTGTAGTCTTCTTCAGCCGAGGCTACAAACAGCTCGTCAAAATCATATTGAAAGCCATCCTGCATGATTCTAATCGTGGCTTTGTAAGGCTTGCAGCCAGGTGGCAGCGGCTTGAAATCTTGAATTAGCTTGGCGATCGCGGCGAACAAGTCGGGCGGCAAGTTTTCTATCCGAGCATCGATGTTTGAATCTGGGCGCTCTTGATGCTGAACGACGATCGGTTGAGCTGCGTTGTTGGACATGATGAATCTCCTAATAAGTTGAATTTGAAAGGTTTGTCTGAGGCGCGATCGGGCTTGCTTTGTGAGAAAATTCGTTGCTGACTTTTTCTACCTCATTTGCTTCATTCAACTTCGGTGATGAGCGAGACGCACCCATTTTCGTCGGCCCCGAAATTGTTCTCGCAAAACGCAACGGCTTCTTCCCACGAATCAAAAGTGTCTACCTCTTCCCACTGCTTATCAAGGCATGGCACATCAACAACGTAAGTACCTTTACCTTTTGAGTCGCTGTGAGGTTCTGTCATCAGTTTTGCAGCGATCGCATTTTTCCATTTGCTGAGATTTAGGATCACTTCGTTGATATCTGAGAGAAGAAGATCGTCTGTCAGATCCGAATCTGAAAGCCATTCGCTCCATAGAGAGCATAGTTTGTTGATTGCTTCCCGTGCGGCACATTCTTGTAGCGCTTTGTCTGAGGCAATCCCCAATTCATCAGCGATTTGTTGAAACTGAGAAAAATCTCTTTGCATGATCGTTAGTAGGTATTGGTGTTAGGGTGGACAACAAGAAACGCCCCAGCGCAGGACTGAAACGCGATCGAGCTGCGGTCGATTTCAGAAGCGATAAGGTGAGTTTGAAACTTTGAAAAGTTTGTTCCTAGTGGCAATATCAAATTAAAAACCTTTGCCACCAATCCAGTTCTTGCCTTCTGCCGCACAGCGGTTGAATTCTGCAAGCAGCAGCGGGTCTTGCACATCAATGTGCAACGTTCCTGTTTTGTGCATCTTCAGCCGAAAGAATGTGCTGAAAAATTCTGGCTTGTAATCCTCACCCTTGTTTGCTTGGTAGCATTTATCGGATAAGGCTTCAGCGCCACTAAAAAAGCTTGGATCTGTGATGTCGGTATTGGAAATCCAGCAGAGGCAGCGATCGAAGTCCCTGAGAAAGTCTAGAACTGTGGTGTGAGCGCTAAAGTCGCTAATGAAATTATTGAAAATCACGCCGTCAGGGATAATGATGCGGTCATTAATTTTCCAAGCCTTATTTGTCACCCAGCCTTGATAGTGAACTGTATTGTTTTTGTGATAAGCCGTTGCTTGATCAAAAATGCGAACGATCGCATCTTGCATGTATCTCCCAATTTTGGACATGAACACGCCCAAGACGATGCGAATGTTGTCCTCTGAGAAGGACATGCTTGCATTTTCTAGGGCATACGTTTCAACCTTCTTCCTAAAGTCGCTGGTTGCTCGCTTTCCAACCGAGGTTTTCTCAAAGATTAAGGCCCAAAATTCTGCTTTGAGGGCAAACACCTGGCGATCGAACGGAACTCGCTGGATTAATGAGTTGTCTTCTTCTGTCGTTGTTGCCCCTTCAATTCTGCGAGGTAGGCCACGTCTGGAGAAGTCAAGCATTGTCTGACCTTTAGCCCGAAGCTTCAGACCTTCGACTGCATACTGATATTGGGCCACGATCGATTTGATCATGTCGGCTGAGGCTAGCGCATTCTCTGTAAATGCAGCATCTACTGCTGCTGCTTCATCCTCAGTGACGTTGATCCCATCAAAGTCGGGGCCGGTGTGCTTAGCTTTGGGCTTTCGCAGATAGATCATCACTACTTCAACGTCAGTAGGACGTTCTGACTGGCGGAAGCATTGGCCCAGCCGCTTAAATCGGCCATGCTGTTTAATCAGATTGCCTAGATGCTCTTGATAGGTATTGATTGTCTTCTCTGTGATTTCTTCTAAAAAGCTGATTGACAGCCAATTGAGCAAAATCACCATCTCGCCATCAGGTTCTAAGCAGTTCCACATCTTCAGAGCGTGACGCACACCCATGCTGAATGGCGGATTTGCCAGAATTAAATCAAACTGAATCGGCTCGTTGTACTGGAGGAAATCACGTTCCAGCACTTTATAACCCTTGCTTTGCAGCAAGGTCACGAGGTCATCTTGAATTTCGCAGGCAAATAGCGATCGTTTAGAAATGCCGTGCGTTTTGTTCAGGACGCTTAAAATACGTCCATCGCCTGCCGATGGGTCGCAAATGCGGCGGCGATTATGCACAGACACTTTCAGCTCCCTAATCATTTGGTGGATGATTGGGTAATTTGTTGGATATAGCTCGTATTCCCAGAACATAAATTGAAGAATTCAGTTAGAAAAATGCCTGCACTGAGTTCAGCGCAGGCACGGGGAAGAAGCGATCGGGCAGTTGCCTTAGAGGGTGTGGGAGAAATATAGCTGATCGGCTGTTTTGTCTTTATCACCTGGTCTTTTGACGATCACATTTTTGGAGATGCCAAGCATGTAGTATTGCTCGCCAGATCGAAAGCCGCCTTTATGATCTCCTTCACCTGTGATGTACTCAACCGCTCGATATTGCGGGCAGTCTGGCAAAAGCTTGCGAATGATTTCAGGATATTCCAATCGAACGTGGCAGGCGAACGGCGGCAGCACATTCAAGAAGTATTCATACAGCTCTGCATCTACTTCGATCGGCACATCTGGCATCTGGTGCATTGCCAAAACTGCTTCTCGAAAATCATGCTCAAAAGTCATTTTCTTCTCAGGGTTGATCGCAACTATCTCCCCATATTTGAAGAAGCTGGAAGCAACTTCTTTGGGCGCGTGCGCAAGTTCAATGCCCAAGTTTTCATAAAGCTTGGGGCTGATGGATTCACATTTCCAGTTGCCCCCTTCGATCGGGCACTTGGTAGGCACAAAGATAGTGTCACCAGGTTCAGGGTATTTCTCTTCTTCTTCAGTCGTGTGTTCAAAGTCGCTGAAGTGTTCTTTGGCCGCGATCGCTTTTAGCAATTCTTCAGACCCTTCCGCTGGCAGGGGTTTGATTTTGCAGAATAAGCTGTATTCGTTCAAGCTCATTGCTAAAGCATCGGTGAGATGCCAAGTGCGATTCATTAGATTCATCTGATTCATGATGCAATGCTCCTATGGTGAATTTGGCAATAAAAAATCGCCCGCAAGACAGCATGGGCGATCGAGGTTGACTGGTTGATTTCGGTTTAGCGGATATCTAAATACTTAGTCTTCCAACGCTCAAGAAAGGCTTGATTTTCCGGCTGCATCCAAAGCTGAGTAATCCGATCATGCAGTTCTGATGCCGCTGCATTGGGCCGCTGGCAGCAGGCCGTTGCCCCTTCAAGTGGTTTGAGTCCTTTGCTGTGCAGCTCACAGCGATCGCGCCCATCCAAGAATGTGCAGCTTGAGTGAAACTGCTCTGGGGCGATTTGCCCACAGAACCCTTTGACTGCGCACATTAGGAACACGGCATCGGGTTGCTGCTGATCGCCAATCCAGTTGAGCATAAGGCGATCGCCATAGCCTCGGTTGTACAGCCAGCGAGCTTCATCAGGAGTGACGGTGCAAGGGCAGGTTTTGCACATCAAAACGCCTAAGCCGCAGTTGCAGGCGATCGGGGCCGGGGCCGTTTGTTCAAGTGGTTGAGTCATTGCGCCGCAGCTCTGGATGCTGCTGATAAACTTCTTCTTTCATGCGATCGATGTCCTCTGAAGAGAATTGATTTCTCAAGACTCCGCTAGCTACAAGCCAGCGCCGTCGCATTTCTTTTAGCCGTTTAGATTGGTTGGCATCAACTTCTTGCAGCCGCTTCACTTCAGCTCGTAGCTCTTGAATTTCAAGTTTCAGAGCTTTAGCTTCTGCATTACGACGCGCATAAGCATTTCTAACAGTTAGCAAATCTGTTTCTAGCTTTTCAACTTTTGCTTTTGCTTCTGCGAACTGCTGGGACTGAGCTTCGATCGCGACTTTTAATGCTGACGGCTGATTGGCAGCTTGGTCTACGTCGATTTGTTCGCGAACAAGTTTGCTACCCCGTCTGTATGCTGCTGACCCCATGAAAAATCTCCGAAAAGTTTGGCAGCAGCAAGGCCGCTGCTGCCAGTTTATAGTCATTAGCTAATGAACAGCTTGGCTTTGGCTTCTTCCTTAAATAAGAAGCCAGGAATCGCGCCATCTCGCCTAAAGCTGGAATAGTATCCCCCTAGCTGCTTAGCGCGATTATTGAGTTCGTTGTAAAGTGAGCGTTCCACTTTTTGCGAAATTTTCACACACCACAGCTTTTCTTTTGTTTGGGTGTGCTGGGATTCGATAATTGTCAATTCCACGCCTTCTGGCAACGTCAGTGGCTTGATGTCTTTGGGCTGAACTGGGCTAGTCGATCGCTTTGATGAGCGCTGAGCCTGCTGCGGTGGATTAACCTCAAGTATGTGGTCGCCGCGCCCGATTGCTGCGGCCACCTCTGCCATTCCAGAACTAAACTGCCGCTTGAAAACTTGCCAGCCTCTATATCGATCATGGCCCAGATAATAGCCATGCCCCATCGCGTATTTTTCTCGATTTTCGATCTTGTCTTCACTGCCTTTAATGAAGTAGCCAAACGGCAGTTGAGTGACGTAGGAATGGTCAATGACTCCAGCTTTACGCTTGGCAATATGTTCAGCATCCCGCCGCTCAACTTCCTGGGCAACGGCTTCAGCTTCTTCGAGCGTGGGCCACCAGTCTTTCCCGTTGTACTCAAATAATCGGCGATTGCGTTCATCGGGATAGTCAGGGTTGGGGTTTTTGTAAATTCGGAAAATCCCCTTGTCTGTGCCTAAATGCTGTGTTTCTGGATATCGATCGGCAGCTTGCCTCATTTCAGAGAACAAATCGCGAGTGTGTTTGCTCCAGGCCAGCACCACAAATTTTTCAACTTCGCTGCCGTGATAGTCAGATAGTGTGTCTGATGTGTCGCGATGCAGTTCTGCCACGATCACAGCTTCAGCCCAGCTCGGCTTGTGCAGCTTCAGCCATTCCTCACCTTTAGCTTCTTCCTCACGGCGTTGAAGTTCTTTCGGGCTGGGGGGTGGGGGTGTGTAGGCCGGTTGCGGTTTCGGATTTTTCAACGCTGCAATCAGCTCATCTGTCCAGGTCTCTACCTGTTCATCAACGGCTTGTTCAACCGTTTGATTGTGTGGCTCATAAGTAAACGTATCGCCAGGGGCGAATGATTGCATCATGTTTTTCAAAGCGATGCTGACCAGGCGATCTTTTCTGAAAGCGGTGCTGCAACCATAGCCGCACATTCTCAGCAATTGCTTCTTTTGGAGCTGCTTGAGTTCGGCTGTGATCGCGTTTTGGCTAGCCTTAAACTCAACCCATTTGTCTTTGATTTCCTGCGGTGTGGCTTCCAGTTTGCGGATTTTGACACGGAAAGCATTCAGTTCTGCAAGCTTCATAACTTTTTCCTAGAGTGAAATTGGCAACAAAAAATCGCCCGCGAGACAGTACGGGCGATCGAACGTTAAGAGAGGTTGAATTACTCTGCGGCAGCGGCTTTTGCTGCGGCTTTGGCGGCTTTCTTTGCCTGCGCTTCTTTCACTTGAGCGGCTGTAAAATGCTGCTTGATTTTGTGATAGGGCACGGGTTCCGTCCAGGAATATTCAGTTTTGACCGTGACTGACTTCGCATTGACGCGCACCACTTCGCTCAGCCCACACCCCGAACAAACAAAATCACCGACCTTAATGGTGTCTTTGCTGTAGCGATCGCCTCCCAGCCGCACGACTTCGGCTGTCCAGTGGGCGATCGCTTCTTCTGCATTCTTGCGGCGTAGCGCCTGGTCGTGCAGGTAGGCTTCGCTTGCCACTAGCTCTACCTGTTTCATTGGCACATCCATCAGTGTCGGCCAGTCAGTCTCTCCATCCGCATTCTTCTGCTCGAAGCAGAGGTTGACAGTTTTGCGATCTTTGGAGACCTCCAGCACCTCAGCCTGCTGGTCTTTGAAGTCGGCATTATCGCCGCGATACCAGACATAGTTGAGACGCTGAACCGTAACGTTGCGCACAGCCGTATTAAATTCGGCTTTGGCCTCTTTGAGCCGGTTGCCTGCATATTCGAGCGTGTAGTCAGTTTTCATTTCGGCGCGGCTCTCTGCGCCTGCTGCACGTCTGTCAAGCGCTTTTGCTTTTTTGTCAGCCGCGACGCTTTTTGTCATGTGGTTCCACATTCGAGCCTGAGCGCGTCGCGCCCGACGTTCGGAGTGATGCCCGACTAGAATCGGCTGACCACCATAGAATTGTTCAGCAATTTGACTGGAGGCTTGACGGCGGCGGTTGCGCTCCTGTACTGCTTTGCTGCTGCGCTGGCTGAACCGTTGCGCCCTGGTCAGCGATCGATCGGCAGCATATTCCTGAATCTCTGCTACAGTCAGCGCTTCACCTTCTTCCAGCGCTGCCAGCAGTGCATCGGTTGGGTCTGACCATGCTGTGAATTTGCCGCGCCACATTTTTAAGCCCAGTTGGTCGCGCAAGATGTATTCATATTTGCGCTTGTTGACGCCATCGATTTCCCAAACGTCGCGAGGCTTTTTGCTTGCACGAGTCGGCTGGGTTTTGGTTTGGGTGATGGTCAGACCAAATTTGCGAATGGCTTCGCGCTTTTCCTCCAGCGATCGGGTTTCTTCAGTCATATCAAGCCTTCTATAGGTGTTTTGGACATGAAAAATCGCCCGCAAGACATTACGGGCGATCGAGTGAGGGTTTAGTTGTTAGCTGGGCTGGGATTAGAGTACAGGCCCAGCGCTTCAGCGGCGATCGTCAATGCCTGCGGCAATTCGGTATCTTTACCTTCGCGACCGCAGTAGAAGCTGTGAGCGCTCCAAATCATTTTTCGATACTGCGAATCATCAGCCGCAATCTCGATCGAAGTATCGCCTTCGCAGTAGCTGAAACAGGCTTTCAGTTCATCGGAGAGCCAAACGCGGCGATAGAAGCCATCTGCCCAGCTATCGACTTCATGAAAGGAGCTTTCCAGGTTAGAGATGTTGAGGAATTCGCTCAGCGTGAAGCCTCTGTAAATGGTTGTGCCGCGATCGCTGGTGTCAATCTCTTTGTTGCCAAAGCAATTGATTAGGGGATCGAGTCTTGCATTTCCAGTCGGATGCCACTCTGGGGCCGATTCCTCGGTGTAGACCACGTTGTAGCCGGTGTCTTGACTGACAATCTGCACATTGGGAAAAGTCGGCGATCCATCGGCAAAAGTCTTTGCCTGAAAATCAGCAAGAATTCCCTTCGCATATTCCAGCGTCAATGGGCCTGTATAGGTTCCGCGCAGTTTCAATCCTTGCGCTTCTAATTCGGCACGGGTTGGGTATGTCATGGTGTTACCTGAATGAATTTTAGACATGAAAAAATCGCCCGCAAGACATTACGGGCGATCGAGTGAATGAAATTACAGTGCAGAGCTACATAACAGGCAAGAACTTTGCAAGTGTCTCAAACTCTTCTTCTGTGATGGGTTCACAGGTTTGAACTTGTACAGACACTTCATCAAGGTTGAAATAAAACACATTCCCATCTCTGCGGTTGAGATGGTCGTAGTAATTTCGGGCCACAGTTGTGGCGTACCGCAAGCCTCCGCCTTCAATCAAAATGTGGAGAGTATGCCCATACTCTCCATTGCAAACTCTCAGCGTCACATGACGCTTGGTGCTTTTAGATTTGGACATATCCCCTTCCTTGCAGGCGATCGAGTGAAATTGTGAGCAGTGCTAGAGGTTAGAAAAGCTGTACAGAGCTGTCGCTTCGTCAATACCTTGCAGTCGGGCTGAGTTGATTACTCTTTCTTGAATGTATTGCCACCATTTTTCATACATTTCAAAACGCTTGAGGATGTAGGGCTGCTCTTGAATTTGATTCATCCATTTCGCCTTAAAATCATCAAGCTCTTTTGCTGATGTTTTCCAGCGAAGTTCAATGCGCTTGATTTGATTGATCGCGCCCTCGGTCGTATCGTTGATGTACATCATCACGAACGGGTAATAGAGTTCGGCCTGACGATTGTTCCAGCGATCATTCTGTCGAGGGTTTGTCATGCGATAGCAGAATCGCATGTCATTGTTGCATTTTCCTTTGGTCGCTGTTTCCACCCAGACAGCTCTCTGGCAGCGCAATAATGTTTGACCATAAGGATAGTCATCTTGAATGAAAGCGGTCTCGAATGAGGTATGACCCCCTAAAATCTTGTCCATAGAACTGCTCTCAAATTTGGCATTGCCAGCATAAAAAATCGCCCGTAATTACGGGCGATCGGCAGGCATGAAAAGCTGGTCTGCGTCAGTAGGCATCTATCTCTGTTTCATACTCCCCAGCATCTAAATAGTCGATGCGATCGCCCTCGTCGCGATACCCGCTGCTGTCCCAGTGGATATCGCAATAGCGGCCTGCATAACAGCCGCAGGAGTAACGCTCTTGTCCGTGGTCATTACAACCAGAACATTTCCAGCGGAGAAAGTATATCCAGGCGTCATTAAGTCGATCGAGCCGCTGGGGATTGGCTGGGTCGGCTAGCAGCTCAACCCCTCGCTCATACAAGCTGTGCCAATCTGACTTTTCGGAAATAGCGATCGCTCGCGTCAATTCGTCGAGCCAGCCGTCTTTACGCTGGATTGTGTTCTCGCAGGCTTCAATTAGATTTGTCATTGTTTTTCTAAGCCTTTCTAAACAATGGTTTGCAGTGTTTTGCGAGTCTTAGCTGACCGCTGTTTCGATCTGTAGAGCCGGTGACTGGCATGAGCAAATGAGTTTCATCGTTGCTGCACCTCACGACAAACGGTGAGGTGTTTCCATTGAAGGAAACAATCACTTTTTCACCTGAGCAAGCAGCGATCGCCTCTCGCAAATATCGACCTTCAACGTTGATGTGATAGCCATCGCCGTTGTTGTCCACCAAAGGATTCTTTGGGTCGTCATTGATGATTTCACAGTCTAACCGCAGGCCAGCAATCGGCTGCGATCGGCCTGTAATTGTGCATCCGCCATCGTTGTCAAACTGTGACAGCGTGACGATCGCCGATCCCTTCACAACTTCACTCGGCTCGCTGAAGGGAATCAGCTCTTTAATCGCATTGCACCATTGTTTTCTTGAGACGCCAATTTGCTTGCTGAAGTGATGCTGAATCAAGTTTTGATAGTGGGGGTGTGCGGCCTTGGCTGTCTTGATCTGAACTGTTAGCGTAGTATTGCCCTCGCCATCGGCTTTCACAAGAATTTCGCTGGGGCTATGAAGTCCAATCTGCACAGTTCGCCCTTCTTCGTCAGTTTTGTTAAGCAATAGACTGACACGCTTGAGCGAAGACACTGGAAACATGAAAGGCTCTTTAACCCAGAAATTCAACCTGAGCTGGGCTATGCGATGCCCGTTTGTTGCAGCAGCATAATTACCCTGGAAGTGAACCCCTGTAAGATTTGGTTTTGTCGGGTCATTGCTACAGGCATAGGCAACCCGATCGGCAATATTGCCAAGGTCAAAGCGGGGTATCTCTATCATCTGGTCTGGATTGGCGATCGTATAGTCTAATTTGGGGAATTTGCTGACTGGCTTGGTGCTAATGACTTTGTTGACTTCGCAAACAGCAACATTTTCATTATCAAATTCCATTTCAGCGCTGCCGCGTACCTTTGCTTCTTTGAAGAGTGCAGCCAGGTCACTGAGTCGATAGCAATCTTCTCCAGGCTGCATTACCTCTGCCTTGGTTGAGAAGTGAATGACTTCATTCTCGGTGGATGCGGTTAGAAAGACTGTATTCGTTGTGTTGGTTGCTGTTATTTTGACGTAGCGAAGAAGGTCTGAAGGCTTGGCGGCAACGCAGGCGGCGATCGCCCGCAGCTCGCGGGATATGTTTGCAATGAATTTCATGATGTTTCTGGTTTGTAGAGTAGTAAAAAACTGTCGTGGTAGGGCTACAGAACAGCGCTAATCCTCAAGAATGTAGAAAGTCGTAGCGCATTCTGTGCAATCCCAGGCTGAGCAATTGCCTTCAACTTCGTATCGCTTTCCTTCCCACTCGCCATGTTCAACAAAGGCTTCGCTGCCAAACTCTGTGTCACCTGCAATTCCTTGACATTTAGGGCAGGTGATCGTTTCTTCAGCGGCATTTGACTCAGAAGCGATGTTAGCGATCGCGACTTCTCCAGGCTCAGTGTAGCGGGCCTTTTTAGCCATTGCTTCTGCCATTGATCGCACTGCTGCTACAACGGTTTCATCTTGCTTCAAATGGTCGAGCAAGCGCCAAGCTTGATTCTTTTGCCTCAGTTCTGCCGCTAGTTGATCGATTCGAGATTGCAGATCTGTGTCATCAAGGCGCATGTCTCCATTACAAACACGCTCCAAAAAGCTGGACAGACAGAGATCGATTGCTGCCTGCTGTTCCGACTCATTCAGTTGATAGAATCGCTTCACAATAACCCCCTAGAAAATTAAAAGTTCAACGGTGTCTAGAAATTTGGCTCCTTAGCAAAAGCGATCGACTTCGCAATGAAATCGATCGCCTGTACTTTTCCGGTTCATTCAGTTTCACGCCAGGTCTAAAGGCTTTGGGAAGGTCTGTAATATCCAACTATCTTCCGCTTTGGCAGTCTCGATCGATTGGGCATCAAAGTTGACGCGGCAGCCCGTGGGATCTTCAATCCCTAGCATTGCGGGGTTGGTCTTTAGTTCCAGTTCTGCCCGCTCCCACAGCTCTTTAATATCTAAGCTGCTGGTAATCAGTTCTTCGCACCGGAGCAGCTTGAACCTTCGCCAGTCGTCGCTCAGTAAAGCGATCGCTGCCTGGGCCAGCGGCAGCTTGTTTGTGATTATGCTGTGCCCAGTCCGTTCTTGAATCGTGTAGAATTCATGCGAACTCTGCACAAGAGCAGTGTATTGTTCTGCTGTTTTAGCAACTTCGATTGAAGTATCGCCTTCAGCATAGGTAAATTCGGCCTTCAGCTCGTCTGAAAGCCAAATCCCGCGAAAATCACGGTTTGACCAGCCGCTAATTAAATAAAAGCTGCTCGGCAGCAGTTTGCGAAGGATAGACACAGCCCGATCGCTTGTACCTGCAAACAGGTGGCCGCTGTGAATTGTTGTGCCGTAGTCGGTTTTCTTTTGGTCGCGACTGCCAAACACAGCAATTAGTTCTGGCAGCGTTAGCCTGGTGCTGATTCGAGGGGGCAGATAGCCCAAATCATGATCTGAATGCAGCTTTTCCTGTTCCTTTCGCAGGCGATCGCGATGCCGCGTCAGCTCCTTGATTAATACGTCCAACTTGTTGACTGCTGCCTCTAGGTTGCTGGCTGCTGCTTGGGGCCAGTTCTCAACTCGAACCCAGTCAGCAGTGGTTATGGTTGAGATGGTGGCATTTTCTGTGGTGATTTCAACTGCTGGCCCACCAACGCCAGCATGTTCTTTCAAGAGTTCGCTGACCGTCACCCCAATTTGGTTGTTTAAGTGCTTAAATTCACAATTTTCTAGGGGCTGGGTTGCATCGTAGGTTGCATTGTGAAAAGACATTTTTTACTCCTTTACAAGAATGTGTTCGGGATATCTCTCTTCTGTGAGCCAGCCGATTTCTAGGAGATAGTCGGTCGCGATCTGCTCAGCATCTCCTGTTCCCAGCTTGCCGCCACAGGCAGAATTGACGGCAACAAACATCGGCTCGAAACCGCACTGCCAGCCGACCAACACGCTATTGTCTGTAACAACGGCGTGCTGGTCATCTTCAACTCTGCGGCCATTTAAGGCATCATCGACCACATAGCCGACGTATTCGATCGCCTGCTCAAACGGAATTGCTTTGCTCAACATGGTTTTTTAGCTGTTCCTCTACTCGATCGAAGTCTCCATTGCTCCAGTCAATCGCTATCGGCAGCTCCTACAATTTCTGCTTTTACGGCTGCGGCGATCGCCTGCTGCACTTTTTCGGCTTGCATCTTAATGCTTTGCATGTTGCCGGTCTCGTTATCTGCAAACCACCCTACGGCTGCATCGATCAGGGTGTGGAGCGTAAAGCTGACAACATCAGCTTTAACAATTGCAGCGCCAAAGTCTTCTGTGCCGTCTATTGCTGCCTGCACAGCATAGTAATTGCCTGTCCATTTTGGCAGTGCTTGAAAATCAAACCAGATGGAATCGCCCTTTTCCGTCACATCATTTGCTTCGGCGCGGATGCACCACGGCACAGCTTCAAAGCCAACAGAGATGCAGTATTTTTGCAAGTCACAATAGGCTTGGCGACTGCGCCCCAAGTTAGGATTTTGGTATTCGGCCTGCAATTTTTTGAGGCGATCGTCATCGTCTAAGTCGATGAAGTATAACCCTTTCGATCGCTGCCACAGCCGTGCCAAAAAGCGCTCAGCTTGCAGCCGAGTTTCAAACCCGTCAAACTGTTGGCCGTTAAAAGAACAGTCCCAAGATGTCAAGCTGTCAGACCGTCTAATCTGACTGTTTTCTTGAGGCATTTCAACATCAAATAAAAACTGATTGTTTGGCAGCAGTATGGCTTTTTTCTCTTCGACTGCTTTAGCTTGCCAACTCTCCAGACTGGTAGCGAGACCCTTACCGCTCAACACATAACCGTCTGCTGTGTACTCTAGCCACAGCGTATTTTTGATTTGCGGGGGAAGGTCGAGAAATCGCAGATAGGAATCTTGATGCTCTCGATCAGAGCGAGGATATTTGACTTCTACGGCACTGTAGCGAATATATTTGACTTCTACGGCACTGTGCTGGTTGTTCCAGCCCACTTTAGCGATGATTTTCATTTCGTAGTTCTCCTTCTTCTAAAGTGTTTTCACTTGATGGCTGCGAAGGGTCGCAGACGTGGAAATAGATCGGATGTGAACACACAACCCACTCCAATTCGCCAAGCTTTATTTTTAGGCTGAGATGGCAATCCCTGGCAGCTTTTTTGACTTGCTCAATTTGGGATAGATTCAACTTGTCAATCCAATAATGGATTTCTGGCGATTTCTCATCTGCCAAATCAGGCGAGTCAAGCAACCGAGACTCTAGCTTTTGCCAGTTTTCCGGCTGATCAAGCTCAATACCGATCGCTCCTAATCCTTGGCGCAGGCAGTCAGCCTGGTAGATTGACCAGCACGATAGTTGAAGTCGCAGCATCTTTTGTTTATCTGGTTTTTTGCTGTTGTGGGAATAGGAATTTAGGGGCGATCGCCAGCTAAATACCTGCTTCGACTTCGATCGAGTCATCAGGTTTTTGTGATTGCAAGGCAGGATAGGCGCTGTCGAAGTCACTCAGCGACAATCTCATGCGATCAGCGTTTGCCTTTAGCTCCGTAAGTGCATCCGCTTTCATGCTTTGGAGATAGCCACCCTTTTTGAATTGTTCTGCATCGCGATAAGAACAAGCTCCTAACGTGGTGAAGCCTTCTAGCTCACCGCAGCGAGCCGTAACCACAACCACACACCAAGCCCACAAATCGCCATCGTCTAGTCTTTTCTCAAGTCTTGTTTTAAGCGCACGATCGCGCTTAGCGTCGCCTGAGTCAAAGGAAATTGGTTCGGTTTCTGGCTCGATTGTTAGATGAAAAGTAATGCTGCTCATGCTGACTATCCTTCGAGTGTTCTAACTGTGAGTGCAGTAGGGGCGATCGATCGCCCCTACTGCAACCTAAAAGTTAATGTCGTCAAACTCCTGATCCGACCTTGGAATTAGCTCTATGTTGGGAGGTGGCGTCAGGTCGATGCGCTCTTGTGGCCGAGGCAGGATGAACGCTTTGAGTAGCCAGTCGGGAGGAGCGCAGATATCAACCTCAACATAGGAATCGGGACTCGCCCAGACCCAGTGATAATCATCTGGCCTACTTGTAATCCGCCAGATTCGGATGCCATAGATCTTGAGCTTGTAAGTTCGTTCCCATCTCGCCAGCAGCGATCGGGCATCGGCAAAAGTTAGCCGCTCAACCACTGGCTTGTGAACCAGCGGATCAAGCTTGATGTGGCGATCGGTTTGGATATCATGCAGATATCCTTGTGCGTCTAATGTGTCTCTGACGGTGTATGCGTGGTCGTAATCAAAGCTTTCCCCATCATCGTGCTGATGGGAAAAACCGCCCTTGCACCACTTCCAGAGATACACTTTTAGCGGTGAGCCGATCGCTGGATTCCATTCAGCCTGCTCTAGCAGGGGGTCTACCACTGCGTCGATCTCCGCATCTTGCTCGCGAACCATTGCGTGAAGCTTTGCCTGTTCTTCAGCTTGCTGCTCTTTGCGCAAGCGATTTTCTTCCTGCTGTTGCCGTTTCTGTTCGGCCTTGGCCTTAAGCTCATTAACCTGTTGGTTCCATTCATCGATCAGGAGCGGCAGAAATAGATTCCAGGAATAACCTTCAGCCGGTTGAAGGGTTTTCCACAAATATTCGTTTACGTTTCGCGTCGATAGCGGTTGCTTGAGGTCTGGGCACTGTATCCGCAGATCTGAGTCGTCGTAAACTAGCTTTGCGTTCCACTCTGTTCCGGCTTCGTCAATTAGTGGAAAACGGGCAACAGGTTGATAGCTGCCATGAACGAGGGTTGGCTCTGCTTGGTAGCGCACTCCAATGGCTTCGAGAATATGAGGGGCAACATCGGCTTGAAGCTTTAGCTTAAATTTCTCGATCGCCGCAGTTTTGACAGCCTCGAATTGCTCTTGAGCTTCCATCTCCTCTTGCTGCTGTTTCAGCAAATTCTGCGCCTGAATTATCTCGGCAGTGGCACGAGCAGCTTCAATCAGTTGCTCAAGACTGGGTTGCTGCTTTGGAAGCATTGCTCTAAATTGCGCTGAAGTGCATTGTCTTGACTGAACCAGTAATGCTTCAACGCGATCGATCCATTCTTCGTTTGTTAGAAGCGCTGCAAAATTCACCCACTCTTGAACGTTTTCAAGCTCATAGATGCTTAGCTGTTCCCAGTCATCACTGTTAATCTTGTCCAGAATGTTTATTAGTGACATTGCCATGATGATTAACTCCTTTGGTTTTCTTGTTGAAGAATGTTGTGACGATAAGAGTTGTAGCCGTCGTTCTCTCCTGATGCGAGATAGCAGCCTAGACGCGCTCCTGTAGGGGCTACAACAATGACTACTCGTGTTGGGGCATCATCCCCAAGAGCATCAAAGTACGCGGTGATTGAGGAGCGATCGAGCCACACTGCATAATGCGGCGTTTTGATTTTTAGGTTGCTGTACTGCCCGCTTTTGAGCGTTTCCATTTCATCCAAATCTTCGTAGCTGTACTTGCTCAGCTCAGCTACGATTTCATCAAAACTGAAAAGCGGCTGATCGAACTCTGATTCTTTCAGCTTGTCTAGCCACGTTGGGCCGTACTGGTTGCGAATGCGCTGCAATAGATAGTTGCGCGGGCCTTCTTGCCAGTGCGTCCAGAAATATTTGGCCTCTAGCCAGTCGGCAAGAAGCTGAGCTTTCCAAGTGCGAATCTCAGGGTCAGGCTTTAACTCAAGCTTGAGCCATTCAGCCCGATAGTCATACAGTGCAAGCCGCTGCTCTGGGGAAAGGTCAGTTAGTTTCGGCATAAATTTTGTGATTTTCCTGTCAAGTATAGAACGCCTGTTCTAGTTTTCAACGGAGGCGTTGTACGCCGGTAACGCGGCAACTTTTACCTGTGGCAGCAGCAAAGCTGTCATCGTTCTGCCGTCTTCAAACCGCAGCTCGATCGTTTCTGCTGTTGATGGGGGCAGATCTAAAATCGAGTAGCTGCTGTTTTCTTTGCGCCGCCAGCCTTCTGCGTCAATGACGCGATATCCCTTGGCGGCCAGGGCCAGGGCCATGCGGTAGTACGTTCCGAAACTGCCTCTTTCTCCGGGGGCCGGTTCAATTTCAGGATGCAGTTCGACCATTAGATCATGAGTCGCAGCAGCGCTGATCGTCGCATCAGGCGTTTCATCGATCGTGCCGACTAACGTATCGCACTGGTCAAAGATCCAGCCCAGCGGCTCTACCTGATACCCCAGAAAGGAAGCAATTTGTTTCTGATGTTTTTGGCTCATAGTGGTAGTTTGCTCAACTCGAAAATGTCGTAGTGACTTCTGCCAAGCTGCACAGTTTTGAGCAGTCGGCTAGTACGGGCGAACCAGCGATCGCCGCTGGCTGGTTTGTTGCGAATCCGTGGCTCAACGAAGCCTTCATTGAAAATTTCCAGCTTTAGCCTTTCTTCCGGTGGGAGGTCGTTCTTGACGAAGGCCCAGCGCCGCTCTAGCACCAGGACAAATAGCATAGGTCGCTTGGAAGCGCCTCTTTTTTGTCGCAGCATGTCGGCGACCTGGATGGCGTGCGGTGGCACAAGAGGCACGCCCAGCACCGCATGAACGCGAACAAAATGCTCGAAGTTGTACTTGGCGTACCACTCGCGAGAGTCTGAGCCGTTCCTGCGCACAAGGCCGGTGCTGTGCAGATTGTCCTGCATAAAGCGTTTTGGCTTCTTGGGCAGGTTCACAACAATTTGATCCTTTTGGTGATCGATTGTGATGGTGATGCCAGCACCATCACAAATTGCATAGTCAGCCATGAGGTTTGTGGGTTGAGAAGGCTTTACAGATTTTAGAGTTATGCTGCTTTTACTTCTTCAGGCGCGAAAAGCCACACGCTGCCGTCAATCAGAAGTTTTTTCACAAACGATTCAAACTGGTAATTGGTGTGCCAGAAGATGCGACCCACCTTGACCAAATCGCCGCGATCGTCCCGCTCAACCTCGTCGGAGAGGATTACCGCTGTTTCACCCACTAAGGCGTTGATGTCGTCGGGGTTAAGCGACTCCCAACCATTGCTGATGTGATATTCCAGCAGCTCGCCGATCGCTTCGGCCTCTGGTTTTGCCAGTAGGGATTCGATTTCTACCAGAACGTCTGGCCTGACCACAATGACCAAATCGCCATCTGCATCGATCGCCAGGGTCGTGTATGGCCCCGTGGATAAAACCTTAGTCGATCGCGTCTCCAGCATTAGACGGCAGACCACTTCAGCCGCGATTTCAAAGGTCTCTAGGCTCTCGAAGTTGCATCGTGGTTCTTCAATGCCGAATGCCGCAAAATAAGCGCTAATGTGTGGTCGATCGCTTGCGCAAACTCCGTGGCCGAGCGCACCGAGTAATGCACTGTGCGCTGCATACCTGTCAAGCTCATAGAGCTGTTCAAAAGTGAATTTTTTGCGCCATGCACTATCGAATTGCTCGGTGATTTTTTTAACCAGTTTGATCGCATCAATCATGACTGGTTCGATGTCTATTTTGAAGTCGGCTAGCATCCGAGGCATTGATTCTGTCAAGTCTTGCTGGCTGAAGTAGCGCGAGAGCGCTGAATTTTCTTCTCTGCTGAGAAGTTCAGAGTAAGCAGAGGTGCTACTCTGAAAACTTTGCTCGATTTCTGAGGATAGAGACTCGGAAATGAGCGTGATCGCAAGATCACGCTCCATGAGAGAACGTTCCATGTTGTTGTTAGTAATTAGAAGGTTTGTTGGCCCCTAGAAAAGGGCATTGTTCAGACGGCTAGGGCTTATGCGCCAAGACCCGGATATAGTAGAAGTCTCGATAAGCCAGCACGGTTGCTTTAGCTTTGGGGCCGTTCGTTCCGATATCACACACGGTCAATCGAGAGGCTGTTGTGTGAGTGACGATCGACAGTTGGTTTGTATCCTCTGCACGAAACATCTCCCCTTCGTTCAGATCTTCTATGCGTTTGAATTCGCCTTGTCTGCCAAAGTAAGGGGAGTTTCGCCGCTTCCAGATTGGATCGGTGGGCCACGGAATAACGCGCAGCTCCCACCACAGCGCGTCAATTTTCATCTCTGCTACTGAGAAGTCATACTCGCTGGCAGAGCTGCTGTAGCGCTCATACAGCATTTGCGCTCGCCGCAGACAGTCGCAAATTTCTGAAGGGGATACTGCTTGATGCCGCATTTCGATGTACAGGTTTGCAACTTCCTGCGCGGCTTTTTGCGCACCTTTGCGATCGGACATAACGCTCTCTCCCTATGGATAAACAACGTCAAACAGCTCCAAGGCGGCATCATCGACAAAATCCAGCAGTACATCCCAGTCGATCGGCTCTGCTGGCGTAATGCAGTGGATTTCAAGGATGCCTTTGGGCAAATTCCATTCCCAGCCGCGATTTTTGATTGTGGGCTGACGAGGTTTCCGATGCTGCTGGATGAACACAGCCGCTATGAGGCGCAATTGCAGGTATGAGCCAGTTTCAATCGTCAAACGTCCCATACCGTCGTACAGCACCAATTCGTAATCCAATTCGCATGTATGCGGGTATCGCTGTTCTAGTTTCTCTTTCATGAATTTTGACCATAAAAAAACCAGCAGTGGGCAAGCTGCTGGCTCTGAAATTGGAGATCGAAATGTAGCCCTCCCGCGCTTGTCCGCAGGAGATGTGAAGAAGATCAGCCTTCTACTTCTGGAAAAGTGAAAGTGACCATCCCATCATCAAGTGTGGCATCAATGCCGCGATAGTCCAGCAATCGATCGATCGTCGCGATTTTGACGATGGCGCTGATATTGATTGAGCAAGAATTGTCTTGCTCGTTATACTCCCACTGTTCGCCAGCCTGCTCGCGCAACTGTTCAAACAAGGGTTGCAGTTCGCCTTCTACTTCTACTGCGATGTCATCAGTAGACAGGCGAGAGCAAAGATCGCGCTCAAAATTCCATCTGACCCAGCTATCCCAACTGTTGTCGCGAGCTTCGGCCTCAAAGTCGCTCCACACAGATTCATCCAGGATTGAACAGTCTTCGAGCGCAACGATCGTCTCAACCATCTCTTGTGTGATGGCTTCTAAGCGAATCGCGATATCGCAATCTCCATTGTCGCAGCGTACTGTATGAACGCCAGGGCACTCATACGCTTCTAGAAAAACTTGGCGGTTTGACTGGCCTACTGCGCCAATGCCGCCTAAATTTTCGACAAAGATGAAGTAGACATCTTCAGGAAATCTGAGAATGGCATCGATCGGGTTGCTACGTCGAACGGGATCAATGTTTAGAAGCCTGAGCGATTTGCTGGTTGGATCGTAGTCATCAAATCCTGCCCACTCGTGCAGGCTGACGGATGCCAGAGCCAGCACGCTGACAATATCAACAGCGAAGCGAGCTTCGGTAGCTGTCTCAGACATTGACAGACTCCTTTCTGCGGGCCAGCACTTCATCCAGCGCTTCGATCGCGTTGGCCGCTGTCACAGGCCAGAAATGTTTTGTGATGTCGATCGCCAGCGTATTAGCGCACCACCGTTTGTAGTCTTCGGTGTGGTTCATGAATTTGTCGTCTATGAGCCGGATGAACTCAGAAACCCAAGGCGGCACATCACGACCCCCTAAACGTCCGAGCGTAATTTTGCCCAGGTAATAAAGACTATCTTGGCCGTTCATCATGATGTTGCAGTTCGGGACGAAAGGCCGACTGAATCGGCAAGAAATTGCGTTTTGCCCAACCCAAGGATCTAGATGGGGCACAACTGAATTTAGATAGTTATGAATGGGGCACTGATCGACGTGATGAGCGCTGCCAATCACTGTTTCTGGTGGAAATTGTTGCAGCCACGCTCGAAAGGCTTCAGGCTGCAAGGCTTCCCACATTTCTTGCCGCCATGCGGCGATCTGGTCATTTGACCAAAACACGGCTTCTGGATAATCTCTCAAGCTCATAGAACCTCCAAAAAATATCCCCGCTGCGGTAGTGCAGCGGGGATGAACAGTTGTTGAGTTAGAGTGCGATCGCGTGGCGGGTTAAGCAGGATTAGATTTGATCGTAGACGTAATCAAGATATGGAATTAGCTCCATATCTTCTAGGCTTTTGCTGGAGTCAAAGACTAGCCAGCATTGTTTCTCGATCGGCTGCTTAGCCATCGGATTGCCGTGGTAAAAGCGCGACTGCAACAGGCTGGAAGCATCAATAACGCTGGTGGCGGCGGCTGGCCCCACGGCATCTGGCAGCTTCGATCGCTCGCGCTCGCGCCTGTACCAGTCGATTAACTGCTGTGCCTTCAGCATCGCATCAGGCTCCCAAAGCTGATGCCCAGATTCATTGCTACTCAGCTCATATCGATCGAGCTGGGTTACATCTGGAATATTTAATCTGACACGCACATTTGCTTTGTAGCCGTCGAACCTTCGACTATCAGGCTGAAGAAAAACAGCGTTGAAGGAAAGTGATAGCCTTGTGACTTTTGTAGCCAAGTTGAGTGCTTCTGATCCAATCACGTAGTCTTCATTCCAAGCCATGTCTGACCAGGCAGGCTGTAGACGGATAAGTTGATAACGCTCTTTCGCAGCATCTTTCTTTTTTGTCACATCCGTGAGACAAAAAATTCCATCATGTGATTCAGCGTCGCTTTTCCAATAGGAAGTCTGGGGGAAAGGATCAGTTTGATAGCCAGCTTCCCCCCCAATAATGTTGACAGTGTTTAGCATAAAGCTTGTTTCGCTGCTATTTTCGATCGACTGGCATTAATCAGTGCCATCAGCTTTGACAGCCGACAGCACTGATTTTCATCGTGAATTAGCGACCGCTACCTCGATACAACGAAGGGGTCTCGGTCTGCTGTTGAGGGGGTTGAGTCTCAGCATTAGCGCTACTTGGAAGCCCGAATAGGCTAGAGAGGCCAAATGCAACTGAGACAATTAGGGTTGTTGTGGAACGCATTTTGGGGTCTCCATAAAAAAGAACCCACTGCGGAAGTGCAGTGGGTGTGTTGATTGCTCTAATGAGCAGGCGATCGAGGCCAGTCGATGTGCCAGCGGGAGTTCTCGCGTTGTCGATCGCGTTTGTTCTTCAGGGGATTACTACCTTTTGATTCAACGGGTTGAATTTTTATTGATAGTTCATTTGTACTTATGCTGACGGGCGATCGTCAACTGTAGCAGACGGCTCGATTGCGCCCAGACTGCTTTGCCGTGTACAGCGCTTGGTCAGCTTGTGCCAGCAAAATTCGCGGGTCATTGTTCACGGTCGGCTTGATCGCTGCGATCCCAATGGATACTGTTATTCCTTGCGCCTCAGCCACCATTCGCAGGCGATCGGCCAGCTTTGTCGCTCCTACAAGAGTCGTATCAGGCAAAATCACTGCAAATTCTTCTCCGCCGTAGCGAGTCAGCAGATCATTCCCGCGCATTTTGATGCAGCTCCACGCGGCTGCCAGTTGATGCAGCAGTCGATCGCCCGCAACATGCCCGTGCTGATCGTTAAAGCGCTTGAAGTGATCGATATCGATCATCAAGATCGATATCTGTGTAGCTTGGCGCTGCGCTCGCGACCATTCTGCTTCCAGCCGCACGTCAAACATGCGACGGTTGTAGATTCCGGTCAGCGCATCACGAAGCGCCATGTCTTTGAGTAGTGCATTTTCTCTGCGTAGTGCCGTGATTTCAGCCCGCAGTGTGGCGATCGTCTCGTGTATATTGTTCATGCTTGTTTTGACTTAATGGGCATCCAGCCTTCGTAGACTCGAAAGTGATCGAAGGCTGGTTTTACACAAAATTTGCGCGGCGGAAAAGCGATCCTTACCCGTGTCTCTCACTGCCGTAATTAAACCTGTCAGTTCTGGCAACGAAGCGGGTTGAAGCTGTTTTTTAAGCAAGTCGGCTGCCCTTTCTCTCTCTCTATTTGAAAAGAAATTGATAGATAATTGATAAATAATTGGGGGAAACGCCCAAACTGCCTTCTGGCAAGGGTTTGAGGTATGCCTCATTGATCAAACGATCAGCACCAATGATCGTTTGATCAATGACACTGATCGTTTGATCATCAGAGCTGATCGTTTGATCAACCGCGCTCCAGTCGGGCACACTAATCCCATGCCTAAACCCGGATACACCCAATCAGCAGAACATAAGCGCAAGCGATCCAAAGCTCTTGAAGGCGAGAACAACCCAGCCTACAAGGATGGTCGGCGATCCTATCGCCGCATTGCTGGCGCAGAGCCGAATGATGGAAGCGTTGTTCATCACATCAGCGGCGATCGCAATGAGAACGACCCAGACAACCTTGAGCGCTTGACTGATGGCAAGCGCAAGCGTGGCCGCAAAACAACACCCAAACATGAGGATTTGACCCAGCGAGCTGCCAAGCCTGACTGCGATCGCAGCGATGCCTATTGGCAGGGCTACTATGCTGCTAGATGCCGATCCCGATGATCCCGACCCAAAATGACCTGCCAGCAGAGAGTTTATCGGCGTCAACGGATTTATCCTCAGAACGAAAATCAACCCCGCTTCGACCTGGTAGCCGAAGCGGGGTTGATTGGTTTCTAGTGAAAATTTACTTGCGTAAGTCTTTCACGAACTCGATCGGTTTATTAGCCTTGATCTGATCATCGTCATAGCAAACCAGTACGCCAAATTTGTCTGCCCAGTATCGGGGAGAGGATAGGGGCGATTGTGAGGGAATACAGCGAACCCAGTGATTAAACTGCAAGCCTAGAGAAGATAGGGCAGACACGATCGGAAAGAGTAGCGATTGATCAAACTTCTGCAAGTTTTGGCGGATGTGATCCGCATTATTGGGAGATGAGAGGGAAGCTAGATCCGCGTGTAGCTGTTTTAACTCAATCCGTAGCGCTTCTAGTTTCTTGGTGAGTGCTAGATCCCTAACCGTCTTGATCTTGCCTTTCATCTCCTCAATCTCTCTATTTTTAGCCGAAATTTTTGCTTTAGTGTCGGCAATTTCTGCGGCCATTTTACCGGGCGCGATCGATCGTTTTTTTAATGCGCCTTCTAGCGCTTGACGATCGCCATCTCCAGCCAAAATATCTTTGAACACATAGAACAGCTTGCCATCTTTGTGGCGGATTGTGCCTAGCGGGATAATGCGCCCGCTATTGAGATCGATCGCTGTCACCGCGCAAATATGCTTCCCTCGATTGTTAGATGGCGACAAAACGATCTCAATAGTGCCGTGAATGTAGCGAGTATCGTAATTTAGCCTAGCCTCATTCAGTTGTTTGGCGGTTTCGTTTGTTGCTTCAGTGAAGCGAGTTTTAGACGATGCTGCAATTTTTTTGACTTCCCCGACTACTCGATTTCTTGCGATTGGCTTAACCCGTCCGATCGCAAACCTAGCGCTAGTTTCAGTGTGATAAATATCAACTTCGATCCGTACTTTGTTTGATGGCTGTTTGTTCCAAACGAGCGATCGCAAGAATTTAGAAACTAGCGGATCGCCCTGTTTGGGCAGAAGCATAGAACAAACGATCGCAGTAGTTAGGCAAATTTTGGGAGTAATACGGATCGACGTGGGCAATTGTTCCCATAACGATCCGCGTTCGGTATAGGCAAACGGATGTTTTTTAAGTAGTTTTCTGGCTGTGACTAGATCACCAATTGAGAGAGTATCTAAAAAAGTTTTCTCATAGCCTAGTGTTTCCAGCAGTGCTAGGGATTCGTGGGATACCTGAAGAGAAAGACAGCACATCAACTCGAAAAAGCTAGGCACGGTTTGCGCTTGCCAACCTGTAAAAGGATCGGCAGATGTACCTACCTTGGAATCCTGAATGATGCGACCATTCACCAATTTTTGACGCGATCGATCTAGGCCATAATGCTTAATCTGCCGATCGGTAGTGTGGTGAGGTAGCGATCGCACTTCTGCCGATTCTGCTACTTTGGCGGAATTTTGCGCACGGCAATCATAATCATCAGTTTTTTGAATTCCTGCCCTATTCCAGTCAATCTCGATCGGTTCGGTTGGCATGACTTGCACAACGCGAACAATGCGAGAGTCTAGAGATTTTTTACGATCGATCGGGGATTCGCTTAAGCCTTTCATAATGCTTAAAGTTTGGGTAAGGTTGATTTTTTGGGGAGAGGTAGCCTCTCCCCAAGCGAGAGATCTAGACTGATACTGCTACGGTTTGCACTTCCTCCGCTTTGCGCTTATTTCTAGGCTTAGATGTGGTTTGCGGTGTGGCTTCTGCCTCAGTTTGCGGTGTGGCTTCTGCCTCAGTTTGCGGTGTGGCTTCTGCCTCAGTTTGCGGTGTGGCTTCTGCCTCAGTGATAGGGATCGAAGTTTTGATCGTGACGTTGTGATCGGACATGATCGAAACGAATTCGGCAAAGAATCGAGGATCGAGGTTAGCGCGAGTGCTGACAGTTTGATAAGCCTCTAACCAATCCTCAGCCGTTGCCATGTTAAGGCTAGGTGAAGCATTGATTCCAGCAGTTGAAAAATCAATTCCTGCTACATCCATCACTTGCAGCGCTACCGCCAACAGGATCGATCCGGTTGCAGTGGACAGATTAAAATCTTGATTCGGCAAGTGATCGAACGCTTCAAGAAGTAGGACGTTAAACAACTTCTCAACTTCTACAGCGCTAATCGTTCCAACGATCGCCCATTTGATGCCAAAGTCAACATCCAACTGAATTAGAACGATCGGCTGAGGTGATTTTTCATTGTAAATTTGCCAGATTGCGCCTGATTCACCTCGATTTGTTAGGCGATAGGTTGTGAAGGATTTCGCTGTTTTGGCTACCTTGATTTCTTGGGATACCGAGCGATCTAGGTTGCTTAGTTGAATACGCATGACTTGAAGATCTCCAAAATTTAGGGTGAATTGCTACCGATTACCGATAGCAGAAGTGCAACCTATCAGAATGCACAATTGCTATCGCTAGCGGGGTAAAAGTCTTGAGAAATCGAGATCGGCTGTACAGTCGCGATCGGCTGTAAGCGTACTATCAACTTCTAACTTTGTTGGCGGTGAGTGAGTGACTTGCGCCGTGAATTCAATATTGCATACAAACTTCGGTAGTTGTCCAAAAGCGCTCAGACTTTACACAAACTTTACAAACATGAAGAGACGCCAAACAGCGAGGTTTCCTTATACCTTATTCGCGATTCGTTGTCAAGACCATTTTAGCAAATTTTTCATGAAGCCGCAACTTTGGCATACAGGTTGAAACTCTCTCATAGCAAAGAATACAGCGCTCCCGAATACTGGTTTTCTAGGGGATCAGTGGATCGCTGGATCGTTCGCCTTGTGGATCACGAATGCGTGGATCGCTGACGATTTTGCCTCAACTCGATCGAGCGATCCACGCGCTATTGTTGCAGCAATTTTTGTCAGCCAGATTGCATAGATGTCTAAAAACGAACGCCTAAAATCAGAAGAAATCAATGTAGTAGTAGTTGTTTTTTGAGCCTATCTGAATGCCTTTGCTGGGCGAAGTAACTAGGCGGATTTTGCCAGCGCTGTGCAGCTCCCACAGCCACGATCGGGCCTGGGCATCGGTGCATTGGTTCGTCAGCAAATCCTTCACGTCTTCAGCCTTCAGCCGCTGGCCGCGAAACTGCCGCAGCACTCCCATTGCTTCCTCAGCCGAAGCGAGCTGCCCTGTAACTGGCAACTCCAGCGCCCAATTTACCAGGCTAAACAAGGCTCGCTGCACTCTGCCGCGACCCTCCTCTTTCTGAAGCCGCTGCTCTATCAGTGCTGCAACAATTGGCTCAGGCCGCAGTGAATAAACTGCTTCATTCGGCTCATTCAGTGCGGCTGGTTCCGGTGGCGCTGAATTGTTCTCAATGGCGATCGCCAGCCGTCTGAGCAGGCGATTAAGGCAAGGTTGTAAATCCTCACCTTCAAAGCGATGCAGTCTGATTCTGTCCTGCTGAGTCAGCGTCGTTGACCAGGAATACTTCTGCCGTTTAGCGTTGGGCTTGCGGTATCCCGATCGCCCCTTGGATGGCCCCTTTGAGTGAGTCATGGCGAAGAACTACATTTACTTGCCGTCCGCCCACGACCAGCGAGGGCATCGATCGGGGTAGGTTGTGGCAATGGATTAATTTGATGTGATCGAGCTGTTCCAGTTCGCTGAGAAACTGCCGAGCATGACTGTCACTGCACCGCAGCCGCAGATGTAACAGTGCAGTGAGAACCGAGAAGCGCTCATCTTGAGGCAGCCAGAAGGCTGCCTCAACTGCTGACTCGATCGGCGGGCAACTGGGCAATTGTACGGCCCACTCAAATAGATAGTTCAGCACAGCTTGCTTGTTGCGTTTACCATGCTCTCGCTCCCAGCGCCTCAGCCAGTTCTCGATCAGGCGATTGCCGCACATCTCAGGCCGAAACGAATACAGCTCTGTTCGCGTCTCCAGCGCTGGTATATCGAAGCGATTTGGCGGTTTGGGCGCTTTTCGCTCGCGAATTGCAACCACCAGCCGCCGCAGCAAGCGGGAAAGCGGTTCGGTCTGCAAATCTCCTGGCAAGCGTGTTGCTTCAATTTCTTTCGCTAGCGTTGCAGGAACATAGAGAGTGTAACGAGGTCTCTGTTCTTTCTGTCGGGCGCGATTGCCACTTTGAGGCATGAAGATTGAAGTTTCTGCCACTTTTTCTACAGTCAAAATACGCTTCATGAGTGAATGAATTAAGTATTTTCTGTCAAGTTTAAGTGTAACAGCCAGCACTCAAAGGCGTTATCCGTAGCGAGTTTTGCTCTATCTTTAAGCGGATTTTTCCGCTTCAAATGCAAGACTCGAACGAACTAGAACTGTTGCACCGATGGCGTCTGACAACCAGACAGCATCTATCAACCCTAACGATAGTTGATAACAAAGTGATGACAAATCTTTTTTCAACCTGTCTGAACTTGTCGAGATTCGAGCTGAAAGATTGATTGATTTCTTCTGTGCTGATTCAGCGGTAAATAGTACAGCGACAATTTCACCTTGCAGCAGAGTAGGGGTATTTTCGTCAAGGGGCTGTGACCCCTCAATTCGTGAAATTAGTGTGTCGATCGATAGTCCTGTTGCAATTTCTGATGAAGGCGCAGGCTGCGCGGGCTGCGCGATCGTTTTTTTGGTTTGCCTGCGGCGACGGGTCGGCGTTGGCGATTCAGTTGAGGTCATGATTTTGCTCAGGGAGAATAAGTTTAGGATTCCCACGATCGGGTGTGGGGGTCTAGAGCTGTAATCAGCCTGCAATCAGAGGTGCAACACCCTTGACAGGGAATAGACAACTAAAAGGTACATTTTAGCTTCCTATAATCAGTGTTTCAGGGCAAAATACATTTATGCGGCCAGACCTTAAAAAACGGTTTTCGTTCTATATCTTGGGCAGCGATCGCCAGCCGATTCCTACCGATTTTCTGTCTGCCGCCATCTGGCACGCGGAAAATGAAGCGAGCTGCATCGTTGGAGCAGACAGGGTAAAGGGAGTTCGGGTCTGTACCGTCTTCACACCCATGAACTTGCAGTATCGACCAGGCGGTGAGGCAATTTTATTTGAAACGATGCTGTTTGCAGAAGATGAGGAGATAGAAGCGAAACTGCCAAAAGTCCAGTGGCGCTATGAAAGCTGGGATGCTGCACTGCAAGGGCATCGGACGATCGTGGCCGCGCTCCAGCAATCAGAATTAGGGAAGGATGAGCAAACATCCTCATGACCTTTACTTTTCCTTTCCACCATGACTAGCCTGAACCAAGATGAAATTCTCAAGCAGCTCAGCCTGCAACCGATCGAATTTTTTCAAGAGAAAGCACGGGTCAATCCTGAATATCCCCGGCGCTCAGGCCGCACCACTGCAATGCTCGTGGATGCGATCGCAACAGCGAGCCGTGGTTCCTCAGTGCTGCTGGTGATGCACAGCGAGGAGATGGTTTCAGTGATGGAGAACTGGCGAGACGATGCGATCGCCAAACTCAACCGACCCGATCTCAAACTCAAAATTTTGGTTGGGAAAGACACCCCTTACATTTCTCGCGGCTTCTTGGGTTTAGAGCTGCGCGATCATGTCGTTCAGGGCAGTCTCTGACGCTGGGAACACTAGGTTTAACTTCTCACTTTCACTTCTCATGACTGCTCGTGTCGCTCCTCTACCTATCCCAGCTACCCTTGTTCACTCTCCCTCTGGCGAGCTGGGCTGGGTCTCCCCGCGCCCTTCAGATGAGCGGCCTGCACTGCTTTATTTGGCACAGTTAGGGGCATCTTCGCGCCCGACCATGCTGGGCGCTCTCAATAAGATGGCAGGGCTACTCACGAGCGGGCAGCATGATGCAGTCTCCTTCGACTGGGCACAACTGCGCTATCAGCACACGGTCGCGCTGCGATCGGTGCTGATGACGCTTTATGCTCCGAAGACTGCAAATCGAATGCTCTGCGCGTTGCGCAAGACGCTGCGTGCAGCCTGGGAGCTGGGGCAGATGGAGACAGAAACTTTCCATCGCGCGGCAAACATTGCTGACATCAAAGCCGAAGAGTTTCAGTCTGGCCGTGCCCTGACTGAAGCGGAGCTGGGCAAATTGTTTGCAGTTTGCGAGGCTGAAGCCACCGCAGCGGGCGATCGCGATGCTGGAATGCTCGGCATTTTGTGCGCGGGCCTGCGGCGATCGGAAGTCGTGAATCTGATGCGCGAAGAAGTTGATCTCACCACTGGCAGCGTCAAAGTGCTAAATGGTAAAGGGCGCAAGTCGCGCATTACTTACCTGCCGACCTATGCTATCCCACCTGTACAGCGCTGGCTCGATCGCCGGGGTGATAGACCGGGGCCATTGTTCTGCCCGATTAACCGGGGAGACAATTTAATCTATTCTCCTAATCCGCTTCAGTCTCAAGCGGTGCTTGTGATGCTCAAAAAGCGGGTGCAACAAGCTGGCATTCCAGACTGTTCACCGCATGACTTTCGCCGAACTTTTATCACATACTTACTTAAGGCCGGGGTCGATATCATTCTTGTGCAGCGCCTGGTCGGGCACTCCGATCCGGCAACGACGGCAAAGTATGACCAGCGGCAGGAAGACAAGAAGCATGAGGCAGTTCAGGCTTTGAAACTTGGCATCTAAAATGAAGCGACATACAAACAAAGCATTGCAAATTACATCAACAACCATCTTTGATGCGGTTCAAGATGAAATGGTTGCCGCTGCTGCTGAACATGGCAGATTCAATAGCTCACATGAGCTTTATGCGGTATTGCTAGAGGAACTAGACGAGTTCTGGGATAGCGTCAAAGAAAATGACCCCGATCCTTTTGAACTTATTCAAGTTGCTGCCACAGCAGTCCAAGGCGCAATTCAGTTGTGCAATAGAGGAAGACAAGAAACTGACGAGCTGATAACACGGAATGACACGAAATGACACGGAATGATACGGGCCAGATTCTGAAGCTGCTGCTGCTAGATAAAGATGGCACGCTAGTTAAACCTGCGTCCGGCCAGCGATACGTGCAAGATTTTAATGATCAAGAGCTGCTGCCAGGGGTTGCAGCCGCGATCGATCGCTATGTTGCCGATGGCTGGCAGCCTGCGATTGTCTCGAACCAGGGCGGAGTTGAAGCCGGACACAAGACGCTTGAATCCACGATCGCAGAGATGCTATTTTGCCTGGAGTTTTTCAATGGCAAGGTGAGTGAAGCGTACTTCTGTCCTGACTTCTCTGGGTTACTCTGCTGGCGTGTTAGTGGAGTGCAAAACATTGCAGTTCACGAGCAATGGCCGCAGTACGAGAAATTTGCAGGCCACTATCGGAAGCCGAACGCTGGAATGCTGATGCTGGCGATCGCGCACAATCAGGCAAGCTACAACCCTATTCCACAGGTGAAAGCATTAATGGTGGGCGATCGCCCAGAAGACAATGCGGCAGCGATCGCGGCTGGTGTGCCGTTCATGACTGCTGAGCAATGGCGATTCACATAAAAAGCGGGCGCAATCAAATGACTGCACCCACTTTTTGCGTTGGAAAAGAACCGTTTCCTGTTCTTGTAGGATAAGCGATTCACGACAAAAGGGGCAACCAAAATTGGCTGCCCCTTTTGTCAGATTTAGCGCCCGAAGTGCAGATTTCATCATATCATCTGCTGGCGTGCTGGGCAGCGGCTTCGATCGCCCTCTGCAAAAACTTAGGGTGCAAGGTGCACCATTTTGGCTTAAAAGGCGCACCCTAAATTTTGGGAGGCGACCTACGCGATCGCGCTCGCCAAACTGTCCAGACCGTAACCAGCAGCGCGATCGCTACAGCCGATCGAGCCAGCCAGCTTCCCCCCGGCAGTATCAGCCAGATGCTCATCAAAAGAATAACTGCCGCATTAAACATTCGTCTTGCGATGTTTCTTGCACTGCTCAGCCAACAGCCGCCGCATGTGCAGCACGTCCAGGCTGGGTTGGACAGGCAGATGTCGGTCGATATCAAACTCTTTGGGCATCGGCGGCCCAGCATTGACCCCACCTAGTATTTCAAATGAAAAGCTTCGATAGACGCCGCTATCGGCATAGTAGAGAACACAGACAAACCCATGCTCCCGGTCAAAACTATTTAGAAACTCAGCAATCTGCGTCTCAGGAGACTGCCAGCCGTCTAACACCATGTCGAAGTCACGTTCGGGCAGATAGTAAGTTCCCCAATGGCCGTCAGGCATTCTCAGCACTAGAACAACGCCACGCTCTGAGTGGTGATTGTAATAGTAGGTGTAGGAGATCATCAATTGAAATTGATGATCTGCCAAAAACCGATGCTGATCCGCGTTTGATTCCGGTGGCTCTAGAACATCGTGGTTTTCCCTGTTCCAGAGCATGTATTTCTTGACAAATTCATCGTAGGTTTCTTGGCGAGCTTCTGACCTGGATGGCCCTACCTCAAACTCTGATTGTCGCGATCGCTGTCTTTTATAAAGTTCAACAGGTGTTTCGGCATTGTATATTGCCACGGTAAAAGGCTCATACTCACCCCCGCTGCGATCGGATGTAACTCCCCACACCAGCACAAAAGTTACTGATGTTTCTGGCACATATCGATTAATAAAGTAATCAAACAGCTTTGCAAACCCTTCGTCTTGGCGCATTGCCTGCGTCAGCTCTGAGCGCTCACCAAGATAGATTGACGGACTGTAAAAGCATTGCAGCTCAACTGTCAATGAGTTATTAATCTCAATCAGATCGAGCGCTTTATTCAGCGAGTTATCCCAGTCAAGAAGAATTAAACCTCGACCTTGAAGCAGATAGCCTTCATAGCTAAAAGCTGCGAGCGAATCCCAATTTAAGGCCAGAAACTCGCTGATTTGCTTTTTAGTTGTGTTGGGCGGTAAATTATCCCCGAAAATCGGACGATCTTTGTTAGGCCGCAAATCCACGATTCCAGACAA